TCTTATTTATTTATTTTATTTATCTTACTTAGTTAGTAGAGCGTTAGTCCTCCACCTTTTGTTTCCAACGTCTCCGACGATTTTTTTTATTTTTGCTTTTAAGCTTGATTCTTTTTGTTGATGTTAATTTATTGCACGTCAAATTAAATTGCTGCAACTAATATTTTTTTCACGGTCAACTTATTTATTGTTGATAACTTATTTAAAAGTTTAACTCATTATATTTTTATAATCAGATTATTCAAATTCTTTGGCCTGACTCTAAAAATGTTAAAACGAATATTTTTTTATTTTATTTTGTATTTTTAAATAAAATGTCTATATTTGTGCTATGTTAAAGGCTTTCAAGTACAGACTATACCCAAACAAAGAACAGCAAATTGCTTTAGATAAGCATATTGGTAGCGTTCGTTTTGTTTATAATTTAGCTTTAGAAACTAAAAAGGTGGCGTACAATAACGCTCGTGTAAATCTTTCGAGATACGATTTACAAGTTCAATTAAAAGACTTGAAAAAAGAATGTGAGTGGTTGAAAGAAGTAAATAGTCAGAGTTTACAAGTTGCATTAATGAACTTAGATGCTTCTTATTTGAGTTATTTCAGAGGATTAAAAGACGGAAGTATTGATAAGAAAAAAAATAATTATGTTAATTCTAAATTATCAAAAGGATTGCCGATAGACAACAATAAACTTCAAAACATAGGAAAGCCGAAATTCAAAAGTAAAAAAGACAGCGTTCAAAGTTTCAATTGTCCTCAGAATTTTTACATAATAGACGGTAAATTAGATATTCCTAAATTAAAAACTGGAATTAAAATAATCTTACACAGAAAATTAGTTGGAGAACAAAGAAACGTAACTATAAGCAGAACATCAACAGGGAAATATTTCGCATCCATATTAGTTGAAGACGGATTCGTGGCGCCGAAATTAAAGAAAATAAAACCTGAAACATCAGTAGGATTAGACTTAGGTATTAAAACATTTGCTGTTTGTAGCGATGGAAAAGAAATAGAGTCGCCTAAATTTTTAAGAGAATCTTTAAAAAGAATAAAAATATTACAAAAAAGACAAGCGAAAAAAAATAAAGATAGTAATAACAGTAAAAAAGCATTAAAAAAAATCGCATTAGCGCACGAAAAAGTTGCTAATCAAAGGAAAGATTTTCTACACAAAGAAAGTAATTTGATAACCAAAAATTATGATACAATTTGTTTAGAAGATTTAGCAGTTTCAAACTTAGTGAAAAATCATTCATTAGCTTTATCAATAAGCGATTCGGGATGGAGTATTTTTACTCGATTTGTAAAATATAAAGCAGATTGGGGAGGTAAAAACTATATTGAAATTGATAGATTTTTTCCTAGCAGCAAGCTTCACGCAAAATGCGGTTACATAAATAAAGACTTGGAATTAATTCAGCGAGAATGGACTTGTAAATGTGGTGAATTAGTAAACCGAGACTTAAATGCAGCAATAAATATTCGCAATTTTGCGTTAAAACAAACAGGAGTGGGACGCTCCAAAGTGCTTGTGGAGTTGCCGACAATGGTCGGGGCTATGAAACAAGAAGCACATAAGATTATTATCTAGTGTAGTTCACAATAATCCTTCAATCGATGAATGACGAATCATTAATGCCATTTGGAAAATACAAAAACATTAGACTTGCAAATATCCCTGCGAGTTACTTCTTTTATCTCGAACCTGGAATGAAAGAAAAAGCCCCTAATAAGCGCAGTTTGACTGAAAAACTTCTACTAGACTACATAAACGACAATCGAGATGTTCTAAATAAACAGGTCAATGAGTCAAGAAGCGGTAATTAGGCGTTAACTTTAATATACTTAACATCAGATTGTTAATAACTTTACAAACATTTTATTTGCAGATGTGTATATTCGTTGTATATTTGTGTAACAATTAAGTTAAACACTAGCAAAATCAAGACATTATGAGTAATTTTCAAGCATCAGAATCAGGAGTTATCAAAGCAGGTGATATAGCATCATTCAAAGGATTTTGGGATGCGGAAGTTAAGACTGCTGATAAAGGAATCATTACAGTTATAGGAAACGATGGTGTGTTTATGGACGATTCTTTTCAAAAGAAAGAAGAATTCACTATCGAAGACTTAAAGCGTATTTTCAGAAAGTTTAATGTGCTTCGTCCAGAAAATACGCACGAATCGATTATAAAATACTCAAAACTTTACGAATCAGACAGATTTCCTGTTTCTGTACATAGAATGATACTTAATGCGATAAAGCCTCACAGAAACGATTTAAAGCAGTTGCACGATAAGTTTCTTGCATTAGTTGAAAACAAAATTGGTAAAATCTATTAATTATGAAAAAGTACACTCAATTAGAAACGGAACAAAGAGAAGCTCAAGCGAGATTCGATAAAGCAATCTATTTAACTTATGTTGAATATGGAAAATACAACCAGTATAAGCGTATTAATAAGGAGTTGTTTATTGAGATGTTAAATAACAAGGTTGATAAAAAAACAACTCACGAATTTGATAAAAAAAGAATTTATAGAATAGCTGACAGTAAGGAAATTTGGATTGATAAAAATAAAAATGTTTTAGGTGAGGTTTTCACGGAAGTTTGTAGGGACAATGAAGATATTGTTTTAGAATCATTTTGGATTAACGAAGGATATTAAAAACTACTCATAATGTTTGATAGTAAGCAAGAATTAATAAAAAGGCATAAAGCTAAGCATCAAGAGGAGTTGCTTGAGATTTTCATTCTAATAGAAGAAAATACTATGCAAACAAAAGTACAGGCGCTTACTAGATACGCAAGGCTTTTTGGCATGACTGATAAAATAAAAGCGAATGAAGAAATGAAAAAAGCTTACTCTGAATTTAATACCAAATAAAAAAATATAAAATGAAATCATATTATTCTCTAATGTCAATGTTTGCACTTTCAATGATGAGTGCAGATAATTTTGGCAACACAACAAATAGGCGTTCTAATTTTATTTCTGATGAAGAATTAGAGCAAAAGAATAAGCCTAACTATAAATTCAATTTCTCTATTCCTAAAAGTACAAAGTTGTATCTGTTTGAAAGCAATGGAAACTTTGAAACTTTCACAGAGTTTGCAAGTCGTAATGAAATGCCAAATTATTGTGTGTTTCATTGTATTGCAATAAATGATAAGTCAGCATTAAATAAGTTTAATAAATGGAAATTATCAAACAGTGCAGGATGCTAACACTTGCCACTAACGTTACGAAGCCTTGCTTAGTTTGACTCTTAGCGGTTATGTAATGCCAAATTGAGCAAGGGTTGGGTTAGTAACAGTAGCCAAATTAAAATTTAAAAACAAATAACAATTAAAAATACAATTATGAAAAATTCAAGTGTAACAATAAAAGGATTAACAAGAATACAAGCAAATGCATTAGCTCTTTTGTGCGAGGATGAAGCTATCGGCAAATTGATTAATGAAAAAATGGATGAAATAAAATCCACAACAGAGGAAGGAGATGAGTTATATGATTTATGTAGTTCATTAGAGGACGAAATGGCTTCAATGGATTTTGACGACTCTGATGGTGACGTTAATCATGTTGCTGATTTTGGCGCTTAATAAACCTATATCAACACCCGAAGCATAAACATCAAAGGCTATTGGTGCTAACGGATTGCACCTAATAAATCGGCTTGCTGTTTATTAGGTGCTGTTACCTGCTGGCGGACTGAATGTTGCTATAAGACTTTAATATAAAAACAATTTAACAAATAAAAATATGACAATCAGATTAAATATTAAGAGAATCGCCTTTGTCGGCTTAGTATTAATGCTATTCAGCTTTATGTTAGCTACAATATTCAAGTTCTGTCAATTATCTCAAGTGATACAACAACCTCAGCGTGATGTTGCTATTACTATGTCAATTATTTTTATTGCTGCTGTTGGCTGCTTACTTTGTTTACTCGCAGTTGTTTTATCTTCTATCAATAGCGTTAAAGAGATTATAGATGAGCAATATCAAGAACGAATGGATGAAAATCAAACAGCACTTGCGGGAGAAATTATATCGATGGTTAAAAATCATCAAGGCAGCGGAAACGCATTATTTAAAATACTAACAGAATTTCACCTTACTAAAAAGAAAAACAATAACTAAAATAAAAAAACAAAAAGATAGTATGAAAAAGTTCAACGCAACAATTCAAAAGCACTTCGACGAGATGTGCAAAACAGGCAAACTGTTCAGAGTAAAATTAACAGGACAAGAAATTTGGGACTTGTATCTCAAATCATTCGACAACGACCCAATGTTCAGAGACCCCGAAAGCTCTACACATAACTGTAATCATTGCAAAAATTTCATTAGAAGATACGGAAACATAGTTTCTATCTCAGAAGACTTCAAAATTGTAACATTGTTTGATGTGCAAGCAGATGAAGAATTTGTTAGCGTTGCAGCCGCTTTATCTAAGGCAGTTAAATCATCTAAGGTGGCAGAAGTGTTCTTTGAAACATTTGATGAGCTTAATAAGCTTCCTTATGAGAGCTGTAATAAGAAAAACGCATTGTTTCAATTAGGTGTTGATAAAAACACTAAACGCTATACTAAAGAAGAAGCCGAGAAGTTTGGTGTTGTTAAAGCTAATCAATTGGTTGAGTTTCATCACTTGCACTTATCATTACATAAAGACTTTGTAGATACAACTGGCAATTCTGTTGAATCAATTATGGGTAAATACAGAGATGACAAAAATGTTTTCGAGCGTGCTATGGAAACAATCTCTTTAGACACTTTACACTTAGTTCGAGATTTAATCAATCAAGGTTCTTTACTAGACGGACAAACTCACCTGTATAAAGTTGAGCAAATGATTCCTTTGAAAAAAGAATACGATGAATTGAGTAAAGCGCAAAGAAGTAATTGGTGTTGGATTAAGTCTTACAAATTTCAGTTAGCTAAATTCAGAAACGAATTAATAGGCGTTTTATGTACTGAGCTTTCAGAAGGCAAAGAAATTAATGAAGCGTGTCAAGCTTGGAACAAACGAGTTGACCCTATCAATTATATGAAAACAACCGCTCCAATAACTAAAAAGCAAATCGCAGAAGCTAAAGAGTTTGTTGAGCAAAATGGCTATACTGAGTCCTTTGATAGAAGATTCGCTACCATCGAAGACATTAAAGCGTCTGAGATATTACACATCAACTCAGGAAAAGGCGGACTTGAAGAGGTTTCTATTTTTGATAGCGTGAAAGCAACATCTTCAACAAGACACAAAAGAAATGAGTTCGACGGCATTGAAGAAGTGAGCATAGAGAAATTTATGGAAACTATTCTGCCTACTTGCTCTTCTGTTGAAGTGCTTTTAAGAAGCGCACACGAAAGTAATTTAGCGTCTTTAACAACAGCTAACAATCCTGATAGCAAGAATATCTTTAAATGGAGTAACAATTACTCTTGGACGTTTAATGGCGATTTAGCCGGCAAATCTCAAATCAAAGATGCTGTAAAGTCAAGAGGTGGAAATGTAGAAGGTGTTATGCGTATTAGTTTATCTTTTCCTGACACTACTGATGATTATGATTTACACTTAATCGAGCCTAACAGAAATCAAATATCTTATAGTAATTTGAGAGTTAAGCATTCATCTTCGGGTATGTTGGATTTAGATGCTCAAGGACGAGATGGAAATCAACCTGCTGAAAAACGAGTAGAGAACATTATCTACACAGACAAAGCTAGTATGCCAAAAGGTGCTTATCAAGTATATGTAAACAACTATTCTGAAAGAGGATTACATACCGCATTTATGCTAGAAATTGAAATTGATAATGAAATTACTGTTTTGAAATTGAAACCAAAAAAATCAATCAACAAGATTAATGCTTGTAAAATTGAATTTGACGGAAACAATTTTGAATTAACGCCTTGCGAAGGAATGGAAGTTACTGATTCAAAATCTATCTCTAAAGAAATTTACGGATTAGAAACAAATCAATTTCATAAAGTAAATTTAGTTTGCTTGTCACCTAATCATTGGGGAGATAACAATGTAGGCAATAAGCATTACTTCTTTATGCTAGACAAATGTAAATCTCCTGTAAGCATTAGAAGCTTTCATAACGAGAACTTAATGCCTGAGTTAGCTGCTCACAGAAAAGTAATGGAGGTACTCGCTAGTTCAAACTCTATTACATCAACAGACAAACAACTTTCGGGACTCGGATTTAATGCGACGGTCAGAGAAGAGTTGATTGTTAGGCTAACAGGTACGCATAAAAGAACATTGAAAATTAAATTCTAAATATAAATCAAATAAAAAAACAGAAAAAATGGAAATGTACAAAGAAGCAACAAGACTTGGACTAAGAGTTCAAACAACAAGAGGTCCTTTATCAATTGAACAATTGTGGGACTTAAAATTAACTGAATTAGATGCTTTAGCAGTATCTCTTCAAGAGGCTCACGAAAAATCAAAAAGTAAATCGTTTTTGGACACTAAGACTGTTAAAGACAAAGGAATTAAATTACAATTCGATATTGTATTAGACATTCTTAATACTAAAAACGAAGAGCAAAAAGCCGCCAAAGAGTCTGCGAGAATCAAAGCGCACAACAACAGAATTGACGAGCTTATCGCTGAGAAAAAAGATAAAGTTATGGAAGCTAAATCTATCAAAGACCTTGAGAAGATGAGAATTCCAGTAGAGTCAGAAGATTAATAAACAATAGTGGGAAGGTGTTATGCTTTCCCACTTATTTAAAAAAAACACAAAATGAAAAAATCGGAAATAAAGTTCAGTCTGTCTTTACTTAAAATGAACAGAAAGTACCATAAATCAGGAATGATTAACTCTAATATTGTTGAAAAAAACAGAAAAAATTTAAGCAAAAGCACAATTAATATGTTAGAGAAAAAATTTAAAAACCACTCATCGTATTATAATGATTTATCACTTGCGATAAATGCACTTGAAAAACAACTTAAATCAAAGTAGCTATGAAGAATAAATTATTACTATTGACAATAGCATCTTTACTTACAGTTGCTTGTAATGAATCGAAAAACACAACAATACAATCTACCAACGTACAGATTAAAGGAATCGAAATAGAAACTTACATTTTTGATAGTTGCGAATATGTAGGAAGCATTATAGAAAACGCTCACAACCAAGATTGGATGACGCATAAAGGAAATTGTAGATTTTGTAAATATCGTAACAGTAAATAAAATGAACATTGTAGCCGAATTAGAACAAACAACTAAAGAATTGTACAAATTAAACGCTTATAAAGAAGGTTTGTATAAAAAAATTGAAAACAATTTAAAATCTTATTTAATAGGTAAATACAAAGGTACTGTAATTAAAAGAGATAATTTGCAATATGTTTTTTTTAATCTAAGGGTTTATGCTGAGTTTCATCATGATAATATCAGTCCTGCAAATTTAAAAGCTACTTTATATTTTACGATAATTTCAAAAATAACTTCTGTACAAAAAAAAGAATTAGATGAAGCTATACGAGATTTTGAGTCAAACAATGGAATCTGGTTAGGCGGTCGTAGAAAAATAGATTTATGTCTGAGCATTGAATACACATTTACAATACAAGAAGCAATGGAAAATAATATTGATTTACAAATTAAATAATTATGACAAAGAAACACATACTACAAATTTTCGCAATGAATATCGGTAACAATGTTATTGTGCCTGAGCTTGCAAATGCTATTGAATTAAAAGCTTTTCATTTAAGCAGGGCGGAAGAAGATAAATGCGAAATGATTCTTCCAAAGAAGCGATTGATTGACATAGAAGAGTCGCATATATTCAAGCTAATAGAGTTTATGTCGCCTAGCATTGATTGCGAAACCGACAATGTTCAAATCACGCTAAAAGAATCTAACGGAGCGTACTATAATTTCAAGCCTAAATATGGCTCTAAAATATCCGGCTATTTATCTTACAAAGATGATATGAGTTTCCAAATGTATCAGTACTTGCATTGGCTTGGCTACGCATTATCTGTAACGCTTTTGAATGAAGATTTAACTCCGGTAACATATAGCGTAAAAGAGTTGATTGAAAAAGAAATCGTAAAAATAATCTAAGCTATGAAATTCGCATATACAGAAATAAAACAAAAAGAGAGCGGTAGAATTGGAAGATATGCTTGCTTAGTGAATGAAAAACCTAAGCCTGAATATAAGTCTAAAGGCTATAATCGTTCTGAACACATGGCGCTACTTGAATGGCAAAAGAACCATATTGAAATTAAGTTCTTTGATGCTCAACAAGAAATACTAATCGAAACTCACATAAGAAGTGAAAGCATTCCTGAGCATATCGATATGGCTCTTATTGCAGGAGTAGAAACTGATTGCGTTGTTGTTATTGAAGGTAAAGCGCATTTTAAAATGCCTGTATATAAAGATTTAAACAAAGTAGAAGTGCCGTCGTTTATGCTCACATTTATCAGGGTATCAAATCAAAAACTAGAATGTGTTTGTAATGAATACGATTTTGAATTGAAAAATTACGATGAATGGCTTTCTAAAAGCACTATCATTAAATTTAGCGACGAAGATGAAGAGCATAAAGTTTTCAGATACACAATAAACGAATTTAGAAAACGTGATAACACATTATCTATGTCAACTATGCTTACTCTAGGGATTAAAACAGATTGTATATCAATCGAAAATTCGGTTGCTAAATTTAAAAAGCCTTTAAGTATTGATGAAAGAGACGCAGAAGATGTTTTGAACACTCAGATATACAATGTATTGTTTAGCTGTTTTCTTCACGGTAGAGATACAGTAGAATCATTTAAAGACTACAATGATAGAAACAATGTTGTCGAATTTATAAAAACATTAGTGCGTAAAAAATAAAATAATATGAAAAACAAAATGCTATTGCTTTCGATTTCAACTATACTTCTTTTCAGTTGTCAAGACGAAGCCCCTATTTTTAATAAATGGAATCCATTTGTTGTTCACGAAATTAAGTACTACAAAGATTCATTAGATTGCTACACGGCACTTTATGTAAAAGCTCGTGGTGTTGTACACTCTAATCTGTATGCAAAACGAGGAATGTTTAAAATCGGCGACACTATTAATGTTTCAAAAAAATAAAGTTATGAAGGTAATTATTAAATCATTTGACGGTACAGTTTTACCGTTTCTGTCTGAGTTAGATGTTCCTAGCGAAATAGATAATCCTGATACTGTGGAATTAACTTACGATTTTAGAATTAGAAAGTTTCACTTACAATTAATAAAATTGGAGTGGGAAACTTCACTTGATAAGTATTGCGTTAAAACAAAAGCTTTAAACTCTTATAGAAACAACCGTGATGGATATTTTCAATTCGAGAAGGCTTTAGAGATAGGAATTGATGTAACTAAATATGCAGATGTTGAAACTAAAATAAGTGCTGCTGGAGATATAGGTGTTCGTAGAATAGTTCACTTTAAATCTACATACAAAGAGCCTGACAAAGGAAAGCCATTTATAGAAGCTGCTGTTAAAGATTTATTGAATGAGTTACATAGAGAAGAAATAACATTTAGCAGAATGGTTGAGAAAATGAATGAAGTAGCAATTGAATGGTCGCACAAAAAATAATCAATTTAATAATACAAAAATGAAACCAAATAAAACAACAACAATCACAAACGAATTAAGATTACCTATTTTACGCTATGTACATTGGACAAGAATGCTACATAGAAAAAGGTAGAGTTACAGGCGTTAAGAAACAAATCATTCCAAAAGTATTGGACTTTAAAAAAGACAATGATAGTTTCATAGATGCTACAAGTGCAATATTTGGAAACCACCCTATTCTTTTAAAAAGCTTAGCTAGTGTCAGTCATGCTGACATTATAGAAGTTTGCAAAATTGAGTATGGCGAACAATATGGTTTATTGGATGACACTTTACTTATTGGCGATAGAATCATACAAGCAATGGAATTTGGCTTTAAATCTTTTCAGTACTTACAATCTAAAGGTTACGCTCTTCCATATTTAGATTACTCGGTAGAGCAGCTAGTGAAATTAAAAGTTTACAAACTAATTAAACAGTAGTATGAAAAAAAGCGAAATAATAAAGAAACATTTTGGAGAAGGTAAAGCTTGTGAATTACACAACATCGGACAAGCTATGCAGGAATATTCCGATTTGAATGTTAGAAATGCAATATATAAATATTTATCTCAAGGATGCCCGAATAGAAAAGGATTAACTTGGGTTGATTGGGTTGATAACTATCTTAAAAACGAAAAACAATGAAACCTATACATAAATTAAATGGCGGTGATGGCGCTACACTTTGCAATAATTGTAGTACTGTAATATCAAAAGGATTAACGGACGAATTGTTTTGTGATTCTTGTAAAAACACACCGGCTGTAAATGCAAAGATGTTGAGACATAAAGTTGTTTTATTTAAAAAAGAAGTTGTTAATGAAGGCGCAACAAAATTCTTTTGTGAAATAGATTTTAAAGGTAGCACCATCTGTACCAGTCAATGCACTAGATGTAAAAAAATAGAAACGGAATCGTAATGACAACAAAGCTAGAAAGACAGTTTGAAGAGTATAAACAAAAGACTCTCACAAAGAGAAATGAAAATGAAGCTAAATTAAAATTAGCCCATTGTGTAATTCCTGTTAGAGGAATGGGCGCAACAAAATCTAAAGATGTTTCCAGAACGCCTTACACTATTGTTGATGTTCATCCAACACTAAAATCAATAGCTGTTCAAATTGATACAGTTTCGTTTTTGGAAGGCTCATATAATCCAGAAACAGGAAAAGAGTACGCTCGATTTAAAAAGAATAAAGATGCGCCTAAAATAAAATACACTCTTCGTCAAGACGGAAGATATTATGAATATCAGACCTCTTGTAGCGATTGGAATAATTCAATATTTATCGGACAGCGTTTATTCTATGACAAAAATCAACCAACAGTACATAAATATAAAAAATAAACAATATGAAAATAAACAATATGAAAATAAACAAATGGTACGCACTCTCATTGAGAGTAATAGGCTTATTCGTAACGGCAATGATTGTGTCTTTCTCTCCTGAATTATTAAGAGATTTTTTCGCAGATGAACTTTATAAAGTAGATAGCTCAGGCTATAATTGGCATCACTCTTTAGTTGATGATGATTGGAGTTGGGGTTACAGACATTACTTATATTTCTTTATGTGTCTTGCATTATTTATAATACAAGCAGTAAGATTGTTTAAGTGGATTGAAAAATATTCTGATGAGTTTAAAGCGTAGTGAAATTATGATGAAACACACTCAAACGTACTATCTTTGGAAAGATAAAAATGGTACATTCTTTATTACAGATTATAAAGAAACAGATAAAAAAGGTCGGGTTAATATTGACGGCTATGGCTACTTAGAAGTTGAATTGGAATTAAGCAGCAAAGTCAAAACAGATTTGTTAACTCACGTTCAAGCACTAACATACAAAAGATAAAAATAATGAGACAATTAAAACTTAGAAGTAATATGGGAAACGGTAAAACTGAATACACAGAAGAAGCGAAACGAATACACGCTATGAATAAAGTAATAGCTGAGTTTGACGGCTACAGGACGTACAGTAAAACATACGGAAGAAATCACGGCATAGGCGGCGGTATGTTAGATATACCGAAAGAGTGTATAATTGAAAAACTGAAATACCATTCATCGTTTGATGCTATTGCACCAATCATTTATAGGCTAGAGTCAGTTACAGATACAAATATTATGTTTTACATAACAAAGGGCTTTTGTGGTTGCGTTCACGATTGGGTTGATACATCTACGGAAGAATTCAAGAATTTCAAAAACACTTCTATTGATTACAAATACTCTTCGTTTAATGGAGCTAGAATATTAGCAATTCATCAAGCGGTTTATGATTGCATAGTTTGGTATAACGAATTAAGACAAAGTAAAGAAAATGTCTAAATATTTTTTAATAACGGTAACAAATCAAGACGGAAAAAGCAGAACATTCGTTGAAGAAGGTAATTCTGTTTTTAGCGCATTTATGAATAAATTAAAAGCAACTAAAGAAATTGAAGGATGGAAATTTCCATACAATACAAGTAGTATTACTTTTGCTCAAGAAGCCTCTAAGGAAGATTATGGGTCTTACTCATCACACAAAAACGCTATGTAATGAGAACTAAGTACATTCGATATACTCGAATAGTAAAACACTCTATTCTTTATGTGCTAACATTCAACAAAGAACACTACTACGAAGTAACGCATTACTACTATATGAAACGATTCACAAACATTAAAAATTAAAACAATGACAAAAATTATTTTATCAAGAACGAATCCTACAACAGGCTCGCCATTCTATTTTATCAATGTATATAACAAAGACAATATAGGATTTACCCTCAGTCAATTCTCTGCAATGATTAGTGAAGCGCAATATCTATCAATGAAAGGCGTAACAGAAGAAGTATATCAAGCAGAAGGTAATTTATATGTTGTTAATCTAGCTTAAAAATAAAAATATGAAAACAGTAAAAGAATTATTTATGCCATACAATCTGGCTATGATTGCAAAACAAAACGGTTTTAAAGAGAGGTGCTTCTCTATGTATGTTACTGATAATTATGGCGGCACTCCCGAAGAGCCTAAGTTAATAAGCGTTGGCGGTCATTGGGGTAGCGGAATTGGCTCTTCAATGATTGACGTTAAAGACTTTCAATTGAAGTACGAAGAATGTCCAGCTCCATTATACGCTCAAATAGTAAATTGGTTTAGAGATAATCACGGCTTAGTACTTGATGTTTATCAAGAGTGGGATTACGCTGATAAATATACTGGCAAGTGGGAAATAGATATAAGCATACTCAATAATTACAAGCCCGATAAAGAGAAGCCTACTTATGGAGGTGTTACTAAATTCAATGAGTATAATGAAGCTTGGAATAATTTAATTGAACTTGCATTTGAAACAATATCAAAAAAATAATATCAATGAAAAATATAAAACAATTATTCTTGCCGTACGAATTGTCTGCTATTGCAAAAGAAAAAGGATTTAATGAACCTGATATGTTCTTTTGGAGCATTGGCGCAGAAGATTTTAAACAAGTGTTATGGTCTAATCAATATTCAAGAGGTAACTCGATAGACGCTCCACTTTATCAACAAATATTAGATTGGTTTAGAGAAAAACACAGAATAGATATTGATATAAGTTGCGATTACGAAAGGGAAACTTGGTGGTTTGGATTTAGAAAAAAAGGATGCGCTTACAATAAAGATTATTCTATGAAGTTCAAATCTTACTACGAAGCACTTGATAAAGCAATAGAAGAATCTTTTAAACTAATTTAATAAAAAATTATTATGAAGCATTTATTTTTACCCGAAAATTTACAAAAGATTGCATTTGAAAAAGGCTTCAAAGAGCCTATATTGAAAAGCAATACAACATTTCATTACCCTAATACGAATTATGTTTTTTCTGACGGCGGTATTTTGTATCAACAGATTGTCGATTGGTTCAGAAACCAAAAAATACTAATTGAAATATTTCCAATAGATGATTGGAACTCTTGGTCATATAAAATAAGCGCAGAAGATGCTATGGCTCCTTTCTTCGTAGCTGTTCAATATGACGTTGAGTTTGATGATTATATTAAAGCAATGAATGAAGCAATTAGTGAAGCGTTTGAATTAATAAAATAAAAAATAAAATTATGGCAACAAAAATTACAGGTAAAAAGAGATTGCGTGAAATTCAAAATGAATACACTAAAGGATTCACAAATAATTACAGCGTAGGTCTAATTAAAATGGCTATCGCTCACGGCTTTGATGAGCAAAATAAAGAAATAAATAAACTCATTAAACAGCAAAGGGAGGAAATCAATGTTTTAAAAGCTAGAATATCTAATTTAAAGACTGAAAACTTGAAATTGATAGTCTTACTCAAAAAAGTTTCAAAGTGCGCTAAAAAGAGCAATGTAATAGCGGAATTAAATGAAATTCTGTTAAATGAGACTGATTTAGTTCTAAAAGGCAGTAAAAAAGCTTATTTGAAGAAATAAACAATGCTTTGTTAGCAATTATTTTCAATAAAAGTTTGCAGATTCAAAAAGATGTTATATATTTGTGTAACATTTAAGTTAAGCACCATTTTTAAAAAAAGACAGTATGATGAAGACAGCTCAAGACAAGAATAGCGATATAGTTCTATTCAGAGATTTAAAAACAATCCCATTATTATTTGTTGAAAACGACCTTTGTTTATCAGAGAGAGATAAAGCAGACATTGAATGTTTTTTAACTGGTATGCAGAAAGGCTTCGAGAAACTTGAAAACTTCAATATCAAATATGTGTTTGACGCATTCGGCAACAGAGACACATTCAAAGAACTTGAGAAAGCTGAAAATATTATGTTGTACACATACTTTACAGGCGATTCATATTCTATGCTGAAAAACTTTATAGCGATGTGTAAAGTAAATAACTTAAAGAACAAAAGAATATTTGATGTAGTCGATAGAAGCGTTTTAGGTAACACTTTAGATTCCGTTAAAGAAGATATTGAACTTTTAGATAAAGAGCATAACATTAGCTTATATACTTTGCCTAGAGGTATGTTTGATTGTTTTACTAAAATAAACTCTGAATTTTAAAAATGAAAACAAATTACACCGTAGAGCAAATAATAGATATTTGCAAACAACTATTCCCTAGATACATTGATTGCGCTTTTAAATTGACGAAGCCTGAATCAACAGAATGGTTACCTTTAACTATACTGAGACTTCAACACATGAACGAATTTTATTTATGGACTCAGCATCCGCTTCAACTTAAATCATTGACATCTATTACTGAGGAAGATTGTAAAAAGATTGCAAAACTTATTGTTATACCTCACATAACCGGTCAATCAAAAAAACTAAGTATTCAGTTTTATATAGAAGATAGGGCTAGAAAATCTTTCTCCGAATCGGTTCTTATGTTTCAGTATTTACAATCAAAGGGCTATGCACTACCTCAGCTAGTATTTTTAGACGATGAAGCGAAAGTTTTGACGGTAGATGAACAGATTGAATTAGGAATTATAGAAATAATAAAATAATATGGAGAAGTTCTCAAAATTTATAATCGAAGGCGAAAACCTTATTATAATGAAAGTAACATTTCATAAAGAAATTGTAACTGATGCAACTAAAGTTAAAGGCGGCGGTTGGTTTAAATACTTACAGCATACAGATATGTTTGTTTTTAGCGGCGATAGCCACGATTTCGGTCCAGCTAAATTTGAAGACATACAACAATGCGTTAAAAACGGAAAAGTGTTTTCAGATAACAGACTTTACAGAAACATATCGCACAAACATAATTTCGGTTATGATACAGGCAGCGAAATAATTGAACTCAAAGCAGACGAATCTAACCTTAACGAAGAAATATAATGAAATCAATATCAGAAAAAGTAAGAGCCTGTATATACAATCAATACAAGTTAGGCGCAGCTCCAGACATTCAAACAGATGTAAATCCAATTACTTTGGCATCTACTTGGTACTATTCTAAAAAAATAAAAGCAACTCGCTTAATTGATTTATCAGATGTTGATATTTTAAGACTTGCCGACATAGATGACTTGCTTACAAAAGAATCTAAAATAATTCGAGACGGAAATGTTATTAGTGTTCAATCTTACATAGACGATGAGCTTTACGAACTATGCGTTGACTGTAAAGATTGTTTTATCTTTCTTAAAAAAGAAGGCAAGTGCATTCCTTTTATGACGGCTCTATCTATGTATCAATACTTACAAGCTAGGCAATACGCACTTCCTTATTTAGGATATACAGTAGAAGATTTAATTGAATTAAATGTTTTTAAAATAGTTGAAAATGAAAAATAAAAATATAATTTTTACGCCAGCGATTATACTTATCATTGGAATACCTTTAGCTATATGGATAGGCTCAAGTTTAGGCAACGGATTAGCGGAAGCTGACAGAAAGGGAATGGAATCAATTATTAAATCTCAAGAAGCTCAACATAGTCATTTAGGCGAAGTTGTTGTGATAGATGGAGACTCTGCTACTGTTGTTGACATAAATTTTTGGTGTAAGTATGTACTAAGTAATGGTAAGGAACTAAACGGAAGTTACTTCGATAAAAAATAAAATTATGGCGGTATATCAATTTATATTTAAAGCTGAGGCTCAATTTTCAACTGCGATTGAGCTAAATGATAATCAGTACGAGAAAATAAAGAAACTAATTGGAGATAAAAATATGTTACTAAACGGAAACAAAAAAGATGCTTCATTAATAAAATTTTTTATGGCTGGCACAGAATATGACATATTTATTCCTACTGATATTGAAGAGATAGAAACACACAAATTAAAACCTTTATAAAAATGAAAAAGATGCAATTCGATACATCTCACTACGGAGAGTATAAACAAAACGCAGAGAACTTCGGTTACAATGCAATTGTAATAACTGGTCCAATTATGGGCAAAAAAGATGTTGAATTCGGTAGAGTTGTTCAAGTCAGAAAAAAATCAGGCGCTTACGGAAGCGATACAGTATTATTAAGAAGGGCAGATAGTAGCTTGCATTCTTATCACAATATGGGTTTCTTTTCAGTATCTAAAGACTACTTGCCTTTATATGAAGAAGCGATGAAAGAATGTGATGATAAGAAGTTAGACACAGGAGATAATACTTATAATATAATGGGCAATAATGCTGTTAAAGGCTTCGTAGTAGAAGGCTTAGATGACACTAACGGAAAAGTACACTCATTCGCAGTTACTACTACAAAAGAAAAAGACGGTACAATTAAAAAAACAATTACAGCATAATGACAACAAAAGAATTAATGGTAGGTAATTTAGTTAGACTAAACAACCCGATGCACCGTAAAGATGATAACGGAAAAATATTATCAGTATTACAAATACAAGACGAAGCAATTAGTTGTTTTCCTATAATTGATTTGCCGTGTGCGTTTTGTTTTGGGCAGTTAATTAAATACATAGAGCCAATTCAATTGACACACGAAATTATTAAAGCGTTAGGATTTACTATTGAACAAAAGCAAGTATCTCTAAATGTTGGTGGAGAGCTATTTGAATATGCTATTAACGATACTCTTGTTATTTGGTACAATAAGTCAAAAGGCTTTACGCTAGATTCAGTAGTTAGAGCGAAAGATAATCCAAGAGGAGAATCTGTTTATTACAATTCTGTTCACGAAATACAAAATTTGTTTTTTGCTTTGAAAAAAAGAGAATTAGAAATTGATGTTAAAAAAATATTAGAAGCTACAAAATGAAAAATGTAATTCTACAGGACGGACGATACTATAAAGAATTTGATGTAGTATTAGTAGCAAGTAAGGAAATAGGTAAAGCTGGCGATTTAGTTTATAACGAACGAAACAAAGATTTGTTTATTGCTAGAATAGATTGTGGTCAAATATATAAACACAATTTATTTTTTCTATCTGATGAAAAGATACAAGAAGGAGATTGGTATTTAGATGATTTGCTTGACTTTAGAAGAGCTGTAACATCTGATGAAGATTATTGGAGCGCAAGACCTAAATACAAAAAGATAGTTGCAACAACAATCGATTTAATTTATCCAATTGCAAACAAGAACCAACAACCTAAATTCTTACCAAAGCCTAATGCTGAATTTATTGATTTTTACATTGGACGTAAATTACATTTAAACGATAGCTATGAAACTTTAATTGAGCTGCGCAAAGACTTCTATGGACACTTTGACGAAGGTGGCGAAGATTGGAGATACAATGTAAAAATATGTTTAGATGGAACAATGAATACTAAAGCAGTTGATTCTATTTCTATTGAATATTGGAATGAGCTTTTTGATATTTTTTACATTGAGAATGATGCACATATTCAAAAGTGGTCATCTGAAAACAGACTTCTTTTAGAGTTCAAGAAGTGGACTAAAAAACAAACTAAATTCAAAATAATAAAAAAGTAAAAATGAAAAATATAACGCAAGAAATAAAATTAAAAATATTACACAATTACTCAGGCTGTAATTGCTTAACTAAAATTTCATCGTTTGATGTAAAACAATTAATTTACATAGACGGCGATACTTTGTCAGAAAAAGGGAGAGCATATTTTACTGAACCGGAAATATTGGTTTCGAGTCTTAAAAATATTTTAAAAGCGCACGTTTGCGAATTAGCTAAAATATTAAATGACAAAACGGCCTCTTACACTTGCGAACTATACAGTATGAATGATACTGATTCGGTTTTTAAAATTACATACTCAGAATCTCCTTTAGAGAATATGTGGATTCAATTTTATTATAACGAGGGTTCTTTTTCTTTATTAAGAGGTGGAAACAATGCAATGGATGCAACTGAGATAGGCACGATGAGTCACCATATTCTTGAAGCGTATCAATATTTGCAATCTAAAGGCTACGCATTACCATACTCTGATTTCAGCGTGAATGATTTAGTTAATTTAGGAGTTTATCAATTATCTGTTTAAAAAAATACAATGGCAAAGAAACAAAATACTAAATATGATAAGCCTTACTTTCAGCCTATCAACAATGAACAGTCTGTGTTTATGCACCAAATAGACAAAACAAAAGCGAAGAGTGTTTGCAGGAATTCAGCTAACAAGAAAAAGAAAAAGCGATGAAACACTTTGAGCAACAAGAGCGAAAACTTAGATTCTCATTAAAGGGAAGAGCTGCTAAACATCACTCAGGAAAAACAATAAAGAAGCTTCGCAACAAATCGTTTAGAATGAAATTAAAGAATGATTTAAACGCATCTAAATCAGATTTAAAAAGAGATGTTGGTTACGAATACTAAAATTAAATAAAATGAATGACATTTATGTATATAAATACAAAAGTACAGGAAGACAATTTACATCTACTGCCAATCCTCTTGTTATGCAAGTGCATCTTTATTTTATTGTGGCTAAAAGACTAAAAAATAAATCTGAAATAGAATATCCAATTTTGATAGGTGTTTGCAAACTAAAAGAAATAAAAAAAACAAAATGATTGATATAGATAAAATCAGACAAATATTAAACTCAGATGCCAACAATGAAGCGATGGAGTTTCAAATATTAGCAGTAATAGCGAAAGACAAAGATGCCATTCCTAGTGTTATGAAAATGCTAGCAGAAGAGCGAGATGTAAAACGTAAATTAATTTCTGATATGAATACTAAACTGTCTCTTGCTCACACATACATTGATGAGCGAATCGAATTAAAAGAAGAGCAGAAAAAAAGATTCAATAAAGGATTTGTTATGGAGCAAATTGCAATTTTCTATAAGACTTATGCTAACTACATTGAACACGCATTTAATTACAGATTTTAATGAAAAAAAGACTTTATGTATCAAACGAGCCTAAATACATTGAAGTTCTTGGAATAGAGCGAAACTACTTCATCAGAAAGTGTGATGACAAAACGCAGTTCTATACAGGTAGAAGTGATTTTAAATTTTGCACATTAAATATGGCTCAAATATACACATTGAAAGACGCTAACGAAATAATTCGTAGCTTGAAAATAAATTGCGAAGCGGTAAAACTAGAAAACATTTAACACTATGATAGATACTCTTTCTACACAAATAACTATACGAAGAATTAAAAAATGGTGTGAGGATAATCCTAATGACGCAAAAAGATTAGCGGCAATTAATTGTGATACTGAAATAAGAAATTTTACCGTATTTCAAATTGGCGACCCTTTAGGTAGAATAACTGTTATTAATAATGGAGCTATGTTGCCTCACTTTGCTATTTCTATAATGTATATTATGAAAGGCTCAATAGGATTTGAAATAACCGAAGATACATATAACGAACTAAAAAAGATATATTTAAAAAAAGATAAAATGGATAAATTTGAAACAGAAGGACTTGTTTGGGAAATTGATGCTAAGCGAAAAACTATTTCGCCTTCTAACCCATACGGCAATAAAAAACTAAACGAATCAGAAATTTTAAAATCGCTTGAGTTTGAAGAAAATAAACAACGCTTTAAAATCATTGCTAGCGAGTGCAAGAGCGGCGTTATTTTAAATTCTGAACACTTAGCTTATACAGACAAGGATATGCGACCATTTCGCTTAAATGACAATAATGAAGCTACTGTTCTTTTAAAGAAGTAATTGAAAATGGATAAATATATCAAAGAGGAAGTTAGAATGGCTGTAATGTATCAGTATCACGGTCAAAATATTCTCAGAAAATGGGGCGAAGATAATGTAATTCAATTGTGGAGAGACTTTAATCCTGCAATCTTTTATCTCGAAGCTAAATCGATTAAAAACATATCAGAGCAGCATTTAAACGAACTTTCTGAAATACTTGTCGTTCTGTCTCCCGAAGCATTCATCGAACACTTGATAAATGACTACACTTATGCGTGTAGACCGAACAGAACAATTCAAGCTTACCAGTTCTTAATTCAAGCGGGTTACGCTATGCCTTTTGCTGATTACACAATAGAAAGATTAGTAAACGCAGGTGTTTATAAGATAGCTAACACCTAACTGTTAATAACTAATATCGAAATAAATTTGCAGGAATGAAATAATGTTGTACATTTGTGTAACATTTAAGTTAAACACTATTAAAATCAAGACAATGCAAGCTGACATTTTTAAAATAATCGCAGAAAATAAGCTAAGTGAATCAAAGCTTCCAGTTATAGTTAAAGAAACATACAAAGAGATATTTGTAGAGATGCACGATGAAGTCTGTATTTTATTTATTGCGAAAAACGAAAACGGTGATTATATTTTAGGCTCACTTATCAACGAATATGATGAGATTAAAAGTTATGCATATTTCCATACAGTTACTTCTCTCGAATACTTACAATTATTTTTGAATAGGAAAATGTCTCTTATTGAAGTTATGAAAGAGTCTTTGGGTATTTGGGTTCACTTGAAAAATTGGACAAATAATCACGAATCAATTTATTGTATTCCGTTATCAAATATTCCAGGAGACTTTCTTCCTTTGAAAGACTCTTACTATCCTGAGTTTTTAGAAAACATTACACTTTAATATTCATCAATGAAATTAACACATTGGATAATTATGCGAATGAATTTGTTAACGGATGAAACGATACTGTATAAAACAAAGTTAACCAAACCTCAAGCAAATAGAATTTTAAAAGCATTAGCTGCTAAAAATAAAACAGTAGTTACAGAAGAAATAGGTGTTAATACTCAAAAATACTACTATGGATTAGGTAAATCAAACGTAATGCTCGATAGAATCATCAGAAAAAATAACAAAAAAACAAAATAAGTTATGACATTAGAATTAAACAAAACTTATCTGACTAAAGCAGGTCACATAGTTAAAATTGAGAATGTTGATTATAACAAGTTAAGTCCTTTCTCAGGAACTATCAAAAACGGAAACGATGTAGTGCGTGTAGCTTCTTTTAAAGAGAACGGCAACTACTCTTATGACGGAAGAGCAACAACATTTGATATTGTTAAAGAAGTAAATTAAACTATGGAGGCAGAGCAAGGTTTAGCAGATGCGCTAAAAGAAATACTTGAAAGCAATCAAGAGCGAGTTTCAAAATTCATTAATGAAGAGAATCAGCTTTTACTTAGAATTGATTTCTACGAGTCGCATAATTTGCAAGAAGAAAAAAGAATTGCTTTAATAAAGTACGAAGCATTATCTAAGGTGCTTTACAGATACAAAACAATGGTTGCTGACACTCAGGTATTACTTGATAAATGGAACTCTTAAAACATACGAAAATGACAAATACTAAAAAATTAACTACTGAAAAGTACAAAGGCGTTACAATTACAGAAGAATGGATTCCGAGTGGGGAATATACAATGTTTACATCTGATTTATCAGCGCACTCCGACCCTACTGTTAGAAAGTGTAATTGTTTTGGTGCTGATTTAAAAATGATTAAACAGATGATTGACGAGAGATTAATCGAACTAAAATTAACCGAATACACTAAATAAAATGGAAGAAAAAAACTCAATCGATGCCGTTAAAGGCATTCATAAAACAGTTAAAAGTTTGAACAGAATGATGATGTTTTTACTATTCGTTATCAAAGTTTTAAAATACGGAACTATTTGTATTGGCTCACTATTCGTAATAGGTTGGATTATGTTGCTTGTTGCGTTTATTTGGACAATAAACTATCACTACCTTAAATTGTTCTTCACCATACCAATTGTAGGAGTAATAATCTTAATTATCTGTTACGCACTAATTGAATCAATAAAAATTTCACAAAAAGCAAAACAAAATGACACACACGCCAAATAAATACAAGCATAAGCCTTGGGGTTCTATTTTAGGTAGAGCAGAGTATGAAATTATCGCATTAAACATAATGGTTATTTTAGACCGTACAGGTAATACTTTCAGAAAACTTGAATGGGATGAATATAAAGCTGAAAGATTGAGAGATGGCAATTTTTCTGATGGCGAGAAAAAATACTTCGATGAAGTTCAATATTTATCAGAAGGTAAAGTAGAAGACTTGCAAAACTTCTCTAAAGATTGGGATTTTTCAACTAAAAAATAATGAAAACAACGCACTCAATTATTAATACAATCACTCTTGATAGCTCAAAGCACTCAACTGATGTTGAGTATTGGAATAGTGTTGCGAATGGCGCTAAGGTTGAGCCGTTAAACAAACCTTGCAAACGTTGCGCAATAACAACAGATTTTTATCAAGAGATGGCGGATAATTTAAGTACTCAACCAACAGACATACAAAACAAAGTAATGGATAGTTGGGATTGTCATAACTCATTAGGCCGACGTGGCTGCGCAGGAATTAGAAACTTTATAAAAGAAAAACAATGTCAACATCAACAGTAAAAGGAGAATTACACGGATTATGTTATCGCACATCTTGTAAAAATGATAATGCTATATACTTTAACCATAGCGCCAGACAACACTATTGTTTAGAGTGCGCTGAGTTTATCAATAGCGAAAACTTCAAAGATTCTATTCGATTGTACGGACACGTTTTATGCACGCTAGCGCCGTCGGTAGCAAATGAAAATCTGATTAGAAAAATAATTGTAGAAACTGTTTCGCAAGTAGAAGAGAAATCCGAATCTACTGTTATGCCAACAATAACTGAAACAATGTTGAAAAATTGTATGGTCAAATACGCTAAAAAAAAGTGTCAAGAACAAAGAGAAATTTGTAGTAATATAGAAAGTATAAGCTTTAGATGTGAGACGCTAGAAGATATTGCAGAGCATAGAGAAGATGTGAAAAACGCAGACGAGCCAATATTTAATTAAGATGAGAAATAGAGATTTAAAGCTGCTTATAATTGGCTCCGTTGGCATAGGTATTTCAACTGCTATTTGCGCTCAACGGGCATTAAAAGAAACTGGTTGCGAGATAATCGTTATAGATGATTTGAATTTTGACAAAGACTTTCAAGCAGAACGATTCAAACTAACAGATTTACCAAAGATTGATTTTAAAAGTCCTTTAGGTAAATACAAACAGCAAGAATTGCAGAATCAGTTTACATCTCCAATAGATGCAATAAAACCAAAAGGAAAAAGAAATAATATTAAAAACCATAAAAAATAATATGCCGCCATTAAAAACATACATATTTATTTGTGAAACAGACCGAATAGAAATTACAATTAAAGCATACAATGAAAATTCGGCTAATAAGATGTTAAACTATACAGTTAAAGATTCAAGTCTATTCAAAATAAAAACAACATGAAAACAATAATAGCAGAGGATAAAGCAAAGTTTTATAATCAATATCAATTCACTCATTCTTGTTTTGAAGGAATTAGCAATTCAATTTGGCACATCAACCATTCATTAGCTCTTGGTTATTATGTTGTAAACGGCGATTTTGGGAAAATTTATATGAATGAAGCTTCGCCATTATTACTAAAATCTTTATCAAACGTAACAGATGCAGAAATAATTGAACTGTTTAATATGATGTTCAACAAAGACCATTCAGATAAGTCAGATTCGTTTAAAATCGGAATAGGCAAGTCTTGGGTAGATTCATACAACAGAAATGCAGAGATGTTTGTCCCTTTCAACTACATTAAAGGCTACCAATATTTACAATCGAAAGGCTATGCACTTCGCTATATGGACTATTCAGTTGACGATTTAGTAGAAAACAAAACAATTAAACTAATTAACCCTTAATAAAATGATTTACATTCAATCTAACAGAGAGAAATCACGTCCGCATCACTTTGATTGCGCAAGTGCATTGTATGGCGCCATAGACAGCGCAATTGATTACAGATTAGTTTCACTTGAAGATGTTCAAGCAGGAAAGTATGATGTTCTAATTAAACAAAACCTTTTTGTAGGCTCAGTAGAGTTTATGCGAGAAGTTTTTAATCGAATTGGAATTAATGAAATTTCATTACCTGAGAATTCAGACAGACCGTCTAAAATAATTTCGTTATTCGATGCTCATAAAATAGTTTCAGAAGGTAAGAAAATATTCATCAAGCCTGTTCAGATGAAATTGTTTACAGGATTAGTTTTAGACGGAACAACTTACACTTGCTTGAGAGATTTGCCTGGCGACACTCAAGTTATGTGCTATGAGCCATTTGAAGGAAAAATATTGAGTGAATGGAGAATTTATGTTGACAAAGGAAAAATTGTTGATTCAAAAAACTACTCAGGTGATTTTAAAGTTCAACCTCGTTATGATGACATTGAAGCTACTCTTTATGATAATGTTGTAAAGAAACAATTTCCTGATACATACGTTGCTGATTTCGGTGTATTAGAAATAATTAAGTCAAGCGGTATGTATCACGAAACAGTTGTTGTAGAGTATAACGATATGTATTCTATTGGTAACTACGGATTACCGAATGATGTATATTTAAAATTACTTTCAAAAAGATACTTTGAAATTATGCGTAATTACCGAAATTTAGAAAAATAAAAAGATGAAGGCTTTAATTAAAACAATAAATGGAATGTTTAGGGTGTGTACTGATAATATCAAAACAGACGCTAAAGACATTGAGCAAGAGAAAATTGATAACGCTTACAATTTAGCGTTGGCTAATGTTTTAAACGTATTAAAACCTGAAAATAATTGTGAACACAATTGGTATAATGTACCAAATTATGATACTAAAAAAGGAAATTGGGCTGTTTGTGATAAGTGTAAATGTTGGAAAAAATTAGATTCTGAGCCGCTTATTGAAAGCGAAATTAAATTGAGTACGGATGAGGAAGAAATCATTTACTCACTTATTAAAAAGCATATTAACAACTATTACAAAGATGACCAATTTTTTGAATCAGTAAAAGGACAATTGACTTATGTAGCAAAAGCTATGCAAGAATTCACTCAATTAAAAGATGCTGAAATAGCAAAGTTAAAAGAGATGCTGCCTAAAGTATGTAATCACGAATTCGTTTCATCGGCCGCATATAAAGGCGCTAAATATTGCGGTAAATGTGGCGCTTACAAATAAAATTCATATATTTGTATCGCACAACAATTAAAACTAAAAATGATTTTCAAAAAAAATATTTAAAAAAACGCCTTCAAACAATTGGTAACTCTTGTCATTTTTGGCTTTTGTTGTGCAAAACCGATTGCAAGAAGGCTGTTTTTAATAAATGCTAAAATCGTACAAATACAGGATATACCCAACAGATGAACAGAAGCAAAAATTAGCTTCTTACTTCGGCTGTTGCCGATTTGTGTATAACATTGGACTTGAAACGAAAATTGCGGCTTGGAATTCAGCCAAAGTTAATTATAACTCATTTGATTTATCAAAACAATTAACTGAACTTAAAAACACGGATGCGAAATGGCTATGCGAATGCCCCGCACAATCATTACAACAATCTCTTCGGAATTTAGATAAAGCTTACTGTAATTTCTTTACTTGTAAAGGGTTTCCTAAATTTAAAAACAAACACTCAAAACAGTCAGTTCAGTTCGCTCAATATGTTAAAGTGAATTTACAGGATTCAACCGTGTTTTTACCGAAATTAAAAGGCGTTTCTGCGAATTTTCATCGTAAATTTAAAGGCGAAATAAAAACAGTTACAGTTTCAAAAACTACTACTGATAAATATTTTGTGAGCATTTTAGTTGATAATAAAATCGAGCTTCCGAAGAAAAAACCAATCAAAGAAAAAACAGCGATTGGCATTGATTTAGGCATCAAAGATTTAGCAATTTTATCTGATGAAACAGTTTTTGAAAACAAAAAGTTTCTAAGAAATTCACTCGCAAATTTAAGAGTTCAACAGCGTTCGCTATCAAGAAAAAAGAAAACGAGTAATCAATATAAAAAACAAAAGCTAGTCTTAGCAAAGCTTCACGAGAGAATTAAAAATCAGCGTGAAGATTATTTACACAAAGTAACAACTTCGATAATCAAGAAGTATGATACAATTGTGTTGGAAAATTTGAATGTGACAGGTATGGTTAAGAATCACAATTTAGCATTATCCATAAGTGATATGGGTTGGTCAAACTTCAATCGAATGCTGGACTACAAAGCTGAGTGGTACGGAAAAAATATTATCCGCATCGGAAGATTTGAGCCCTCAAGCAAAACCTGCTCAGAATGCGGCAAAATAAACAAAGAATTAAAGCTATCTGATAGAGTGTGGATTTGCGACTACTGTATGATGCCGCACGAAAGAGATGTCAACGCTGCAAAAAATATTAAACACTTCTGGCTTCGGAACAAGCCTGTAAACGCTAAAGTAATCCAGTAGGATACGCTTTGTTTATGAAATTTCATTTTGAAATAGTTCACTGGGTTAATTACGGCGATTAACTACAAATTTTAGCATTGTTAATAACTATTTTCAAAATAAATTTGCAGGAATGAATTAATGTTGTACATTTGTGTAACATTTAAGTTAAACATCAGTAAAATCGAGACGAATGAAATTCTTAAAATTAAACAATTACAGTTTTTTATGCTTAGAATCAGAGAGTGATTTTTTAAAATTTGTTGCATTAAGTGAACAAACTAAAAGTAAACAATCTGCCTATTTTTGGTTCGGTTTCAAGAAGCATAATTTAAGAAAAACACCTATTGATTATGCGCAACATGAATTAAAAGCGGGTAATAGTATTGCTTACGCATTAACTCTTAAATTAGAGTACAAAAACTCAGAAACATCTATTGTTGACTATGCTAAAATGGCTGATACTATGATTAATGAGTTGCACGCTGCAATGAGTAGAATAATCGAAAGAGGTAAGTTTGTAAGAATAAACACTAGAGGCGGTTACTGCGATATTGATTCTTTTGAAAACTACGATGAAGTGAGGGACATTAATGAGCAAGAAATGTATAGTTTTCTACTTTCAGGCGAAATTAATTCAGAGTTCAAAATAAACCGAAGCACGGTAGTTATTGAAAATGATAGCTATATACCTGCAAAGCTTGTCGATTCGTTCTGTAATGCAACGAAAATGAATAAAAACGATATTCAAATAATTACATCTTTCAAATCAAAGTCTCTTTTGTTCAACGATTCTGATTTCATCAATTTTTTTGAACACGGCTTTGTTAACTGTAACCTTGCTAATATTGTTTTTGAAACAACGGCACAAGACTCAAATCAAATCCTTTCAATTAAGGCGATACTTGAGAGCTGTATGAAGAAACGCTTAAATAAACAGCTAAATGTCTTTGTAATGACTTACGGCGAAAGTTCTAAACTACTATTCAATACTATTTTGCCAAACATTAAAATCACTTTTTTAAAATAAACGAAAATGGTAGATAATTTCGAGCAAATAAAGTCTTTATTAAAATTCGATAACGAAAACGAATTTTACTTCTTGCAAATCATTCAAAGAAAAAAAGACCATAAAGATTCTAACTTTAAATTAGGAATCTCAAACAATAACAGATTAATAAAAGCTTATTACATCTTTGAAGTTGAGCAGATAGATAAATACAAAACTGAGATAATCACACTATGCGAAACTTTTAACGCTAGAGCCGGAATCTGTTTGAACAGAAGAAACTCAAGAAAACTTTCACTTGAAATGATGAAGCTATTAGCCGACAACATTAGCAACAATCACTTTAATCAATTAGGTGGACTTTGGAATACTGTTTGCGGTCAATACAATCACGATACCGATAAGAATTTGATAATTGATATTGATGATAAAAATTACGATGATTATGAACTGTTAAAGTTTATCAATAATCAACAGCCAGTAGGTAAGAAATTAGTTTCAACGATTGAAAGTAAAAATGGATTTCATTTAATTGTAAAGCCGTTCGATTTAAGAACTTTTTCAGAATTGTTTCCTTTGTTTGAGATACACAAAAACAATCCTACAATTTTATACATTCCATAATGAAAAACTCAGATAGAATAAAACAGAATATATCAAAAGAGCCTGTAAAAGTTTTAAACTACGCTTACGGAATGTATGTTGCTCGTAGAACTTATAAGAAAAATATTTTTAAAAGCTTTGAGGATTATTTAATGAAACAGTTTAACGCATTTATGTATTAAGATTATGGAAGTAAAAATTGGTTCAATATTAGTTGCAAAACAAGTTTGTAAAATGAAAGATGGTAGTGGCGACGCATTAATTATAGACAAGGAATACCCTGTCAAATTCATCACGCCTCAAAAAGAAATTTGCATTGATTCAGAAACAGATGAGAATCATCGTTTTGACACCGAAGAAGATTCGCATTACTACTACGGCTTATATTTTAATTTAAAAAAATAAAAACTATGCAAAAAGGCACTACACTAATAGCAACAACGAACTGTGAAATGAAACACATTAGCAGAGCAAACGCCTTAGTTGAAGGTAAAGAGTATTTAGTTAAGGAATATAATCCAGGAAATAATATTGTTATTGAATCTGAGATTGCGATGGAACATTATTTCTTTTTAAAACCCGAACACAAACACTATTACGGTCAATACTTTAAAATAAAATCAAATGAAGCCTAATTTTGAAGACATAAACTACAACAGCGATGTCATTTGTTGGGGACATGGAAACAATTTAGTTGGACCAAATTTAATTGCATCTATTAGATTAAAGCCAGAATCAAAAAAAGAGATTGATGCACGAAAAAAAGACATTGAAGCTGCGAAGAAAATTTATACAGAAAATATAAATCGTGGCGTAAAATTCATACCAAAAGGAGATAATGCGATTAAAGGAATTTCAGCTAAAATAATTTTCATTAACAGTAGAACTAATACAGTTACTTGGATTCAAGAGCTAACTGAAAAACAAACTCAATTAGGTTACAAGCCTGCAAGCGGAAGATGGAATATTTCTGCTGTTATCAAAATGGTAAAAGAAAATAGAATAGAATTTTTAAAATAAATAATTATGCACAAAGTACAAGAAAAATTAAGAGTATCGCATTTCGCACAATTACCTTGCAAGCCTTTCACGGTTGAAGTTGCAGATGAAATTGAAGCTAATAAAATTATGAACATTTTAGCTAACCAGCATTTGTTCTTATTTGAACAAAAAATAATTCCCGACTATGCTAACGCAATTACTATTGAGATGTACGCAGAAGATTCTGACGGAGACGGAAATCCAGGCTGGTGCGATTACTTCAATGATGTAGAGGGAATGGATTGGGATGAATTTAAAGATGAATATTTAACCGAAGATAAATAATGAATACTAAAGAGAAAAAATTAGCTTCCGTCTTATTAGATATGGCAAGCTCAGAATTCGGGCATCACGGCTGCAATGATGTAGATGAGAAAATATACGAAGGCTGGTCAATTGAAGAGCGTAGGGCGTTAGTTAAAGCGTTTCACGAATATAATGGCGACCCTCAAGAGTATGACGAAAATCATTTGCATATACCTGATTTTGCGTTAATGGGATTCTTCTCTGATAAACTTGAAAAAGAAAATCAAATCGATGTTGATTTACCGACTGATTATATTACTGTTGATAGAATGTCTTCTTATAGCTTACTGAGAGATTACTTATTGCCTGACGACAAGAATATTGTTTTAAAAAACAGTAACGGTTCTGTAAACGGAGAGATGACAGAAGCATTAAGAGAGTTAGGAATATTGAATAAAAGAAAGTACGAGCTATTAGCTAAATTCAGAAAATAATGGAACATTTATTCATACCATACGCATTATCAGTTACCGCAAAAGAAAAAGGATTTAACGCTGAGTGTTTTGGAATTCATACCGAAAATGGAATTTGGACTGTTCCAACTACATCACAAACGCACTTCGATAATCAATTGTGTTCTGCGCCTATTTACCAACAGATAGTTGATTGGTTAGATGATAAGCATAAATTAAGAATTATTTTTTCGAGCTGTAAAACAAGTGGCAAATACAGGTACGATATAATTCAATTTGTAGGTGACAAATGGATTGGAGATTATAATTTAATTTCTTTTTATGACAGAACGGAAATGAAAATCAAAGCTATACAAGAAGCACTAAAACTAATATAATACTATGATAGAATTATTTGTACCGTATGATTTAGCATTATTAGCTAAAGAAAAAGGATTTAACTATAAAGTTATTGCAACATTCAACGCAGACAAAACAATACGTTTGTTTGACTACCAAATAGAGCGAAGTTCCGCATTAATCGCTCCTATGTTTCAACAAATCGTTGATTGGTTAAGAACCAAGCACGAACTATACATAACTCAAGAGCCACACAAAGACGGTCAGTATTCGTTCTATTGTCAAACAGAAAACGGAATGATTGAAACTTATGGAGAGTATTACGAAGCGTTAAATGAAATGTTAACTGATATTTTAAAAATAACAATTAAATAGAATGGCTAAGTTTAAAAATAATAAAACGGCAGATGAATACGCAATGCAATTTCATAATTGGTGCAACAAACTAACATCTGATAAAAACCCCAACTGCTTTGTTAAACTAACAAGCTTTGCCACTATACATCAAATTAAACCAACTGGAGCATTATTAGAAATTTTTAAAAAAGAAGTTTATGAAAGACAAAACTAGAATACAAGTATTTTGCGGTCAAACTATTGAAACTTTCTGCAATAGAGAGCTTCATCCTGTGAATGAAGTGAAGAGAGCTATTAATCTTACAAGTTCTTTAATGGGAGGTGGACAACTTAAAGTTTACACGAATAGTCCTAATTTCGTTATGGCTATTAAAGCTTTGGCCGATAAACACGAAATTAATATTGAATTTTTCTTAAACAATGTAAGTCAAGGAAGAGACATTGAAGCCATATTTGGAGACTTTAATTCTTCTTTTACATTATTAGAAGAAATATGCGGTTACATAACAGAAAAACCTGATAAAAATTAAAATAAAAACTATGCAAGATAATTTTTTCACAAGATTATTTTCTTCTAAAAAGAAAGTAACTGCAACAGAGCCTAAAGAAGGCGAAACTGAATTCACATTTATTTGGTTTAAAAAAATGATTAACGGCTCAACAACTCACTACACACAGCCGTTCAGAACAAAAGTGTTTGCGAAGACAAGAGACGAAGCAAAGAAAAAAGTTTCAGACTTCGCACTTCAAAGAATGACTCTGGTTGTTGTCGATGAAGACTCTTATAAAGCGCAAGAGATTTATAAAATGCGTGATGAGTTTGACAAAATGAATAAAGAGTTTGATAGGGTTTTTAAAGAAATGGATAACGAATTTAAAAAATAAATAATTATGCAACAAGAAAGAAAACTAGCATCGATTCAAAAAATCACAGCACTCAGAGAAATTCCAAACGCCGATAACATTGAGTGCGCAACAATACTTGGCTGGCAAGTAGTAGTACAAAAAGGAGAATTTAAAGTAGGTGATTTTGCTATCTATTGCGAGATTGATTCTTTAATTCCGGACATTGAAATATTTTCATTCTTGAAAAAGATGACGAATGATACAATGAGAATTCGCACCGTTCGTATGCGTGGACAAGTTTCACAAGGTATTTGCTTTCCATTAAGCTTTCTTAAAAACTTCACATTAACTACTGATGTTTATGAGGGTGTAGATGTAACGTCTATACTTGGAATTATAAAATACGAAGATGAAATTCCTGCCGAGTTATTAGGTAGCGCAAAAGGATATATGCCCGCAGATATTCCTAAGTCAAGCATACTAAGAGTTCAAACAATGCAAGAGGTTCTTAATAAATATCAAGGTACTCTTTGTTATGAATCTGAAAAGCTTGACGGAGAATCAATAACTATGTATTTGAAAAATTCAGAGTTTGGCGTTTGTTCAAAAGTTGTTGACTTCTTTGAATCTGAAAAATCAATTCATTGGCAGATTGCTAGAGCTATAAACGCAGAAGAGAAACTAAAAAAATTATGCGATAGTAAATTTCGCAACTTCTCTATGCAAGGCGAAATGATTGGAGAAGGCATCAAAGGAAATAAATACAAAATAAAAGGCAGAAAAGTAATGTTCTACAACATATTCAATATTGATGAGCATCGCTATCTTAATTTTGAAGAGTTTGAAAACACATTAAAAGCTTTAGGATTAGAAAGTGTTCCTATCATAAACAGAAACTTGCCTTTACCGACAGATATTGAAGAGCTTGTAAAGCTTTCTAACGGACGCTCGTTGATTTATGACACTAAGCGAGAGGGAGTTGTTATAACGCCGCTAGAAGAGATAAATGATATGGTTGGTCGTGTTATTTTCAAAGTAATCAGTCCTGAATTTTTATTAAAGCACGGAGAATAATGATACAAAGAGTAGAAGATGTAAAGCGTCCTTTAAAGATTGGCGAGAGATATATAGTTCCTTGCATAATAAAAGAGTCATTCAATGGAATTACAAAAGACTTGCTAATAATACCCGTAATAAACAAGCCGCATAGCGATAAGGAGAATGGACAAAGCGAAATTCATTACCATATTGATACTAGATTTATCGACACTACTAATAGCTACTTCAAAGATAGAGAAGATGTTTCTATGTCTTTGGATAGTTTTAATTCAAGGCCTCAAAATAAAATAGATGGCATTTTTGATAGATTTGTTTTACCTGTTTTCAACGAGACTTTTGGCAACGCTACTCCGAGTTCATTAGTGAGAAACTCAAAACTAAAACATAAATGTATTCACAAAGGAAAGTGTCCACACAGAGGAATGGATTTGTCTCAAGTTGAGCCTGTTGATGGAGTAATTACTTGCCCTCTTCACTCACTTCAATTTGACGCAAAAACTAAACAATTAAAAAAATAAGTATGTTCGAGTCAATCAAAAACAAAACAATCTTTGCGAATAAGTATAAAGCGCATCCCGAAGCGATAATCATTTCTTGCTTTTTCAATCCAACAAAATCACCATACAGAACAAAGGCGTTCAATATTTTCAGACGAAGTATAAAGCACTTGAATCATAAAATAATTGAATGCGTTATCGGTGATGCTACTCCTGAGTTAGAAGAGAGCGCAAATGTAAAAAGAGTTTACACACAAAACTTATTGTGGCATAAAGAATCTCTTCTTAATAATGTAATTGCAGAGTTGCCTAAAAAATACAAGTATGTTTTTTGGGTTGATGCTGATGTTATTTTCACTAACTTGAATTGGATTGTTGATGGTGTGGAAGAATTAAAACATAACAATATCATACAGCCGTTCGAGCATTGTGTTCACTTAGACAGAGATGAAATAGAGCCTTCTTTTGATATGAGTAGAGTAATTTATCATAAATTTCCAAATAGATTAAATGATAAAGTTTGGAGGAGCTTCTGCGCTAACTTTGCAACTGGCTTATCTTACAAGTCTGAAAATTATAATGAACATGGACACGTTGGCTTTGCTTGGGGAGCAAGAAGAGGTGTTTTAGATAGAGTTCCTTTATATGATAGGGCATTGATTGGCGGCGCTGACCACATTATGGCTCACGCAGCAGCAGGGCAAATTGGTTGTAGTTGTATTGCTAAATCATTTACTGATGACATAGATGAAGTAAAAAAATGGTCTTATGATTTTTATACGGTAGTTAACAAAGAGATTAGCTATGTTAAAGGTTCGCTATATCATATTTGGCATGGCGATATTGAAAAGCGTGAATACTTAAAGCGTGTGCAAGACTTTACAGCTAAAACAAAAAACATTACTGAGAAAGATGCTAACGGCTTGTATGTTACCGCTGACAAAGATAACGAAACATATATGAAAAATTATTTCAATCATAGAGAAGTTACGCCGAGAGAGTATGCAAGAGAAAAACGCAAAGAACAAACTGATTCAATGAAAAAAAATATTGAGCCTCAGAAAGATGATAATTTTATGCAATCAGTAGCAATGGGATATGTTACAGACTCAACTATTCTAGGAACTGTATTAGGTGGAAATCCTTTAGGTGCGGCATTAGGAGATATGCTTAACGATTCTGACAACTCAAAACATTCTAACGATGAGCAACCTACAATCGAACACAATCATTCTAATCACAATGATACTTTGAGTACTGGCGAAACTTATCAAAATAATTTTTCATAAAATGGAAACTAGAAAACTAAACTTTGGTTGCGAGCCATTGAACTTGGGTTCGTTTGATTTAAAATTTGATGAGTATTGTTTTTATATGTACTTCCCTGTCAAGTTTCCTAACTCTATGTTAAAAATTGAAAAGCGTTTAATGCCTATATTGCCTTTGATTCAAACTGTAATGCAAAATGAACCAGAAATTAAAAATAAATACATCTACATTACATTAAAAAATCAATTTCTACCTAAAGGGCTTGCGCATAACAGACCTAATTGGCACTCTGACGGATTTGGCTCTAATGATACAAACTATATTTTTTATTCAAACACTCCAACAGAGTTTTGCATCCAACAATACAAAAATATTAGCGAAGATGATTCTGTTTCCCTGAAACAATTTGAAGGGCAAAGTAGTGAACACAGCATAGTTACTTATCCTAACAATACACTTCTTAAATTAACGCCTGAAAATATTCATCGCATCGGATTTAAAAAAGAAGATGGAGTTAGATTATTTGTAAAGATTTCAGTTTCAGATAAAGAGTATGCGCTTGTTGGCAATACACATAACTACGATTTTGATTACAACTGGTCAGATAAAATTAAAAAAAGAGAACTACATAGAAACACACCTTAAACTATTATTATGAGTTATTTAACAGAAGCAGAAAGAAAAGAAAAAATAATACACAACTGCGAATATTATCAATTTGAATCTTGCGTTGATTTATCGCAAGGTGTTAAAATTAAACAAATCTATTATAGAGATGAAGATTTAACGAAAACGCATCCTGAGAAACTAGCAGTTGATGTAGCTCAGTTTACTATTTGGTGGACTTATAGCTTTCACAAAAAACTTAACGGATTTAGCGGCATTGATACAATTAAATTTGAAGTGATTCCTAACAAAGATTGTGTAAAGCGAGCCAAACTATCAATTGATGAAATAAAATCGCTCATATTCTACGGAGATGAGCAGAATGAGCAAGGTATTAGCGTACCGAGAAAGAAACGATTGGATTTAGCACTTTCATTCGCTTTTGATAGTTTAGATGAAAGCAGATTTGACAAAGAAGCTATTGAAGAGCTGTTTTGGCAGCGAATACACGCACTACAATAGAAATTAACATTCAATTGTTAATAACTATTTTCAAAATAAACTTGTCAGTTCAAAAAATAGTTATACATTTGTGTAACGAATAAGTTAAACACTAGCAAAATCAGACATTATGAAAAATCAAGACAAGTCAATTTACAATTTAGATACAGTAGTATCTGTTAAAATAGTTGATAAGAAAAAATCACCTTATTTCGAGTTTAAACCATTCAAAAAGAGTTTCTTCGGGAACACAAAAGAAGGCTTCTATGATACTTTAGGATTCAGCGATGAGCCAATGACTAGAGAAAGTATTGAAACTGGCGTTTATAATAAAGGCGCTAACTACATACATAACGGAGCTGCTTATATTATTGAAAACAATGTGGTTTACTACAAACCGTATGTAAAAGTTACTCTTCAATCAGAAGAGGGTTTTGTTAGACAATTCGACACTTTCGATTCTGCTTTAGCTTACGGAAACAAAATTTCTGAAACCATCAAAAACAGAGTTGTTAAAAACGGCGATAAGTTCCAATTAAGCACTTCAAACGAAGATTAACATATATTTCAGTACAAAAACGCTAAAAGCGTCTTAAAATCAAAATAAATCAAGTTAAATACTATAAAAACAAACAAAATGACAAAGCAAATCTTAAACATCTCAGAAAAACAAGAAGTGAATAATTATCCTTACGGAAGATTAAAAGCAACAGCATTCTTTTCAATTGAATTTGATTACAAAAAAGGGTTTCGTTCGGTATTTCAAACTATCAATCCGAAAACAAATAGATTAAACGCTGAAAAAAAATCAACATACTCTGCGTTTATGTGTCAGTTCAAAGAGGACGAAACTGGACATATCAAAACAGCAACATCAAACCTAAGTAGCTATGAAGATGTTAATAAATTATTTGACTTCATTACAAAAAACCAAGACAAATTGCAACTTACAGAAAAAATGATTGAATCACTTTGCTTAGCTGCTATTGCTTGTACTAAAATAAACGCAAGATACACACCTTGTAATACAGAAAGTTTACTTAAAGTTTTAGATACGCCTGTTAAAACTCTTGTTTCTATTGTTAAGAAAGAGGAAGGATTTTCTACTGCTGATGTTGTTATCGATATTTTTAAAATCGAAGAGTTAAAAGAACAATTTAAAAACAGTAAAAATGCCGTTGCAAGTAATTAGAAACTACACATCTTCTGACGGCACTCGATTAGTTGAGTACAAAGATGAGACAGGCTACCAAAACACAGTACCGTTGAATGTGTTCAATAAAAAGTTTAATTCTAAAAAGAAAAAGAAATAATGAGTAAGTTATATGTAACATTCGAGATTGCTAAAATTTTAAAATCAATGCCGCAATTTGACGAGTCTTGTATTGTCTGCTACGAAGAGAGTGAGGATAATAAATTTGAATTAAGTAACTATGTTAATCAAACTGGTATTGTTACTGGCGTTGAATGCGAGTTAGCCGCAGAAAATTGTTTTCCTGCTCCGACATACCAACAAGTTGTTGATTGGTTAATTGAAAAGCACGAAATTGAAGTTAATGTTAAAAGCTGGAAAGGAGAAGGCGACGGAATTATAGTTTGGATTTTCTCAGTAAAGAAATTGGGAATGCCTTCAACTTATAGATTCGACACTAAATCTTTTAACAGAACCGAAGCTTGGATTAAAGCATTAACTCACGCATTAGAAAAAATAAAATAGTATGGGCTACATTAAAAACTTAGAATTCATTTACAAAGAAACGATTGACCATTACGAATACAACAATGATGGATTTTCGGGTAAAATTAGAGTTAATCGCTCTCAAATGACTTACCAATACGATGTGTTTGATGTCATTCATAACAAACAAATTGTTTTCAATGTAGAAGAAGCGCACTTCATGGATTTAAAATCTATTTGCAATCAGATTGAAACAACAATAGCAGATTATAAACAATTCCCCGAAGAATATATTGACTAATGGAAAACGAAGGAATAAATCAAACCGAACTTAATAAAGAGTTCTTACAGCTATCTCCAACAAATAAAGCAGTTTTAATTGGATTGTCAGTTATTGCTTGCGGAATAGGCGCTTATTTTTTGTACACTAAAAGTCCGAGCGTTCAAATTAGAAAATACAAGCGAAGGCCTAGAATTAAAAAGCCTAGAAGAGCGTATAGAAAACTCAAAAAGCAAAAGCGAAAAGAAAAGCGAGAACAACAATTAATTAATGGAATACATATTCATCGAGGTAATAAATCAGACATAACTAACAAGTGGTCTTCGGGCTGCATAATTCTTTAAAAAAATGGAACAAACAACTTTACTATACTGCATAATTGCACTAATGTATGTATCAGGAATAATAATGATGTATCACGTTCTTAGTGATAGCAGCTCGACAACAATCGGCGAATGGTGCTTAGTTCCAGTTTGGTTTTTAGCAATCCCTTGTATATCTATCTTCATTATGTTTGATAAAATTCTTCGCTCTAAATTTGTCAAAAACTTAAAAAAGAAATATTTCAACAAAGACAAAAAGTCCGATTTAGATGTATTAATTTTTTCATTGATAGCAGCTATTGTTTTACTTTTCATAATACTTACAAAATGAGCAAAGGTTTAGCAGTCATTATCAGAAACGAAGAAGAGTTCAATCGTTTAAAAGAATTTTTAGGAGAAGAGATTTTATACTTAGATTTTGTGCCTCAAATGGCAGAAGTAGAAACAAGCGTTATCATTCATTACATTGACAATAATATATTTTCAATTGGTAGTGTTGGCAGCACTAAGTATCAAGAAGAGTATGAAATACGACACATCGAGTTCAGCGAATTTTTTAAATAAACAATAAACTAAAAATGGGAGTTAAAGCTATTAAAGACAAGTACAAAATAGAGCATATTGTACAACAGAAAGGTGATATTATCTGGATTGGCGCACCGCTAAACTCTGAAATTATTGGAATCAATATGGATGGTAAAATAATCAAGCATTATAAAAACCTAAAATACAATGATGGTTGGAGTACTAACGAAGATTTAAAACGCTATCAAGAAGAGATGTTGCTTGATGAAGGCGACGGAATATTAAAACAGCTAGTCCAACAAAAAGATGATTTTAAAGAACTTAAACCTGTATTTCAAATTGAAGACGGAAGAGTTAATGAATTATTTTGTGAAGAGTATGGGTGGCCGAATACTTGTACGAATGGAGAGATTCAGTATGAAGGGACTTTTTTTGAAGACTATCAAACTGCTTACAAAGAATTAATAATAGGCTCTAAATCAAACATAAAATCTTCTTGGAAAAACTTTAAAAGAAACTTCTCAGAACATTTTAATAGAATTTTAAAATGCTTCGGTATGTTGTTTGATGAAATTAAATTTTTTACATACGCACATACAATACAAAGAGTTAAAGGTTTCAAGCATAGAAAAAAATAAAATGGAAGCAAAAGAATTTAGATTAGGTAATGTAATCAAAAATAAATTTAATGGCATAGCAGAAATAGTTTCGATTTCAAAAAATACAATCGACACGAAAGCGTTATACAAAAGTTCTAAGTTCGATAAAATATTATCTATTAAAGATGTTGAGGGATTAAAGATAAATAAACTAGCGTTAAAAAAGTTAGGTTTCACTTATCAAAAACAAACTGGATTTTATGCTGACGAACACCATCTAGTTTTTGAAAACATAAACAAGACATTTATTTTCAGCCCTCATTGCACAATGGACATTGATTGCAGAATACAAGTAGAATTTGTTCACGAGCTACAAAATGCTTACTACACAAACACAAAAAAGAAAGAATTAAAATTTAAAAAATGAAGTTCAATATCGCAGAAGACAACGAAGAAATAAATCTATACCAGCGAATGGTTTCAGATTGCGGTAAAGTAGAAATCGGAATATATCCAGTTATGTTCGGCTACCGTGTAAGAGCTGGATTTGTAAACGATGTTGCTTTCTTTGTAGATTGGTGCGCAGGCGACGACCAAACTCAAATAGAGCTATTGTATGCGATTTTAAAAAACATACTTGAGTCTGGCTATGATTTGAGAAATCTACCGCCTGTGAGTAAAATAAAGCCGTTTTACAACGATGCTGAATTTTTAAAACTAATAGAGTCTTTAGTTGTAAATCCTCTATCTGTTGAATCACTAAAGCCGGTTCACTTAGATAGAATTAAATTAATGAATAGTTTGTAACAGTTATTTATATGGAAATTAAAAGAATAAAATGGTACGGTAACGGTGTCGCTGTAAGAGTACATAACAAGGAAATTGTAGTGTCTAGTTCAGAGCAAGACCCGAATGCAATTATATTAAACTTTAAATCGTTCGATGCCAAAGACGCAAATAGACCTGCCGTACTTCATCAATGTCATAGAGGAAAAGTTAAAGAGACTTCATTGAAGTTATCTGATGAAACTATGGCAATTGTTGTACAAATGTATTTACAAAAAAAGCGAAGAGATTTAAAAATTGAACTAGAAAAAGAAAAGAAAAGCGATGAGAAAGATTAGTTGGAAAAGAGTTCTAGCAATGTTTTTAGCTTTGCAGTTCGGCACGCCTATCATGCTTGCTTTATTTGAGTCAAAAACTCTTGATAAAGATTTCTTACCTATATTAAAAGAAGGCCTAACGATTAGCTTCTTTTTCTTACTCGTAATTTTTTATATACCATTATTATTTACATTCTTAAAACAAAAATATTATGCAAAAAATAAGAATTGATGAAGTAGATGTTATTCTTGATGAACTAGGAGAGAATCAAGGTAAAATAATAATATCAGGCTACGATACACATAACTACTCTTATTTTTGGGGAGCTATGGGCGGCGATTTAAAATCTTTTTTAGTTCGTATAAACTCGCCTTATTTTGCCGATAAATTATTAGGCTCAAGAAGTTGCCACACATTTGATGCAAAGAAAACATTTGCTAATTTAAGAAAACATATTAGGGAAGAAATGGGGTTGCCGTTCTATGAACACGTTGAATTTCAAAAATCAATGAGAGAAACACTTAATGATTTTCAAAGGCAATGTGAAGAGTATGGACAAGAGTTTTTTGTACATAGTTTCGATAGTAACTTTGTAAACCGACTTAACTTCTATGATATAAAAGATAATTGGGAAAGAAAGCGAATCGAAAGTGATTTCAAAGAGATTAGTGAAGTGTGGCACTTTACAGGTACTAAGCCTTCAAATCAATATCAGTTCTTAGTTAAACTTCATTCAAAAATAAAAAGAGTTCTTAAAAAACAAATTAAAAAAGATGAAAAAGGAAATTAAAAAGGAAGACTACTATGAGTGTAAAAGATGCGATATTAATTCTCTTGGACTCAGAATGTGTCCTTGCCCTAGAGGTGGATGTGAAGCCGAAGTTGTAGGCGAGAAAATTACAACAGTTCAAGTAGTGATAACTAAAGCGAAAAAATAAAATGAGTTCAGTAAAAGAATTTTTAGACAGCAAGCCTTTGACGTTAGAAAGGATATGTATGGCGGTTATAAAATAACTTACGCTTATCTATGTACATTATTAGAAGAATATTATTCGCAATCAAGCAGCTCTAAATCTGACATACAAATTAATAAATGGATTAAGCTCAGCGAAAAATCGCCAGAAATACATTCAGAAAACTACTTAGTTTATAAAGACGGTCAAATTTTAATTTCATTGTTTAGAGGAGATTGGAATATGTTTCATTGCGATATAAACAGAAATCTCAACGAGCCATTTGTTACGCATTGGATGGAATTACCAAAGACTCCTTCTATATAAATTTCTAACATAAAATTGTTGATAAGTTCAATTAAAAATAATTTTGTTGATTCAAAAAGATGTTATATATTTGTGTAACACTTTTAAGTTAAACATTACAGTATGACAATGACAGATAAAGACAGTTTTGATGCTGTTACTAAACGAAACAATTTTAATGTAGCCGCTCAAGAAGCAATATTTGAAGAGGTTTGCGACATTCTAAAATTAGATAAAGAAGATTTAATTAATTCGAGTAAACTGCTAATTATTTCATCTTTTGGAATTATCGGAAAAACATTATGGGAAGTTGTCAATAATAGAATAAAGCACATAGGCAGAACCGAGACAGATGAAGTTTTTGAATTCATAAAGCTAACTGCTCTTATGCTAGCTTGGCGAAAAGTAGAGCAAGAAGGATTTGAGAAAATTGATTTAAGATTAATACTAAACTAATATGAAAACAAAATTACTTACACTACTCGCAATTGCTACTATTTTAGTTAGCTGCCGTAACGCCAAAGAAGATGCTGAAAACTACAAGGTTGGTAATCGTTATTTGAAATGGGCGCACTATGCTGTTTTAAAATCAGATAAAGATAATCCTTTTGAAGCTGACACAGTTACTATTTTAGGAATTGAGAACGGTTATATAAGATATGTTAAATCGAGAGATATTCAATTTTCGGATATACTTAGCCATAGCTGCTCTATTAGTGATTTTGAAGACTCGACAAGAAAATTAAACTAAAAACATAAATAAAAATGGTAGAATTAAATTTAGTTCACAAAAACAAGTCAGAGGTAGAATATACTGTAAGTAATTTTCCTGACACGCAAAAGCAAATTAAAATCGAAATATTTTGCAGTCTTAATTTACACAATTCAGCATACGATAAAATCGTTAATGAAGGCGTTGTAATTAAATCACGAATGTCTTGGGATGATGTGCAATTAATTATCGCAACAGTAAAAGCTTTAAGACAACTAAAAGCTAAAGAAATACATTTATGCGTTCCTTACTTTCTAGGCGCAAGAAGTGATAGAAAATTCGAGCAAGGTTCAAATAATTATTTAAAAGATGTTATTTGTCCAATTATAAACTCTTTGGAGTTGGATAGTGTTTCTGTACTAGACGCTCACAGCTTTGTGTTAGAAGCTTGTTTAAAGAACTTCCAGAGTGTTGACAATTATCAATTAGTTAGGTACGCTCAAAACGATTTACTGAAAAAGAATGTTGATGCAGGTAAATCTACTCATCTAAACGATTTTATCTTAGTTGCTCCTGATGCAGGTGCGTCTCACAAAATATATAAGCTAGCTGAAAATATTGGATATAAAGGCGAAATTATTATATGCAGTAAAGAAAGAGGTACTGACGGCAAGTTAAGTAAAACAGTTGTTCCTGATTTTGATTACTCGAAAGACATTGTAATTGTAGATGATATTTTTGATTATGGAAATACATTTATGAATATAGTTAAAGCTGTTAGTCATAAGACAAATGAATCAGTTAGTCCAATAGGTAAAAAATATTTAATAGTAACGCACGCTATTCAAGAAAAAGGATTGGAAGCTGCTTCTGAATACTTTAACACTATTTACACTACTAATTCGGTAAGAGAATTTGATTTACCGAAAGTTAAAATCTTAGATATATTTTAAACATAAACCATAAAAATAAACAGTATGAACATATACACAAAAAGGTTGATTGACGAATGGAGAAAGCACGGAAAGCTCGTTGTGGCGATTGACTTTGATTCAACAATTTTCCCATATCACAATTTAGAAAATCAAAAAGACATTGATAGAGCAATAGAATTAGTTCAAGTTGCTTACGCTATCGGTGCCTATATAGTAATTTTCACAGCGTCAGTACCAGAGCGTTTTGAATTCATTCAAAAATATTGCGATGAAAAGAAAATACCTATCAGTTCAATAAACAAAAATCCAATTGAGATGCCGTTCGGAAATAGTGGTAAGGTCTACGCAAATTTGTTTTTAGATGACAGAGCCGGATTTTGTCAAGCGATGGATATTTTAGAAGAAGCGATTAACGAAATGCAAAAAGAAACAAATAAATAAGTATAAACTAAAAACAAAAAAACAAAATGGAATTTTTAGAAATCTATTGGACCGACGTGTACAAAACAGGTCACAAACCAATGCTTCCAGTTGGAAGTACATTGATGGCTTCAAACAACACGCCTAGAAGCGACAAGAACACAAACTGCCCGAACAACGGAGAGCTAGTTGTTTTTGGAGGTCAAATGTTAGTTCGCAAAATGAAAAGAGATTGGGACGTTAACTTCTTTCAACGACCTATTGAAGAGATTGATAAGTTTGGAGAAGACTTAACTAAAATGTTAATGCTATCTGAGCCTTATGACACTACTCACTTTAAAGAGTTGCATCAATTAGGCTACTTGCCAGTAAGAATTAAATCAATGCCTGAGGGTAGTGTAGTGCCTTACAAAATACCTTCGTTCACTATTGTAAACACTCAGCCTTTAAATGGCGTTATTGTTGATTGGTTAGTGAATTATTTAGAAACAATTTTATCTGCTGAATCTTGGCAAGCGCCAACATCTGCAACATTCTCTCGCTCTCTTAGAAAATTAGGAAAAGAGTGGATTATGAAAACTGATGAGAAAAATCTTTGGTTTTTAGATTATCAGTTTCACGATTTCTCTATGCGTGGAATGGGCGGTAAATCCGCAATTGTGAATTCGGGTTTAGGGTTCGCAACTAGCTCAAGAGGTTCTGACACGCTTCCTGTTATTCCTGCCGCTCGAATGTACTATGATGAAGTTGAGCCTTGTATTAATTCAGTTATTGCGTCAGAACACGCTATTATGTGTTCCTTGACAGGCTTCTTTATGCAGAACTCGGACGGAAATTGGGATAAAGTTGCTGATTTTGAATATGAGATGTTTGTTTACTTGTTGAAGAAATTCCCTAACGGTATTTTATCTTTAGTAATGGACACTTGGGATTTATGGAGAGCTATTACTCAGTATTGTGTTAGAGCAAAAGATATTATTATGGCTCGAAACGGTAAATTAGTAATTAGACCTGACTCAGGAAATCCTGCCGATATTATTTGCGGAATAAACAGTAAAGATAGTTTGAGTAGTGATGTTAAGTGCTTCGCTGATTTACATCACAAAGCGTATGGAGAAGGTGTTCATAAATTCGGCGGAGATATTATCAACGAGAATCAATTTAAAGGCGTTATAGAGCTTTTGTATGAAATATTTGGAGGAACTATAAATGAACAAGGGTATAAAGTTTTAGATTCTCATATCGGCGCTATTTATGGAGACAGTATCAATTATAAAGCTGCTGTTGAAATATTCACTAGACTTGCTAAAAAAGGATTCGCTTCAACAAATATTGTTCTTGGCATCGGCTCTTACAGTTTGCAATTCGTAACGAGAGACACACACTCGATGGCTCAGAAAGCAACTTACATTGAAGTTTGCGGAAAAGGAATAGAAATCTTTAAAGACCCTATTACTGATGGCGGAATGAAAAAATCAGCTAAAGGATTATTAATGGTTTACAAAGATGATGCAGATGGAAAAATTAAGTTGAAGGACCAATGTACTTGGGAACAAGAGCGTCAAGGATTGCTTCAAGTTATATTTGAAGACGGTAAATTTTACAACGAAACAACTCTTACTCAAATCAGAGAGAGATTAAATTCAACACTATAAAAACAATACGGTCCTTGTGTAAAAGCAAGGACTGTTTTTAAAAAAAATAAAATGAAAGTATTCGTAGTAGGCAAAACAACATTTGACAAAGTGATGCTTGAAAAAGGAATCACAAATGAAAACGTAGAGAGTAGAGAAAAAACTTTCTTCATCTCTATAAACGATACTTGTGGCACAGATGAAGTTCCTTACTTTGAAAATAAATCGAATGTAAAAGTTTTATTTTTTGATGACATTGAAGAAGACTTAGAAGTTCCAATTCGTGGAACAGATAAATTTCGCACCGTTAAAGCGTTTAATAAAAATCAAGCCGAAGAGTTATTTGAATTTATTATATCTCATAAGAATAAAGAAACTTGCATTGTGCATTGCGCTGCCGGAATAAGTAGAAGTGGAGCGGTTGGAACTTTTATAAATGATTTTTTTAAAGGCGATTTCTTTGAGTTTAAAAAAACAAACCCTTATATCCACCCTAACCCTACTGTTACTCGATTATTAAAAGAAGTTGCTAATGAGAAACAACCATAGCGAACGCTCTACTCACGCTTTAATCATTGCTTACATAGCATTAGCATTATCTTTAATCAGTATAGCAATAACACTAATAAAAAACTAAATGAAAACATACATAATTTGTGCGGCAAATCATTATGACGATGGAGCGGAACACGTTCATCAACCTAAAAATATTAAAACAGGTTTTGTTGTTTGCGGACATAGACATCACAACTGCATTATGATATTTTCAATAATGGTTGGATTTCCTTATGATGAAAAAGGACGAGCATTACAAGATACTGAAATTCAAGGATTCTTGACTAACACAAATGAATTTGTAGATAGAGTGGAAGCGAGAGAAATTGCTTTAAAAGCAGGACAGTTAGAGGGAAGAAAAGTACATCACGAAACAAAATTATTTTCAGAAGATTTATACTAAAATGAGACTAGATAATTTACAGTTCGCAAAAGACATAATGACTAAGCGATTAATAGAAGATAAGCAGTCAATGAAAGAGTGCTGCGAATTAATCGGCACGAGTCCTGCAACACTATCAAGAATTGAACGTGGCGCTATGCCTGAGCTAATAACTTACGCTAACATTTGCAAATGGCTCAATAAAGATTTAACTACTTATATAAAAGAATAAAAAAAATGGTTGATTTAGATTTACGAAAATTACTTACTTCTAAAACTGAAAGGTGCGCCGAAGTTTTAGAATTGCAACATATTTTAAAAGAGTCCAAAGATGGATATTTTGGAATTAAAACATTGACTTCGTTACAAAAAAAGTTTAACAGAAGTGATGTAGCTTTGTGCCAATTAAAACAATTAGGTGTTGAAGTGAGAAGCCAAATACCTAATTCTGAAATATGGTGGATGCCGAATTTAGAAAAAGAATATTTGAAAAAGAATATTTCTTATCATACATTGCTTGGCGAGTTTATTGGAACGCTTGAGGGAATAGTCCATTGGGAAATTCCAAAAGAATTGGAAGATAAATTAAATGCTCAAATTTTAGATTTAAGAAAGCGAACACTTAACGGTTAATAGTATGAGTGAATCAAGCATTGAACTTAAAGTAAAAAACTTTGCTAGAAAACTAGCTAAGAATAAACACTATCCTGTTACTCACACAGTAGGTGAGTTTGGAAATAAAGTCATAGGCGCTAAATTACTTCTTCGTAAAGATTTAAAATACTCTCAATTACTAGAACTATATAACGCTTCGTTTACTAAACCTAAAACAAAATCCAAATTCGCTTACATTGCAGTTAAAGAATGGATGGATAGCCTTTATGTAGTTGCTCACACTTTACCTAAGCCAGAAATATCAGACTCAGATGAGATTTTAAATAACGCATTAACTAAATGGTTTGAAGGAGCTACATTGATTGAGTTCGCTAACCATTACGAAATGTCAGAAGCATATATTCGAGAGATTAAAAAAGCAAGAAATAACGGTACTGACTTCAAACACAATATAATGTTAGGCTCTGATGCCGATTATATTAAATTCAAAAAGAATCCAAATAAAAAAGACTCTCTGATTGCTTATTGCGACAAAGAAGAAATAACTACAAAGCACGGCAAGTATAAATTAATTAGAAAACAAAGCAACATTCAAGGTGTTAAACACAGGCTTGTAATAGTTGATTGCGAAACAGATGAAGATTATCTAGTGTTTAATAGATACGAAAACAAAGATGCGATTTATTCATTCTTAAATTTCTTAAACTCAAATGGCTAGAGCGAAACTGATAGAAAGTGATTTATCAAATTTGACAGTAGGCGAGTTTTATAATATTCGATGCGCTAAACTAATTAATCATCTTGGAACTTTCATCAAATATGTTCCAGTTATAGGAGACGCACATAGAGACAAGCAATTTGGATTTGATTACACTCACTTGCATATTGACGGCAGATTCGCTTCATCTAATCCGGCATCTGATTATTCTGTTAGAGAAGATGGCACAACAAATGGGGTTGTTCTTTTCGGAGAAGTTGCCGACTGTAATCATTTTGCAAAAGAAATCGTTGTTAGAAAAATGAAGTGTAGAAGACTAGGCACAGGAATAAACCCTCCAGTAGAAGCTAAAAAATATTTTGATTGGAAAAAATCAATGATTGGAAAGAGTTGCAAGGGTAAGAAGTGTCCTCATTTAGGATTCGAGATGATTGAAAGCAATGGGCTTTTAGTTTGTCAATTACACAATCTTATTGGTAGCATTGATACAGAGACAATTATTTGCTAGTTAACAATCGAGTGTTAATAATTATTTTCAAAATAAATTTGCGCATCTGAATTAATGTTGTACATTTGTGTAACATTTAAGTTAAACACTATTAAAATCAAGGCAATGAGCAATCAACAAAAACCATTAAGCTCTGTAAGAGTAAACGAAAAAATCAAGATAATTGATGAAGATATTATCGCAAAGTTACCTAAATTAAAAGACAAAACTCTAATCTGCTCAGTTATCAAAAAAAGCGGCAATAGATTGTTTTTTCAATATGTTTCTCCCGAAACTGGCTCAGGAACATTAAAAGTAACTTCAAATCCAATGTGCGAAGTGCTTGGAGTTGAAAACATTTTAACTCTTTCTAAATTCATTATTGATTATAGAGATAAAAACGAGCGTCCTACCGTGCTTGTTTTGAATATTAACGGCTCTTTATCAACTTTTGATGTAGATACTCGATTTTGGGAACAAAACCCCTCTAACATCAAATTAAAGTTCTTAAAAAAGAATATGAGCTTATACTCTGTTCCAGGTTCTGCAATCGTTAATCAAATGTTAAACTCTAAACAATAAAAAAAATGACACCTACATTTTTAGATAAAATCAAAACTGCTGTTAGAACAGCTAATCACCATCACGATTTATTAACAAGTGAAATGGTTGAAGAGGTTATGCCTAGCGTTGTCGAAGCTATTAATGCTCAAGCTAAGCGTATGAATTATGACGGATTTACATACAATTCGGCAGCGTCAGATTATCCCGCAATGATTTATAGTTTACTTTATGAATCTTGCATTAGAGAAGTTGTTTTAAAGTACTTAGAAGATAATCATCAGTTCGCTTGGTTTAAACCAATGTACTTTGATGCGAGAGCGCAAGAAAAATTATTTGCGAATAAAACTCAAGCAGAAGGTAGAATGAATAGAGACGGAAATACTGTTACGGAAGTTGTTATGCCGCTAGATTTCGGAAACAGATATGTAAACGACACTAAAAGAAAGAGACGCCAAAAACATAAGCCTGCTGAGTTAAAATACTTCAAAGGTTACTATACTGTTAATGGCGTTAAAAAACAAACAGACGCACAATTAAAATAAAAAATATGTTCACTAAAAAAGAAATATTAACCCGACTCATAATAATTCTACTTTCAATGTGTGTTGTTGAATTGGTTAGATTTTTATATGCACACGATTACTGCTTCACGGCCGGCTTTATTGTTTACTGTTGCGCATCTTCTGTAATATCTAAATATATTAAAAATGATTAACGAAGAAATGGAATTTAAAGATGTTCTTAAAAAAGAACTAGCGGTTAAGTTGAAACACTTTGGCTACGACGAGCCTTGTAATTATGTTTGGCGTGGAGAAGATTTAGAGTACTGCTATCAATCAGGCAATCATTCATCTCTAGCTAAAAATAGTGAGATGTCTGGCGTTGGAAACGAAGATTATTGGGTGTCAGCTCCTACATACGAGCAAGTTAAAGTTTGGTTTATGGAAAAGCATTTAATGTTTATAAATGTAACCTGCGAAAAGTGGCTTAGTAATTTTATGGGCGAAGTAGAAACAGAATCAGAGTACAGTAAATTACCAATTGTGTATGATTATTTTGAAGCGTTCGCACTAGCGATTGAAGAAGCAATTAAATTAAAAAAAGCATCTGCATAAACTATGTGTAAGTTCAAACTACCTAGACTCAAACAATGTGAAAAGTGTCCTTGGAAAAAGACTACTAATCCGTATGATATACCTGACGGCTATGATGTTGAAAAACATAAAACTCTTACTTCTACAATTAGAACAGGAGATGATTTATTTCAACAAACATCGAACATGGCGTGCCACCATTCGGACGGAGAAGATTCTATGTATTGCGTTGGCTGGCTACACAATCAGTTAGGTGTTGGCAACAACATTATGCTTAGACTGCAAATGATGAATTGTGAAAACATCGGGAAAATAAAATTAGTTGGCGCTCAGCACGAAAGATTTGAAGATACTTTACCGAAAGAAATTAAAAATAAATAAAATGGCTACTAAAAAGAAAAAGAAATTAAAGTCTGTTAAATCTCAATACTCAGGCAATTCATCTCAAGGATTTTGGGACATAGTTAACTCAATAGAAAACGAATCCGATAAACAGGAATTATATTCTCTTGGAGTTGCTTTACAGAATATGGAAAGCTATGTTCTGAGACAGTTGAAAAATGTAAAAAAGTCTTACGTTTCTGATAAAAAAATTTAATGAAGTGTATAGTAAAAGCGATGAACGAAACAGAATACAAGCCTAGAGCCAAATGGTGGGGTTTTGTTATAGGTGATTTTCGTTATCTATGCCGTTACAATCATATATTTTGCGTATTCTCTAAAACAAAAGTTATTTACTCGCATCACGAAACAGTAACGGATAAAGCAGGTGTTAACTTTGCAATAAAATATTTTAATGAAAATCTAAAAAAAGAAGAAAATGGCAACAACTAAAACAAAACAACGCTCACAAATCCACATTAACGATAAAGCTTGTAGGACATTTATTTCAAAACTAACAGAAGCGGAATTGCTTTATGTTCGCAGTAACATAGACATAGTTCAATCGTTACGAGATTTAGTAAATGAGAATAGACAATGTAGATTTTCAAAGCAAGAATTTATTGAACATTTTCAAATCAAGCCTTCTCAATATAATAATTTCATTAGCGGAAATTGGGATTACGATTTGAGAACTTTCGCTAAAATAGAAACGGCTCAAGAATCAATAAATGGCAGAAAGGCAAGAAAGTTGCGCAAAGAAGCAATGATGAAAAATGCAACAGAAGCAGCTTAAACAAAATGGAAATATACAGAGACGAAAAAGCTGATACTGTTAGCTTCATTGATTTTAAAGGTAAAGATGAGAGTCTTTTATATCTATTGATTTTAAAATACTTAAATGACAATAAAATAAGCTATGTGCAACCGTCAAATAAAATAGTGATAACAAGATTTCACTTTGAGCAAATAAATGAAGTTTTACTAAAAGAAATAGATAGATAAAAAATGGCTAGAGCAAATAGAAAAAAAACAAAACCAACAGTAAAGTCAAATAAGCAAGGCTCTTCAAAAGGCGGCGCTAAATTAGGATATGTTCAGTTTTCAAAAAACAATAATACTCTTCGTAAGATAGACGCATCTAACTTTTATTTAAAAAATAAAGAAAATGAAAATTAAATTTACATTAAAGAAATTAGGAGATACAGATTACTACTTACTTAGCGATGAAAAAATATTCGGCGAAGGATTTAGATTTGATTTACAACGTAACTCTGTCGGGTTTATTGATGATGATAACTACTATAATAATTATCCAAATGATTTCAAAAAAATAATCGCATCTACAAATCATTTACAAAATACATCAATGATAGATTTTTTAAACCTATTCGATGTTTTTGATAATAAGCCGCTAGAAGCAAAGAAGTGTTCTTGGACTGTTATTGCAGAAACAGATGTTAACAACAAAATAAAAATAACTGACGGTTACGTTAAAATATTATCCATCGAAAATGACTAAAGAAGAAGTATTACAGAAATGTACAATTGAAGGATTTAATGTCAAATTACCTGATGTTAACTTAGACAGAAAAGTATATTTAGAAGTAAGTAAATCACTTGAGCTGATTGGCGGAAAGTGGACTAGCGGAAAAATAAAGGCATTTGTTTTTAAAGAAGACCCAACCGAGTTGTTATCCCAAATAGCAAATGGAGATAAAAGGAACTTAAAAAAAGAATTTCAATATTTTGAAACGCCTCCCGAAATAGCAGACTTTATAGTTAAAGAATCGGAGCTTAAAGAAAATCAATCTGTGCTTGAGCCTAGCGCAGGTCAAGGCGCTATTGTAAAAGCAATCAATAGATTATATCCTAATAAAAAAGTTAGCTGCTATGAGCTAATGCCAGTAAATCAAACTATCTTAAAAAAGATTGATACTGTTGATTTTTTAGGAGAAGATTTTTTAAATACAGATAATAAACAAAAGTTTGAGGTTATAATTTCAAATCCGCCTTTCTCAAAAAACCAAGATATAACTCACGTTAGAGAAATGTATGAGCGTTTAGAATTCGGAGGTAAGTTAGTTGCGATAACATCGAAGCATTGGGAATTATCTACTAATAAAAAAGAAACTGAGTTTAGGGAATGGCTTAAAGACGTTTACGCAGAAGAGCTTGATATACCTGCCGGCTCATTTAAAGAAAGTGGAACGCAAATAGCAACTAAAATTTTAATAATCAATAAATACTATTAAAATGAGATTAATTAAACTATACAACCATTATTATTTATTAAGTGATTTTGAGCCTAAACTTTTTGATGTAGTTTACAGTCCATTAATAGTTGAATCAATTTGGGACGGAATTAGCTTTGAAATAACAATGCTTAACTCGGATTTAATGGCTCTGTACCCTAATGAGTTTGCGAAAGTAAATTCTGTAATTGCTTCTACTGATGTTGAACTAAATATACACATACTTAATTTACAACAATGCGAGCAAGTTAGTAAATTAAAAAGTAAAGACAATTCGACTCAGAATTTGTTTACTCATACTGATATGAAAAAATGTTTTTCAAGAGGTATTTCTTTTGGCATAGCATCTGTTAAAGACAAAGATACGGAAGCCTTTAAATTTAGTACATTAATAAAATCTCTTAAAGACGGATTTCCTAAAGAATGGGATATTGAGATAGAAAAAATAAAATGCTCTGATGAAGATGGTTGTTATCTTTCAGAACAATTCGGAAACAAAGAAGAGTGTTACCGTGGCTGCAAAATATTAAAACCAAAATTATTTAACGGACATATTAATATAATACTAAAATAAAAAATAAAATGAGCGATAAAAAACAATATGTTGTGATGGTTGAAGGACGAAATGCGCCTTCTCGAATTTGGAACAACTACCAACAAGCGGAAGACGAAGCGAAGCGCCTGTGTATAAAAGAAAAGCTAACGGCTTATGTATGTGAAGCAATCACTAAGATTGAATTGAATGATGTTATTGTAACTAAACTTAATGAGCAATAACCCAATGAGCAACATTAAAAATAAAATCAGAAAACTATACGCAAGCAGCTTGTTAGAATCTGGCTTAGAATGGCACCAAAAAGAATTAGTGCGTGATTTTCTACCTACTTTTTTGTTTTTTCAGAAAGTGAATTTGCTAGGTAAAATATTTGTTTATCCTTTTGCTTTTATTGCGTCTATTTTATACTTTCTAGTGCATTGTTTCGCTTTTTCTTTATGTTTTATAGTTTGGTCTATTGGTTGGACTGGCTATGGAATCGGATTGTTATTTCAATATTTATTTCTAAAAAAACAAAAGCATGAAACGGAAAAAAATTAAAACTGAAACTAAAATTCAAGCCGCTAAGATTCATTCTATTCACGGACAAGATTGGAAATTAAAGCGTAGAAAAGGAACATCGATTTGGCTCGACAAATTAAAAGACAATCAAGCTGTTGTTGCAGGCGGTAAAACTTGGCACTTTTTAATGACTGAAAAAAAACCTAAAAATGGAGTTAAATAAAAAAGTAATTGATAACATTGAGCATAGTTGCGAATTCGTAAACGATTTAGATTCGTATGTAGAAGCTCTTATGCACTCTGTATCTTTACTTGATGTTCCGAGTGAGCTAGCTGCTAGCTTTCAACAGAAGTGTGATTTAATAAACTCTAACGCAAGTAAAATCAGATACATCAATATTCAATTGAGAAAAGAAAATAAAGAATTAAAGCAAAGAGAAATTGATAATGAAAAGACTTTAAAAGAAGCCAAACGAATTATTGATAACCATAATCTAATTGCTTACTTAGCTTAAAAAAATATGAACTTAAAGATTAAAGAACCGCCTCTCGTTAATGCTAAAGATATGAACGAGCAATACATTGAAACATTTAGCGTTCCAACTGATGAAGAGCTTGATAAATTACAAAAGTGTGATGTTGTTAAAGTATGTGTAAGTAAAGAAATTTTCAAAGCTGAAATAATTGAGGTTTTAGAAAAAAATTATTTTATTTGCCGAATAGACAACCAGCTAGTAATGACTTTTGTTCACGGATTACGAATGAATGATTTTATCAAAATTAGGAAAGGTAATATATATTCAATAGTCAAAATTTAGGAAATATGCAAATGACAGAAACGGAACGCAATGAAATGTATATTGCGGAGCTAGAAGAGCAAGTGAAAACTCTACAAAACACCTGCATTGAACTCAGTAAAAGAGCAACTTATACAGAAGAAGAAAAAATAAAATATTGGGAGTTTGAATGCGAATGCGGATTCAAAGGGCTTTCACTTTTTGTATTAGGCGGAGGTCAAATAGCTGATACTGGAGATTACGGCGATTGTTACTGCCCTTGTTGCAATAAAATAACTGATTAATAAAAGCATCTATGAAAAAGCACTACACAACACACCCTAAAAATGAATTCATTCAATTAAGCGAATGCTGCAATGCCGTTATGTCTCAGCCTAATCAAATTCCATTACTTGATTTTCTTAATAATAAAGAACGAGACTATACTTGTACAGAATGCTTAAATAAGTGCAAGAGAGTTGTTTTGCCGGCATTTCAGTATATCGGAGAGGGTTCTTATCGAAGAAAGTCTTATGTGTCTAAAAAAGGAACTATAATAAATTCAAATAATTAAATATGGCGATTTTAATTAAACCGGACGGAAACGAAGAGAAGCTTCAATTTACAACTTTGCCGTATTTACAAAAAGCTGTTTGCGGATATATTGAATGCGTTAAGATTGAAGACGGAAGATTTGTCGTTTTTAATGAGGATTATTTAGTGAAAAATCTTCCAATAAATCAAAAAGCGACTGATATTTGCTCATTTGAAGTGTTCGGAAACGCTGTAATTTGCACCAAAGAAGAGTTGAATTAAACAGATTAACAAATGGCTGTTAATAACTATTTTCAAAATAAATTTGCACATCTAAATTAATGTTGTATATTTGTGTAACATTTAAGTTAAACACTATTAAAATCAGACATTATGGCATTCGGCATTCAAGTAGATTTCGACAAAAATCAGATTACAATTCCAAGAGAATACTCAAGAATTGAGCCTGTGGATATTACTTCTTTTAAATTCGACAATGTTGTTGTTTTTACTAAAATAACAAATTACGAAATTGGTAAAATGACAATTGCAAGTATAATTGACATTATTCAATTTTTAGGTGTTGAAAACAACTTAAAGATTTGTAAAAAAAGCGATTGGGATAAAGCTCAAGATAAATTAATTCAAGCAGTAAACAACAACTAATATGATTGATATTGAAATAGCTAAACAGCCAGACGCAATAGAAAAATATTTCTGCGAACCTTTCGCTAAATTAGAGTGCGAACCAATGGATGAAGAAGTTACAGAACTTTTCGCTATGCTTATGTTTGCGACTAATGAATCTGTTGATATTGAAGCGGCAAGAAAAGAATGGCAGTTTCAGGTTCTCGAAAAAAGATTATCTATTCTGCAATACGAAATGGATGAGCGAATGAAAATATTTATTTTCTTCTTAACAACTGGAACTCCTGGTAAATTCATTATGTATCTGTACTATCTACAATATATGTGTAAACAAAGAGGGCAAACATTTATAAAATTTGAAGATGTGATGCACTTTTTACCAAACGGATTTCCTAGTGATTCTCAAATGAATGAATTATGGGTAAACTGCAAATTATCTGACGGCTCTAATTTAATAGACAAAGGATTAGCTTCTAAATCAATTTTATTTAACTAAGATGAAAAAAGCGCATAAAGATTTGTACATAAAAATAAGAAGCGAATGTATTAAGCAAAACGAAGAGCTTATTAACGGCGATAAATTGATAAATGGGTTCTCAATCGAGCAAGCAAAGAAAAACGCTCTATATGACTTAGAAATCGATTTAAAGCATAAAGAACTTAGAATCACTTTACCTGAATTATTGCTTAATAGTGTGGAAGATTGCATTTTGATTGCCAAAAACAGAATGAAAGCGAGAAGAGAAAAAATGGTTAACGAATACTTAAAATCAGCAGCATGAAAAATATTATAGCAACGCAAACTTGGGGCGCAGATGAATGTCATCACGGAGGATTAATTATATCATTCGGAGACCCAAAAGATTTTAAAGTGCAACGATTACAGATTGTTGATTTAGGTGTTGCTAAAGCAGTAGCTAAAGTTCCTGAGATGATTGCGCAATTAGAAGACTGCGCTAGAATATTTGAAGAAGAAATGGCTTATGAGAAAGCAATTGAAATAAAACAACTATTAAAATCAATGCAAGTATGATAATCGGATTCAATAAACGCTTTGTTCCTTTAATCGAGGATGGCTCTAAAATACATACTGTTCGCAAAGATGCTGCTAAAAGATGGAAAGCTGGCAGAACGATGCACTTTGCAACAGATGTTCGTAAAAAGAATATGAAAGTATTTAGAACTGGCGATTGTAAAAATACTGAGCGAATTGATATTGTTTGGAACGAAAAAAAGACTGATGTATCAATTAAAATAGGCTCTAAAAAACTTAATAAAGAAAAAAGACTAGAGTTTGCAAAAGCTGACGGATTCGCAACAATGGAAGATTTTAAATCTTGGTTTAGCGAAGACTTTATTGATTACAAATTAATTCATTGGACAGAAAAAAAATACTAATACTATGAGAACGGAAGATTTTAACCTTGATGAATTAATTGAAGCATTGACAGGAACAACTGAGTCAATTGCGCATTTTCTTCCTGACGGAATGGTTGAAGAAGACTTAACAGAAGAAGAAGTTCAACGCATAGACGAAGAAATATTTTTGTGCGCAACTTGCGGCTGGTGGTGTGAGATTTCTGAAAATGTAGAAAGCGACGATTCAGAACTTCATTGCAGAGATTGCAAAGATGAAGACTCTGATGACGAGGACGAAGATTAATAATAAAAGAAAAACAAATGGAAAAGAAAAATGCAATAATTAAAGAATTCAATCTTAGCGAAGATGCTAAAGAATCTACTTTTACTATATTCAAAATGAGAGATATGGAGAAGATGATAGATGTATTTACATCTGCTTTAATAACTCAATTAGTAAAAAGATTTCGTGATGCAAAAGAATGGCAAATACTTGGACTTGTTGAGTGCGAAATAAAGCGCAATGATTCAAACTCTGACAATGAAATTTACGCTGTTGAGAAAAAAGCAAACAAGCTTCAAAAAGATAGAAAATATTTTAAGCAAGATTTTGATATGTCGGCCGAAGATTCAATATTTCCTTCCGAATATATTTGGCAGATTAATGGCGCAACTGAAACATCTTACTACGGCACTATTTTACTACCGATGCACTCAAACTTATTTTTAAAAATCTCTTACTCGTTCTAAACAAAAACAAACAGATTTGCAATTTGCGAATCGAGAATTAAACAAACAATTATGCTGTCAGACAAAGAAATATCAGAAAGAAACGGTTACTTAATCACATTAGTTACCGAAGTGAGCGAGAGAATGGACTCAGTAATTCACGTTACGGAATTACCGCACAAACCAAAATTAATAAACGCAGATTATACAAGACAATTAAATTGTTATGTAAATAATTTTCACTTGATTTTAAAAGGCGGTAACGATGAAGTGTTCTACGAAATAAAATTGAAAGCAATTAGTGAGATGAAAAACTTCGATGAGATTGTTCAAAAAATAATTGAGTGGATTGCAATATTTGAACACACTAGAGTTTATACTGTGTCTTTAATGAATACTGATTTATTCGTTACAGGTTTTAACCATCATAATAAAATATTAAAGACTAACGCATATCCTGTTTTTGCTAGATACTCTCCTATTTGTTACTACGACTTACAAAGAGCAGAGGATATTGTATATAAATTTGATACGTATAATTTAGTAATAAATAATAATGAATCGTATGGATTCTAAAAATGAAAAACAATTTCCGTCTTGGAATCTAGTTCAATATTCATTCGCTGTTGAATGGTGGAGAGAAACATATAACGGTATCGGTCACTTCGATAAGGACTTGTATGAAAAGTTTCTAAGACGGCAACATAACATAAATATAAATCAAATAGAGTATAAACAAATAAATCAAAACGAAAAACAAATGAAAACATCAATCCAATTAATCATCGCCGCTGTTATAATTATAGCAATTAACGGCGTCTTCTTTGAGTACGCAATAAGCAGAGATTTGCCGTTACTCTTAACTATTATCTCTGCAATAGCTATCTTGGTTATAGATGGCTGGTTTTTCATTCAATTAGTAAAAAAAATAAAACAAATTTTAAACTTTTAAAAAACAAATAAGTATGATTAGTATTTTAATTTCAGTAGCGGTATTAGTAATTGCACTAGGCTACGCAATAGCAAACAGAAAAAACATTTACGATAGCGATGGAGACTTCGTTTTATCAGGATTAAAAACGCCAATCGCTATTTTAGTAGTTGGATTATTAATCGCATTCATTCAACCGTATTGTCTTAAAAGAATTGACTCAGGAAATATTGGAATTAAAGTAAATTTAATTGGAGATAAGCGAGGTGTTTCTGATTACACTTACAAAAACGGATGGACTGCTTACAATGAATGGTCCGAAAGCTTATATGAATTTCCAACTTTTCAACAACATACAGAATATCAAAATCAAAGTGTTATTACAAAAGGAGGGTTTCAAGCTGATATAAAACCAACATTCAACTATTCAATTAAGCCGGAAGCTGTTGGCGATATGTTTATGAACCTTCGTGTGCCGATTAAACAAGTTGAGCAAGGATGGATGATGAATGCCATTTGTGGCTCTATTAATGATGTAGCAAATAAATGGACTGTTGATGATATTTTTAACGAGCGAGAAAAATTTGAAGCCGCTATTACTGCTGAGTGCAATAAGCGTGTAGCCAAATGGTTTTTAGTTAGTCAGTTGAGAACAAATATAATGCCGCCAGAAGCCTTGAAAAATGCGATTATAGAAAAAACAAAAGCCATTCAAGAAGCTCAAGGTCAAGTTCAAAAAGCAATAGTTGCAGACGCAAAAGCAAAAGTTAAAATGGCGACCGCTAGAGGTGATTCTGCTCAAGCTGTTATTGGAGCATCTGGTAAAGCATTAGCTGCTGAAATTACTGCGAAAGGCGAAGCTGCTGCAATGAAACTTAAACAAATGCAATTAACACCAATGTACATCGATTATATTAGAGCGAACAATTGGGATGGAAAATATCCTGCTACTATGTTAGGCGGTAATTCACAGACGCTTTTAAATCTTAAATAAAATATTCTTATCTAGCTATTCTAAAGATAGCAACTTTATATTAATTAAGTGAGAGAACCCATAGAGCAGCTTAGATAATCAAAGGATTTGGGGAAGCCTTTTATAAAGTAGATTTGATAGGATTGGCAACACGCACTCGAAGGCATAGTGCGTTTAAATGTCTAGTAGGCCTGTTCATCCACTAGCGGTTGCCAATTTAAAAACCATAGAGAAGTTTAACAAAGATGAATACAATAAACAACATAATTCTAATTGTGATAATTTGGGAAGTAGTTAAGTACTTTTTAAAGAAAGCGTTTTACAAAATAATAAAGTAAATAAGTGTGGGCTTAGTAAATAAATATTCTTTTATATCAATGCGAAATAATCAAGTTACAGATGAGCAAATTTGTATTGGATTATTTTATATGAATGAAACAGGCGTTGAGTTTAGATTCTCTGAAAAGAAAATTGAATTTACTAAAACATTAAATCCTGATGCTCATAGATTATTAGTTTTTTATGTTGACCAAATGAAGCGTGCTGTTTTGTTAAAATCACTTACAATGCAGGAAGTAATTAATGAAGCTCACAGACAAAACGGAATCATTTATATTTCTGAGCCAAAAATTATAAACATACAAGAGCCTTTAAATCTAATAAATGACAATAGCTCTTTTATAGGACGCTTTTTTGAAAAGAACGTAGATACACTACCGATTTTTAATAAAAATGAATCTGTTGGAATAAACATACATACAAAAAAAATAGGATAATTATGGAAGAGAACACTAAAGAAAACGAACACATCGAAGAAGTTGCGACCGAAGAAGCTACCGGCTCTCTTGTATCAAAAAACAAAGAGCGTGGTTTAATTATTGAAAAACTAAAAGCCGAAAAAATAACAGACGGTAAGATTCAAATGATTACTGTCGCATTTGAGCCTATGCTTAATAAGCTAAGAGAATTAGATGAAGAGTACGCAGATATTTTAACGCAGTTAGAAACAGAAGGTCCTACAAAAGAACTTTGCGAAAAAGCTCGTTCACTTAGATTAAAAATGGTTCATTGCAGAGGTGATGTTAAAGGCGTTCATAAACTTCAAAAAGAAGAAACAATCAGATACAATAGAGCTGTTGATGGAGTTAAAAATATTTTTGATTTCGCTGTTACTAGCAAAGAAGAAAAACTTTCATCTATTGAAAATCATTTTGAAGAGCTTGAAAAAGAAAGACTAGCTTCAATTAAAGCGGTTCGTGAAGAGAAGCTAAAGGCTTTTAATTACGATGCTAGCAGCATTGATTTATCAAAGGTTGAAGATAGTATGTTCAACTTAATTTTAAATGGCGCAGAGAAAGCATTCAACGATAAAATAGCCGCAGATAAAAAAGCAGAAGAGGAGAAAAAATTACAAGAAGAGAAAGAGAAACAAGAACTTGCAGATAAATTAAAAAAGGAAGCCGAAGAAAAATTAGCCGCAGATAAAAATAAGAAAGAGAAAGACGAAAAGGCTGCATTGCTAAAAGTTCAACAAGAAGAAATACAAAAGCTTAATGCTGATAGATTTTTAGAATTAGTTCCTTACAATACTAATGCAGATGTTATTGATTTGGGTAATATGACAGAAGATGCTTATTTAAAACTACTATCAGACAGTAAAATAAAGCACGATAGCGATTTAAAAGAGAAGGAGCTGGCTAAAAAAGCTCAAGATAAAAAAGACGCTGAGCTTAAAGCTCAAAAAGAAGCTAACGAAAAATTACAAAAAGAATTAAAGGAAAAGGAAGATGCAGATAAAAAGAAGAAAGAAAAGGAAGAATCGGATAAAAAAGCAAAAGCGTTAGAAGATAAAAGATTAGCAAAACAACCTGATAAAATAAAAATGATTGCTTGGATTGATTCGATACAATTACCTGATGTCATTGTTAAAGAACATGAATCTAAAGATGTTGCTACATCAGTAACTCAAAAGTTCAACGCATTCAAAAAATGGGCTAAGTTAGAAGTTGATAAAATTTAACTAAAAAAAAGATAGTATATTTGTAAATTTATTATATTTGTAGTGCGATAATAAAAAAACTAAAAATGATTTTCAAAAAAAATATTTAAAAAAACGTCTTCAAGCAAGCAGGAACTCTCGTCATTTTTGGCTTTTGTTATCGCAAACCTGCTTGCGAGAAGGCTATTTATTCAATGTTAGTAAGCTCAAAGCATAGACTCGAACTCAACAATAAGCAGAGAACACTAGCGTTTAAACACGCTGGAATAGCTAGACACGCTTGGAATTGGGGAGTTAAAATGTGTCAAGAAGCTTCTGAAAAAAGAGAGAAATTGCCGTCAGCAATGACGCTTCATAAAAAATTAGTTGCGGAAGTTAAAGTTGAAAACCCTTGGTATTATGAAGTTTCAAAGTGCGCTCCGCAAGAGTCTTTGAGAAATTTAGACGAGGCATGGCGTAATTATTTTCACAACTTAAAAAATGGAGCAATTCAGAAAAAGAAAAAATCATATATTTCAGAACGAAAACGAAAAGGATTGCCGATTAATACCAAAAAACTTTTCGACTTAGGTAAGCCAAATTTTAAGAAAAAAGGGATGCGTGATTCTTTTTGTTTAAACTCTCATGCAATAAAAATATCAGGAAATAAAATCAAAGTTCCTATATTCGGTTGGCTTAAAATTAGTGAAAAATATAATGATAGTTTTATTATAAAAGGTGTGGTCATGTCAAGAACGGCTAACGATTGGTTTGTAAGTTTTCATAGAGAAGTTGATAATTTAAAAATTGAAGGAATTGAATCAAAGCCTAGTATCGGCGTTGATTTAGGAATAAAAACTTTAGCGATTTTAAGTGATGGTGTTGAATTTAAAAATGTAAATGCTTTCGGGATAAATAAAAGAAAATTAAAATTAGCGCAAAGAAAACAATCTAAAAATTTCAATAAAGACAGTAAAACACAGAGTAATAACTATAAAAAAGCAATTAAAAAAGTAGCGAAAATTTATCAAAGAATAGCAAATATTCGCAAAGATGCAACTCATAAATTAACAACATATCTTGCTAAGAACCACAGCCTGATAGGGATTGAAGATTTAAACGTGAGTGGAATGATGAAAAACAGAAAGCTATCAAGCGCAATCGCTGATGGCGGATTTTACGAATTTCGCAGACAATTAGAGTATAAAACTCTTTGGTACGGCTCGAAATTAGTAGTAATCGACAGATTTTTTCCATCATCAAAAACTTGTTGTTGCTGCGGAAACATCAAAGAAAAATTAAAATTGTCAGAGCGAATATACGACTGCGAAGCTTGCCAATTGAGCTTAGACAGAGATTTAAACGCTGCGATAAACATACAAAATTATGCGGTGAGTTACACCGTGAATGTCTGTGGAGAGTTACAAAAACAGTCGATTTCGACTGAAACTCAATGAAGCAGAAAGTAAACAGCAAAAATAAAACTTGCAAAAGTTTAGTATTGTATAAGTTTTGCGTAACGGCGATTTAAAAGAAAAGAAAATTACAATAATAAAAATAAATAAATATGGCAAAACAAATGAATATGCTTGCGTTAGCTATTTCAATAGCGTCAAAAGCGTTTGAAGGAAAATTAGATAAAGGCGGTAAGCCTTACATCTTACATTGTTTACGAGTAATGAATGGAGTTGACCAAAGGGATGAAGACAAAATGATTTCAGCTATTTTGCACGACCTTATAGAGGATACTGATGAGAAGTCGGAAATTAATTACACATTCGCTTTGCTTTCAGAAATGGGATTCTCTGAGCGTGTAATTAGAATTTTACATTTACTTACTCATTCGCCTGAAACACCTTATCAAGATTATATAAAAGCTATTTCTGTTGATAAAGATGCTACTGAAATTAAGCTTAGAGACTTAGAAGATAATTCTAATATCGCTAGACTGAAATCAGTTCGCAAAAAGGATTTCGATAGATTAGAAAAATATCATCACGCTTATTTATACTTAAACGACAATTAAGATGAGAGATTTTTATATCTTAGCAAATGAATATCCGTTAACTACATTAGCAATAGCGATATTCATAATTTCAATTGTCTCAATAATTGAAGACGGATTTAAACGTAAAAAATAAACATAAAATGAAAACACACATCTTTAAACCAAAATTCAAATGTATTGTTCAAGGAGAGCAACAATCGGCAGAAGCATACGCTGAAAAATTAGAAGCGTTCGCTAAAGAAGTTCACGCAAGAACCGGATTATCTTACATAGCACCAATTATGACATCTTCATCAGACGGAAGAATGACAACTATGTTTCATTGGTCTGAAAACGAAGAAACAAACGAAGTTGTTTGGGAAAAAGTTGTTAGAGAAATGGCTCGTTTTTTACCTACAATATTAGAAACTTCAATGATTTCAGAAATTGCTCAAGACCTTACTGATAGATACAACCGACCATCTGAAAAATAATAATATGGCAACAAAAATACATACAAAAAGAGTTAAAGAGCGTGTTCAGGAAAAGCGAAACAGGTTTATTGAGAAATATCAAAAATTTGATAAATGGCTTTACTCTATCGGATTTAGAAGCGCAACATTTAAAGAAAATTCTACTTATTTAGATTACAACTATCACACAGACATTGATACTATGTACGCAGTTGAATGTTATATACACGACACTCTTAAACTTTCAATTAGATTTATTCGAGAAAATAAAAGACATATTTTTTATGTTACAGGTGGCGCACCATACGAGCGTTCTGTTGGAATAAAGCTTGTTGATTTTCAGAAAGATATTTTTAGACAAGTAACTGAATTGAAGCGCAAAAAAATTCAAGAATTAAATAAAATACCAACACTATTACTGATTTGATATGTATAAAATTTCATATAGAGGGATATTAAAATACGGTTATGTGACCGTACGGTTTTTTGGCAAAAAAGGTGGTGTAACAAATAAACCGCCAACAAAATTTAGATTTAAAATGATAGCTAATATTTGTTGTTGGTTACTAAACAAATCAGATGAAGAATTTAATACATTTAAAGTAGTAAAAGAATGAAAGCAATCATAACAAGTTTTGAAAAAGACAAAGAAAACAAACTACACAAACACGTTTGCGTAAAAATCCCATTTAAAAATGTAGAAGTCAGTATAGCGTTTGATAACAGCTTAGGCGCTATGGAAGATTTGCGTAGATACAACTTGTGCGTGTATGATAAAAATGGCGCAAACATAACTGAGCGTATCTTAGGAGCATCTGAAAACACACATTCATTTTCTGCTGAATCATTTGTAGAGTTTATCAACAAAGTAAATGATTTTGATAAGCGAGCAGACTTAGGTAACGCTCTTCAAGCTGCTAAAAAATTAATTGACAAAGCTTATGCGTCTCCAAACAACGAAGAGGGTTATAAAGATATTATTCAAGCAATTTCTAACACTAGAATATAATGAGAAAAGACACGCACTCTGCTTTACTTCAAATAAAAGACGATAAAGGTAATGTATCAACAGCGTTCGTTAGTGGAATACCTGATAAGTGCGAACACGATGATAATGGCGAGACCATGCAATTCAACGACGCAGGCGAATATTTTAAAGAAAGTGAAATTCCTGACCACAAAACTAATTATGATGAATGGTTGGCATTCACAACGAAGCATAGATTGACAGGCGGCTGCGTTTCTTGCTCTAAATGTGGAAAGCCATTTGAATTAGATTTATTCGCAATGCCTTAATATTATGAGTAAACAATCATCTCCATACTGGACAGATAATCAAGTAAAGAAGCTTAAAAAATACTTGAAATCTAAAAAAGGAATTGCTCATATAAAAAAGATGAGCGACAACGATAAAAGCATTGTTGATGATTGGACTTTTACGCATGAAGAATGGAATAAAATTAAAGATGTACCATTTATACTAAACTAAATATGAAAACATACATAACATTACTTAATTTTTACGGAGACGGTAAAAGCGAATCTTGGCGATTACCTAATATCCCTAATAAAGGAGATTTAATTGTAATAAACAGCACTAAAGCAATTGTTACTTTTAATGAGTATCGCTTTTCGGAAGACGGACAAATTTGTAATGTTTTTATTCATACAACCGAAATTCCTCAACAGTCTAATCAGCATTAAATGAAGCCAATTAAAAAAAGTGTTTTGATTTGTAGAAAAGTTCGCTTCACTAGCGAAGCACTTGCGAAAACACAATTGTCTGCGATAAGAGAAAAATCAACAAGAAAAAAAGTACCTATTAGAGTGTATCTTTGTAAGTGTGGTTTTTGGCACTTAACATCTCGACCAGACTCTTTTGAACTTGAAAGTGAAGTATCTACACTCAAATTAGAAAATGCGTCGCTCAGCGAGTCTCTAAAGAAGGCAAAAGAGCAGATAAAAGAACAAAGCTATGTACTACAAAGCTTGAGAGATAAATTGCGTAATTGTAGAGCTGATAAAATTAAAGCGTTAAAAGAAATAATAGAATTAAGAAGATGTCAACCGTCAACGAAGAAATAGAATTTAAAAGCACTAACAATCTACTTTTTGAAGTAGCTCCAGGTCCTTATCATACCGATTTCCCTGCTTATAGAGTAGGCACTTGTACGGGCATTTACACTTACAACGAAAATGAATATGTTATTGTAGGCGTTGCAAATAATAAAAAAGGAAACGGCCATTTAAACGATGTGTTTGAATGGTTTGAAAATAGCTGCAAGCGAGATAATAAGGATTTAGTTGTTGCTGAAATAATGAATAAATCATTTATGAAGCATCTTATTGAAAAAAGAGGTTTTGAGTTTCTTAAAAATAATTATGTGATTAAATCTTTCAGAAAATGACAGAAGAGAAAATAGGTAATGTAACAACGATTACATTATCTCACGAAGAATTTATTAAATCTATCAAATCGGGAAAATTCCCTATGCAGTCAGGTCCATTTCTTGTAGATGGAGTTACTAATATAAACATAACGAATGTACCTGTTGGATTTAAAGAATATTACGCAGATTTAGGTTTTAAAATCACGCATACTAATACTGAAAATAATGACTGATAAAAGCACAGGTAGAACAAGTGTAATAACGCTAGACTACTCAGAATATACAGCAAATGATTTTAAACTACCGGCATCAAAAGACGCTTGGAGAACAAACTGGATAACTAAATATGTTTTAAAGAGTGTTCCAGAAGATGTTGTTGATATAGTTCAAAGTTCTCATTCGGGAATGAATCTAACAATTAAAAAAATTAAATAAAAAATGTTTTTAAACGAGCAACTAGAATTCTTTAAAGAGAATATTAAAACGAAACTGATTATGGAGTGTTGTTCTTGCAACAATACTTATGTAGAACATTTTGATATTAAAGAAATTGAAGACTACGAAAAAACAAAACAAGAGTTTGCTAAAAAAGCATACGAGAAAGGCTGGCGATATTCTGTATCAACTATTTTTGCCGGAAGAAGGAATAAAGCCATAAGATGTAAATCGTGTCATACTAACAGAAATAATAAAAATTATTTTGACTAAAAAGATTCAACTTTCGCAAGGCTTTGAAGCGATTGTGGACGAAGAGGACTTCAATCGTATTAGTGATTTCAAATGGCATATAAACAGAACGAAAAGCGGATTAATTTACGCTAGGCGAACTATTGTATATCCAAGAGTTAACGGCGTTCAGTCTAAAACAAAACAATACTTACACAGATTTATTTTAGATAATTTTGATAAAGATGTGAAAATTATTTTCAGAGATAAAAACCCTCTTAATTGCAGTAAATCTAATTTAATAATCGGGAACGAATCTTGTAAATCTTATAACATAACTAAAAGAAAAAAAGGAAAAGTTAAAGGCGTAAGAAAAAAACACAATAAATTTCACGCTAGAATTTTTGACAAAGACAAGTGTATTTTTATAGGCTCATTCGACACCGAGTCTCAAGCCAAAGAAGCTTATGATAAATTAAATTCTGAAATGATTAAAAAAAATACTATTTCTTAATCCAAAGATAAGTCATTGCTCCAGTAGCAGCTCCTCCAACAGCAATCGCAACCCATTTATAAACTATCTGCTTTCGTGTTTGTCTGCGGGCATCTTTTAATTTATTATTATACCCAACGATTGCATAATCATAAATTTTGAAAGCATCTTTATTGTTTTTAATAACCATCGAAAAATTAGCACTTACTTTTTTCTCAGCTTGCAAAGCAGAGTCGCAATAATCTAACTGTACTTCACAAATATTTCGCAAAGTATCACACGTTTGTAATTTGTAATATGTCTTCAATAAAAATTTACTCTGATTTACACTAAAGCAAATCATTGTGTCTTTTTTATCATTTAATGTTACTGTTTGTGAAAACGCTGTTAAAGTCAGAAACGACACCGCTAACATTAGAAGCGTCAATTTGTTTTTGTTTTTTCTCGGATACATACTCTATTTTTGGTTTTAAATGTTCAAGTGAGTCTATTTTTGCTTCAAATTTAATTTCTCTTGCTCTATGATGCTCAGAATCGCTAATTAAGCTATCATTTTCTTGTTTTAAAGCATCTAATTGACTTTTTATTGATGTAGTGTCAATCTCAGGTGAATTACCTTTAAATGCAATATATGAAACTATTGCTAGTGCAATGCTCAAAATGATAATTACGATTGTTTTAGTGTCTAGTTTCATGGCTTATTCTTGATTATATTTTTTCTTTAAAGCTTTGTATGTTGTGAATTGAAAAATAATTCCAAAAACCAACACTAATGCAATGCAAGTTACTAATTGTTTTTCGCTTTTATCTAGTATCATTTTGTTTCTGTTTTAGTTGTTGTTTCTGTTGTGCTTTCTGTTGCGTCTTCACTTGTACTCTCAATTGTTTTTTCTTCTATTGAGCCAGTTGTTTTCTTTTTACCGTATTCGTTTATTCCAAATAACGCTAAGATAGCGCCGAAGTCAGCGCCAAGTATTACTGGAAACAAACTAAAATCTCTATTCAAGAACGCATAACTACACCAGTACTCGTGCATCTTTATAACACAATACATTAAAGAAATGATTGTTAGTTTTTTACCACTAAGTCCCTTGTTAGAATTATCTAACGAGTACAAACTTTTTTCAATCATCTTAGAAACCCAAGTGTCTCCAAATGTTGTTTTAAACCAAATTAATAACTTCTTTAACATAACATTTTTTTAATTAGTGAAACCGTTGAACTTAACTACTACACTACCGCCTTTACAGCCTGCGCTTCTTGTCGGATTACATACTTTACTTGAATCTACTTGTTCTGGTTTTAAAACGCAAGATTGCATACCGTTAGTGTTCGTGCAATTTGTACAACCGTATGGGAAAACGCCAATTAAGTTAGTGTTCTTGTACATCGAATCGTTATAAAAATATCTTACATCAGGAAATGAATTTGTTGCAACCCAATTGCAGCCGCCTATTAAAGATACTGACATTAAACAATTAACGCCGCCAATTGCGCTTATATCAATTGATTCTTGAGTTGTATTTAGATTAAATTCAAATGCGTTTATGCCAGTTATCCAAGTTTCACTAAAACAATTTATAGGTTGTGCACCAAAACTTACATTTGCTGAAAATCTTTTTATTGAAGTGTAGCTTACTGAATCGCTAGCGTGTAAATAAAAACTTCCTACTAATCCTGTTTGAGTTATGCCGAAAATACTATCTACATTTTGCACATAATAAGTTGCTAGGCTATCTTCGTAGCCTGATAAAGTCAAAAAGACTAAAACACTATCGCTTGTAGTATTAACTATTTTCAACTCAGTATTTGAGCTTTCGCTTTTAACACTTTGTTTTTGTTTTACTTTACTGATATTAGTTACTATGATTGCTGCAACAGAAGTCATTGCTATCAATGAAATTATTGCTAATGATATTCTTAATTTTTTCATAAATTTATTTTAAGTTGTTGGGTACTTGTTTGCTACAAATGCTCTTGCGTAGTTTCCTATTTTAACTTCTATGTCGTCAACTGTATCTGTTTTTTCAAGACGACAGAAGCCAACATCTAAATTCTCAAAGCCATTGTATGTTTGATTTACAATGCCTGTTCTTATTACAACAGTTATTCCGTAAACACCTTCTTTATTTAAGAAAGGCACTTGTTTTGATGTTGAAGATTTTAAAACGTATTCCATTTTTTTATTTTTAAATTATTATTAGTTAAACTATTTTAACATCATTTCCGCTTCTCCATAATGAATTGGCAGGTAGTCCAGCTGGCGTTCCTGGCAAGTCCATAACGATAGCGTTATTACTCAAATCAACTCTCAATAATGGCGTGTTTCCGAAAAATAAAAAATCAACACCTGTTGCACTTACTTTTATTCCAGTACTATTAATTCCAATTAATACAGATTGATTAAATGATGCTCCCGACGCTGTATTATAAGTTCCTAAAACAATCAAATCGCTTGTTGAAGATATATTATTTCCATTTCCGTAAATTCCACAATTACCCAATTGGTCTATTACGTTATTAACCCCCGCTAAAAGTAATCCGCTTGAGTTAGTTATTGTATTTCCTACGCCTAAAAGATTTACAAAAGATGAGTCTGATGAAAAATTACTTTCTCCTGTAATGTAACTTGATTGAACATTTGAAAATGTATTATAGTTTCCTAAGAAAGAAGTACTTGTAACATTCAATAATTCATTTGAATAACCGAAGTTAAAAAGACTACTTGAATTAGTAAAATGATTGAATCTACCGAAATTAAATATAGACGAAGAATTATCTACTTGAGAATAATCACCAAAATTCCAAAAATCAGTTGCGTTCGTGAAATTATTCGCACCTCCAAAATTTATAACTATTAATGAATCCTCGAAAACATTTCCGCCATCTCCTAAGTAAGAAAATATATATTGATTAGAGCCGACTAATGTTCCAGTACCTCCAATATTATTCATAAAGAAATTTCCTAACGCATCTCTTGTTTTAAGAAACAATCCTGATACATCATTAATAGCGAATGTATTTGAGCCTAACGCATCTATTACAGTAGGTTGTAATAATAAACCACCTAACTGAATTATACCGCCTGGCGCAACTAGCAAGCCGTTATTAGCTCCTGCTATTGCGCTAGCTCCGCCAATTCCTAATCCTGATGCTGCCCATTCATTTTGATTCGCTACATTGCATTTTATATTTGCCCCGTCTGTATTTACAACAATACTAGCTTGATTGTTTACAATATTTCCTAACGAAGCTGAGAGCGTTAAATTATTTAAGCTAAATCCTGCACCAACATCATTTATATAAACGCATCTCGAAGCATATAGCAATCCATTACTTTGAATGTTTTGCAAAAATAAAGTAACTTCGCCTAAAGTAGTATCTACATTTATAACATCGTATGTATCCATAATTGCACCTGAGAAAGGTCCAGTTATTTGAATTACATTTTTTGGCGATATATCATTCCCGTTTTTCATTTAAGTATGAAATTTAAAATTAAAAACGCTACTGCAAACAATAACAAAACAACTCTAATTGGAAAATTCAATTCAAAAATTGCTGTTGAAGTGGTAGACTCATCCGTAAATCTCTTAGTGTATATATTTTTGTTTAATTTATTTCTAGTGTAATAATAAAATCCGTCGTGAAAAAAACTAAATGAGCAAATAAAAAATAACAATATAAAATAATTTGTTACCGCAAATAAAACGCCTGCAAATAAAGCTCTCTGTACAACATAAATCCAATGAATGTTAATTGACTTAACGCCATTCAATGCGTGATAGTAAAACGCTTCTCTAGCACCCTCAAATGAAGCGTACATAACAGATAATATTGCGAATAAGTAAATCATCATTTCTTTCCCCAAAAGCCCTCATATCCTTTATATTCTCGCCAAGCTTGCCAAAAGCAAATTAAGTTTAATATAACAGTTGCAGCTAATATAATTATTTCTACTACTTTTGACATATCTCCAGCATCTTTGATTAAATTATACCAAATTAAGAAGATAACTAAATTTACAAATAACAAAATTCCTATTTTACCTTTGTTGTCTAATAAATATTTTACAAAACCTTTCATTATTAAAATTCTTTTAAAATTGTGTAAGTGAAAAACGCTAGTTTAGTCGCTTTTCCGTCATCGTGAACAACCTTAAAGTCAGCAGGATTGTTTAATACAGTACAGCCCGCACTCCACTTGTCTATTATTTGAGAAATAGCTTTTTCATTTGCTCTATGAATATTAATTCCAAACATTCCTGTTTCTGTAATAGCGCCTTCTTCTGCAATATCGTTTAAGTTCTTATCTCTGTAAACCGTGATTGGCTTTGCTTGAACAAACGCTTCATATTTACCTTGATGTAAACCTAATTTCCAAGAATCGATATATTGATTAGGAACTACAAGAGCAGCGCCTTTAGGATTTAATAAATTTTTCAACCAATGAGTTCCTGGATTCGTCGTACAAGAAAACCATTTTATTTTATCTCCACTAATAACGCCAAATAAATCATCAAATTTATCTTTCTCGTTTGCTTTTGAACGAACTGCTACAAAATGAAAATCAAACCATTTATAGTTTAATCTTTTATATTCAGCTTTTAATTCTTCGATTGTATATTTTTTCATAATCTTAAAAATTTGGTATGATTGGCTTTCCTTTATAAAATCTGTAACCTACATAAATACTAGCTACTGCAATTATCGCTATTAGTGCGTAACTTGTTTTTCTTTTAAAAGCTCTTAAATAAGCTCTCTCATCAACTAATGTATATGTGAATGAATTTCCGTATAACGCTTCCTGCTTATCGCATAGAGCTAAGAATTTAGCGAAGTCTTCTGCATTTTCAAACACATTGCAACCAGCCGAGTATTTGTCAATTACCTTTGTTGTACCAACTGCATTCGCTCTATGAATATTAATTCCAAACATTCCAGTTTCTTCTTTTCCGTTATTGAAGTCAAGAACAGCATTTCTATCATAGTCTCTGTAAACAGTAATTGGCTTCGCTTGAGTTAAAGCTTTATACTTTCCTTGGTGCATTCCTATTTTCCAAGCTCCAACATACTGACCTTCTTTTAAGATTGCAGTACCTTGAGGACTCATTGGATTATTGAGCCAAAAAGTGCCTGGGTCAGTAGTTATATTAAACACTTTTCCTTCACACTTACCAGTATCATTTTTCCAAAAGACATACATCTTGTCGTCAAACTTATTTGGAACAGTTCCATTGTGTCTAACGCCAACAATGTTCAATTGATACGGCTTCGAGTAAAGAATATATTTCTTTGACTCAAGAAGCCGTATTAATGAACGTATGCTTTTATTATCTTGTACTTGCATTTTTTATTTGCTTAATGCTTCAACTTTAGCTTTAGATTCAGCTAATTTTTTAGTCCAGATAGGAATTCTTGTTCTGTCTTGTTTAACTTCTAATGAGCGTTTTTTAATTAACTCGTGCGCTTGTTTAATTTTAGAAGTTAAGATGTTAACTCGACGTGTCCAATGAGCTAATTGTTTAGCTTTTTCTTTTGCAGCTTTTTGTTCTTTTGACTCTTTCACAACAGCAGCAACGGCAGCAGGTTTTCCAACAGCGGCAGCTTTCGCAACAGCAGGAGTTTCAGTCGCATCAGCATAAGACATAATTTCATCTTTACCTGTTACATCAGCTTCTAATAAATCTTCATCGGCAGGTCCGTAAGAATAATCTCCATCGAAATCATACATCGGGTCCATTCCTAAAACGTCATCGCCAGACTCTTCTTCATCGCCTTCTGCGTTTGCGTATTCTTCTGCATCTAAATCATCGTCGCCATCAGCACTAGATTTTAATTCAGCAGGTCCAACTTTACTTTTATTTTTGAAATCAGTTGTTAATAAAGCATAAACTCCTACACCTAGTATAAGAGCAATCGCTACTTGTTTTGCATTTACTTTTGTTGTCATTTTTTTAGTTATTTGTTATTTGTTTGTATTCATTTTAATTGTGTTCAGTAAGTCCAATATTTTATCTTGCTTATCTTCGATTCTTGAAACTCTGTCTTGTAAGTTAACTCTTTCAACTTCACTCATACCTTTGAATATAGCAATGTTTGCCATATCATTTTTAATTGAAACTACATCCGCTTTTATTTCTTTAATGTCAGAAGAGTGAATGTCTAGTGTTGATGACGTTTTATAATAAAATCCGTACCCAACTCCTAACGCAACTATTAATGCTGCTGTTAAACTCACTACATTTGAAATTAGAGAGCTTTTTTTGATGTGGTTTTCTAGTGTTTGTGATGCTGTTGCGTCCATAGTGCTGTGTTTTTTTATTCTTTACTTTTTTTACTTTTAATGAGTGTTGGAAAGGGCTAGCCCTTGAGAGAATCAACCCCGAAGGGCTAGTTCTTGAAAGGGTCAACCCCGAAAGGCTAGCCCTTGAAAGGGTCAACCCTTTCCAACTAAATATTTCAATGTACTAATTTTTTATTCTAACTCCTGAATCTTGTATTGCAATGTTTATTCCTTTAAATCCAACAACCGTCGGAGATTGTCTTTCTACTCTCATTGATATTCTAAATATTTCAGAAAGTTCTCCGAATATTATCGGAGGTTGTCCTACTGCCGTATTTGGATTTTTTATTCCAATTGCTAATTTAAAATTCACAACTCTTTTTCCAAAATTACCGTGCTTTCCTTGAAATTTAAAAAAAGATATACTCTCATTTAATCTTGACGCATCAGGAACAACCCATATTGGGCTAGGTCCACTTTGGTCTGAATATCTCATAAACTGCAAAGGATTAAAAGCTAGTAATGTTTTGTTGTATGCTCCTGCGCCGAACGTGTATTCTGTATCTAACGGTATCGCTGTTGAGCCTGAATAAAAAGCGCCATTAGGAAAATTAATTCCGTCTTGATGCGTAGGATGATAGTATGAGCCTTTTTTAAATTTTTTAGTTGGCACGCCTAGAATCTTCTTTCTGTAAGGTCTAGCAGTTCTTGCCATAAATAAATAATACTTAGGTTGATGTGATAAAAATGATTCCGACTCTCCTGTGAAAGGCAAATAGAAAGAATATAAATCGTTATACAGATTAGAAGAATTGAATACTCCTATTTGAATTAAAGGCTTTGGTATAAATATTGAACTAGATGAAGGTGTAGATGAGCCTTGAGCTAAAATACCGTATTCTGTTTGACTTGAAATAAATATTTCTATTTTACTTCCATTCTGATTCATTACATAACTCGTCGTATTTTCAATTGTATTCGCAACAGTTGAAACAACAGTTATATTATTTGCAGAGGCATTATCGTCAGCATCATCTACAAATATTTTTGTAGATACTGCGCAGCCAAAATTTATAATCTCAGGTAAATAAATAGTTATCGGACCAGTCGATGTTTTACATATAAAACGAATCTCGTTGTTTTGCAAGTTAAATTGAGCTGGACTAACTCTTAGTATATAATTTGTACCGCCTGGTATTGTAATGTAACTCATTTTTCGTTTTTGCTCGTATCTTTAAACCATTGTGTCTAGCACTCCTTTTGAGCCTAGTAATTTTAATATGTATGATGCTGTTTCTTTTGGCAATTGCGGCATCATTTCTTCTATTGTTCCTGTGAATGAAATTATTTTTTTCGCAACAGCTCCGTATCTTCCCCCGTTGTAAATAGTAACAACTTTATCCATTCTTATTCTTCCGTCAGGCTGAGTAAATTCATCAATCAACTGCTTTAAAAGAATTGAGCCAATAAGTAAATTAAGCTCAGGTTTAAATAAATCTTCTTTTGTGATAAATGTTTTACCTAAAGAAGTTTGTCCTTTCTTAACTGATTCAATTAAAGAATATCGAGAGCCTAAATATTTTTTAAGTATTGCAGCTTCTGGCTCAGATAATCTTCCTGCGCCTTTTTCTTTAACTAAGGCGTCTGATGCTGCGGCAGGAGAAACTTGCATTAATCCTATTGCATAAGGAGACTTAGCGTTAGGGTCTCCAGCACTTTCAATAAAAGTAAACGCTTCTAGTAACTCACTAGGAACATTTGTTATTTCAGCTATATTATTTATGAATTTTCCAAACTTAGGCCTTATCACGCTAACTATTTTAGCTTGATTAGCTTTAGCTGAAACATCGTCGTAATACGCTTTGTTTATTGCTGGTATTTTTATATTTAATTCTGCTGACATTATTATCTAACGAATTTTATTTTACTTTTTTTAGCATCAGCCGTAACACCGCCTTTAGCTTTATTTTTCTTCTCAGTTTTGTTCTTGTCATAGAAATAAAAAGCTGTTGAAGCTGCCGCAACAACAAGTATAACTAACAATAAATTTCTAGTTTGCTTTTCCACGTTTTTTACTTCTTAGCGTTACCGTACATATTAGCTTGAGACTTACTACAAGGTGCATTGTATGTGCGTGTATTTCTACCATACTTATCGTACCATCTGCAATAGTCTTTATTATTCTCTACTGTATAAACCCATTTCTGAGTATCTTTAACATCAGGCGGTGGAGTTGAATCTGATTTAGATTGTCCGTTTGCACTTGAAAAATCTGAACTTTTAGCGACTTCTTTTTTAGTGAAAATTTTATCAGCAAACACTAATCCTGCAACTACGCCTAAGCAAGTAACAATAATTATTTTATCTTTTGTTGTTGTACTCATTTTAATAAATATTAAATAAAACTTGTCATCATTTTTTTAGTTAGCTCGCTAGCTACTGAAATATCTTTAGCTAAGTTAGAGCCATTGTAATCTTTTACCATTTTAGAGTTGAAGTCAAATATTTTACCTGATTTATTAACTCCGTTTTCTTTTAGTACTAAAACTAAACCGTTAGGTAAATTCGCTCCTGTTATCTCAACATTTGCATTTGATGAATTAACAAATCCAAACTCTGCACCTAAGTCTTTCTTTTCCCATTGAATTTTGTCAGACATAATTATTTTACCGCCTGAAACGACGTTGAAGTAAACTATTTTTTTATCCCAATCAACTTTAGTAACTTCTAGCTTAGAAGCAGAAGCCGATTGTTGTTTACTTGATGAGTCTTTAGACTGATTATCAGACATTGAACCAGTTTTTTTCTTATCATTCATAACTTTATAAATGATGAAACCTGCTACACCAGCTACTAATACTGAGCATACAGCTATTACTATTTTAGTATCTCTTTCCATTTTTAATTTTAAAGCGATGACGTTAAACTATTCAACGATAAATGTAAGCATTTTAACCATACAATTTAACGCCATTGCCATTTTTTTGTTATTTAATTCCTTCTAAGTACTTAATTATTGGCGATTTCGCCATTACAACAATGTTCTCAGAGTCTTTTATTAAATTTTTAAATTTAACGAAATCTGAATCATCCATTTCAACAATTTTATTTTTACTAAACGTAATCGCCCAATCAAAATATTTAACCGAGTCAGTTTTTGACATCGAACTCATTAAAAAATTAGCGACTAAATTCCCTGCCGTGTCTAGTTTTTTACCTTGTAAGTTAACTAACTCAAATCTTAAATCTACTTTTTTCATACTCATTTATTTTTATTTATTTGTTTATAATTATTATCCTTGCACTTCAACAGTTACATTAAAATTCGCTCCGTTCTTAGTTACATCAACTGTATTTAAAGTGAAGTTATCTACTGCTAAAACAATTATAGCATTTGTAGAATCTCTCTTAACACTAACAATCGGATTTAATGTATTTAAGTTGTGCGTTATTGTTACAGGCGTTCCGCCGCCAACAGTAGTTGAAGGGGAAGTGTATTTATGCGGCAAGAAATCTGCGTTTTTTAACTTCAACGGAGTTATTGCTTTCGTGTCGTTAGTGCCAGTATTCGTCTCTGCTTGAGTAGCAATAGCTATAACGCCAGCGACAGTTTCACTAGCAGGAATAGTATTCCCTTGAACAACAGTCCAGTCAGCTAATGTTACAGGAGTATCAATATTTGCGAACAAACTATCACCAACTTCCAATGTAGTTCCGAAGAAAGGACCTGCAACAGTAACAACATAATACCAACCTTTTAATATGCCAGCACCACTTGTTAAGTTCGGCACATTTGTAGTTGCGTTATAACCTCCTTTGAAATTTAAGTTGCCAGTAATATCATTCATGTTCGCAACGACTTGTATGTTCAATCCGTCGTCATACAACAATCTACCTGATGTTGTATCGAACATAAATCTTCCTTTGGACGGCGCACCACCTGTTACAAAGCCAGTTCCGTTTTGCGCTCTTGCATTTATTAATTCGTTTAGCGTTAAGTCTAAATCTACTGCTATTAATTGATTTGCCATTTTGTTTTTATTTTTCTTAATTTATTATAATTACATTGTCAGTCATGTATCTAATTGAGTCTTGAGGAAATGCGATTCTTAGTTTTAAGAATTCATCGCTAACCATTTTTAATTCTACTTGATATGTACTTACATAATCAGAGCAGATGTCATGGCTTTCATCTAAATCAACTTTTAAATTCCAACCAAATCTTCTATTCATTAATTCTTTAAACCCATTCCAAAAATCATATTTGATTGTTTTTTCGTCGCTTCTTTTTAATATTTTAGTTAACGATTTTTGAATCTCTTCGTTTGTTGCTGTTGGTTTAAGTATTGTGAAATCTCCGTTCGGAGAATATTTCTTTATTCTAAACGAAAGTCTGTCAGCTTGCACTCCATTTTCGTTAGCATCAACAATATACAAAGCTCCTAATTTCTCGAAAACTATTCCAACGTGATTAAAATAAGAGCTATCGCAATTTTGTATAATGCTTGCGACTAGCCCTCTTCCATGAAATAAAACAATATCACCATCTTTGATGTATTGTCTTACTCTACTGTATTTTTCAGTTATAGTTTCCATTTTAAAAATTATAAAATATTTATAGCTCTCGTATCTCTGTGTAACGGATATAATTCTTCATGTTCTAAAGGCAAAATACCAATATTTTCTAAAGTTTCTCTTGTTGGAGCGACAATGTAATTATTGCCTAGTGCTTGAATAAATCCACTTAAAACGAGTTTTTGATTCATAAATTTAGTGACTTTTATATCTTGCATAACTGGCTCTTCTTCTGTGCCGACATTTTCTTGGCCAGTAATCTCTTCCCATTCTTGCCTTTCCAAATCTATTAAAGTGTAGGTTCTTAAAAATTCTTTACTAATTTCCCCATTTGGATATAATTCAACTTCCCAATATTTAACTCTACAATACATAACAACATCGTTTATGTCGCATAAAGTTTCTAATCCTGCATACTTACGTTTAACCGTAGCTCCTTTTCTTGTTTCATTTACGGTAATCCAACCGTTATTTTGCAATGTAGTTTTCATAATTTTTTTATTCTAGTTTAATATCTCGAAATAAACATCTTCAAAAGTAACTGATACTGACGCTGATGGATTTACCCAAGCCCAATTAAAATTTATTGATTGAGCAATAGTAGTATTATAATTAAAATTACTAATATTTGGATTTATAGCATTTTTTACAACCCTAGTACTACTTTCACACTCTATATATAAACTAGCGTTTAAAGTAGATGATATTCCTAAAGATGTCCATACCATATCCGCTTGACCTCTGAATCCTCTGCTTGTTTGATTATTTTCAAACTGCATATTCGCTAATCTAACTGTATTTGAACCCGCTTGTAACCTTAAATTTACTTCACTACTACCAGCACCAGTACTGTAACGACCTCTAAAAGTAACCCTTAAACGCTTACCTACAACTAAACTATTTGCGGGAATAGTATAAGTATATCCAGTTCCAGTTATATTTGTTGGTACACCAGTATTACCAACTGTATTTGAAACACCGTTTGAGCCTCCTAAAAAACCCGATAATACTTTGTTCCCAATTAATTGTTGTTCAATTAATGATTTTCTGACGCTGTCATTCCACGCCATTCCTTCTGTTAAAGTTCCGATATAAGGCGTTTGAGGTTGAAGAAATAATGTTGGTCGTGAAGCGTCACCACCCATTAAATCTAACTTAGCTACTGGAATAGATGTTCCGCCTATAATTGCATTCAAAACATCAATTTGAAGTGCTGCGCCAACGCCGCTAGATTGAGACAGGCGCAGTTTTCCGTTTACATTAATTTTATCTGTTAATCCTGGCGTAACGCCAAACCCCATAGCTCCATTACCCATAACGTATATAGTGTTACCTACAGGCGCCAATGAGTTCGTTAGTGTTATGTTTATATCTGTTGGATTTGTGCCGCCGCCTTTTACAACTAACTGTCCGTTTACTGTGTCCCAACTGAAATTAGCGTCAGTAGAAACGAATCCATTTACATCAGTAACTAAAACTTTATTCGCTAATAGAGTTCCGAACTGTGCTGATAAACTATAAACTTGAGTTCCGGTATCAATAAATACACGCTTAGATACCGTATCGTACATAAGCCTTCCAATAGTAGCAGGATTAGCAGCAGGAATAACTGCAAGATTTTCAATTCTTGTATTCTTCGCTTCGTTTCCTGACAAATCAACATTTACGCCTATTTCTTTATTACCTGCCATACTCTAGTTACAATATACCCAACCTGTTGTTGGTTTATTAAGTGTTATTATTACTTCATTGTTATCACTCCAAAAAACTTTAGCTAGTATCTCATTGAACAAATCATCAACGACTTGAACAGAACAACGCTTATTTAAGTTATGAGAAACATTCCAAGTTGTTGAAGGTGCGACTTGATGAAACACGAAATTTTTATCGCCTGTTACCGGCGGCGTAACTAATAAACCAGATACAGTCCATTCGTTTTGACTAGCTACATTGCATTTTAAATTAGCTCCATCGCTAGTTATTACAATACTAGGGTTATTGTTTACTAAATTGCCTAAAGAGCCTACTATTGTAAGATTATTTGTGCCGAATGTATTTGTAACATCGTTTATGTAAACGCAACGAGAAGCGTAAAGTAAATTTCCGCTTTGAATGTTTTGTAAAAATAAAGTTACTGGACCAAGAGTTGTATCAACATTAATGACATCATAAGTATCCATTATAGCACCCGAAAATGGTCCTTTTATTTGGATTACATTTTTGGGTGATATATTGTTTTGATTCATATTAGTCAGTTAATATTTCTTTTATAGTTATCTCTCGAACGAACTTGTTGCCCTGTGTTAAATATATGTAGAATTTAGGGCTAAACTCTTCATCTACTGGTTTCATTATAACAAAGAAATCTTTATGACTACAATTTAATTCGATTGAGATATTCTCTAACGCATTTTGAATTGTATCGAATGTAGCTTTTTCTTTGTTAATTAAGCCACCCATCATTTCATCTAAAAGTCCCATACTGATTTATTTTTTATTGGTTTATATTAATTACAAACATAATAAAAAAGAACGTCTTTTTTCTCAAAACAATTCAACAAGTTATTAAACTTTTTCTTTCTTAGCGGCTAGTATTTGCTTTAACGTCGTTTCATATATGTATGGAATTCCAACAGAGAATCCCCAAATAGAAACTTTAAGCTTAATGTCTAGTTTTATTTTTAAATCTTTTGAGCTTATCGCAACATCTAATAAACTTCTCCCTATCGTATCTAAAAGCTTCTTAGGGTCAAAATTTACATTAACAGCAATATCACTCGTCTGCTTAGCTTCGATAGTGTTAGAAGAGTAATTTACAATTTTTGTTACAAAAACATTGTTGATGTAAACTTTGTAGTCCTGTTCTTTTATCTCAAATTTTATATCACTCTTATTTGTGAACAATAAAAATAAATCTAAGTTTACATTATTAAGAGAAGCATTGTTTACTTTCATTCGCTTGAACTTAATAACATAATTCATAATCTTTTTATATTGTGAATACAATATTGCTCCAGTAATACTAACCAATCCTATGGCGCACATTATAATATGTTTTTTTTCTATCTTCATCATAATTAAAATTTAACTTTCGTTTTTTAGTTTTTCTAATTTTTTAGCATTAAACTTAGACATATTGTACTTACCTCTCTTAACTCCTAACCTTTGCGAAGTCATCAACGCTTTCGTTTCTTCGGAAAATTTCTTTCCAAGTTTTGCTTTTCTCATTAATAATATAGAAGCTTCTGAGTTTTTTCTACCTCTAATTTTAATCAATCTCTTTTCAATCCTTTCTTTCGATTGTTTTTTTCCTTTATTTGCAAGTATAATTAGCTGCTTTGTTTCCTGTGTGTGAATTCTACCTTTGCTTGATATTCCTATATTTTTTCTATGCTCCTCTGAAAACGCAATTCCTTTACGGCCATTACTTATGTTTTTTCTATGCTTTTCTGATTTAGGAATTCCTTTTGAACGAGATGAAAGTTTATCTTTAGTTGTTTGACTTACAAAATTTGAGCCCTGTCCTCCAATCGCAGAATTAGTTAGTTTAAATCCCCATTGTTTAAATTGAGCAATCCAATATATTTCCCAAAATTCCCAATCTTCTACCGAAACCTCATCGATTATTTCCATAACGGGAAGTAGTCCATTTACTCTTAGTGATTTTATCCACCTATCTTTATGGCTATCTTTATTGTCTTTTCGTAAATGACCTCCTAATCTTTTTTTTAGACTGTTAGCTTTTCCAATATATCTAACTTCACCATTTCTAGGGTCGCTTAAAGAATATATGTATGAAATATCTAACATTTTATTTAAGTTTTATTTTTTTAATCTCATTCATAAGAATAGTAGTAACGCCAATAAATCCAAGAACAACTATACCAAACTTAATGTAGTTTATGTATTGAAGTCTTTTTACTTTTTTTTCAAGTAATGCGATTCTTTCTTCGTTAGTGCTTTCCATAATTTAAGGTTTTTTCTTAGCGAAAAATTGTGCGATTGAAACTATACCAAAAAACGCAGCTATTACAGCAGCAGTTTGAATGTAGCTTTGATACTTAATGTTTTTCACATCTTTTCGTATCTCTTCTAGTATCGGGTCTTGATTAAGAATAGGCATTATTTTCCTTTTTTAGATTTGTTTTTATAAATAACATACGCAACAATTCCTCCAACTACTAATAGCACGCCAACTCCAATACTGATTTTAACAGCGGTACTCATAGCCGGCTTATCTGTTGTTTCTGTTGCTGATTTAGCTAATGCGGCAGCAATTGCTTTATCGCTTTCTGTTTCGTTTCCTAACGTAGAAGCAACTTGTCTTTGCGTTTCAGCTTGACTTAATTTAGCTTCTGTTCTGCCTGCTTTTGAATAAGCACGAGATTGAGCGCCTAGATTTCTTCTATCGTTTCTTTGTGCTTTTGAATCTTCACGCAAAGCTCTACGTCTAGCACGTTCATTTTTATCAAGAATAGTTCCTGAGCCAAAACCTCCACGGCGTTTTTTTCTTTTTTTACCTGATGCGTAAGAGAAATCTCCATCCGCACTTGAATAAAAATTATCTTCGTCGTAAGGATTACCTTTCATTGCATTCATCGGCATAACTACATCGTAGTTAAGTACCTCGCCATCCATGTTGCTAAAATCTCTGAATTCCATTTTATTTCTTTTTTAATTGTGTGTAAAGTATATATGCGCTAACAATCAATACTGATGTTATAACTATTGTTGTTATAGGATTATTTTTCGCTAACTTAGCTCCTTTTTTAATACCGTCAATCGGCATTTTCGCTAAGTCATTTATAAACCCATTTATTTTATTCGCCTGTTGAACTATAAGACTATTGCCTGTGTCTAATCGTGATTGTATTGCAATCTTTGTTAACTCATCAGGATTAGTTATTCCTTTAACAACAGCGTCGTTTATAGGCGCTGCGAATTTCTTAAACCAGCCTGGTCCATTCCAAGCTGCGTAACTGAAATGAAAAACTAATCTAGGGTCTGCATTAACGATTTCTTGAGCTTTAGAGTTAAGATAGTTCTGTGAATCCTTTAAATAAACAGGGTACATAACTTTCGTTGCTAAATCTTTTAACTTCGAGTTAAGTTCGCCGCCTTTATAGTTCCACTTCCATACTGATTGATTTTTATTTTTATCAATCGTGTTCCAAAAATCGATACCGGCTGGAGTAGTGTTTATGCTACCGCCAGCCTTTCTATCGATTCCGAACATTGTTTCTCCGCTAGACGAATATCTACTATCGCCAGTACTATGCCAAGAAGGATTGTAATATCCGCCTTCTAGTCTGTCAATGACTTCTTTTGTTACTTTAGAGAATCCGTCTTCGCTAATCATTATTTTATTTTTTAAACTTTAGTTTTGAATTAAAGTTCCGTTTGCTACAACTTTGTAATTTACTCCGTTCGTGCCTGTGATGAATAACCAAAACAATCTTCCGTCAGAAGTTTTTTCAACTTTCTTTACAGTACCTAAAAGCATTCCCTTTTGAGCATTTCCTGATAGCTGATTTGACATATTATAAATTTTAGTTACAGCGCCAGCATAAACTTTTTTTCCATTCGCTGCGTTAATATCTCCTGCTAATAAATCAGTAGCAGAAACTTTGTAGCCGCTACCGCTATTATTAGAAGTAGCAGACGTGTTTGATTTTGTAAAATCAGAGCCATAAGTTTTAAAAGCTTTCGCTGTCTTTTGACCCCACTCACCATCCTCTTTCAAGGCAGGCTTAATTCCTTTTGCATTTGCAAATTTTTGGAATTTTAAAATGTCTTCTTTTTTAGTCAATGCTCCGCTACCAGCAGTAACAACATTACCAGAAGTGTGTACGCTAGTTATAGGCTTTGAACCGCCGGAAGAAACATTTTTATTTTCCTCTTCTGGAGTCTGTGTTGTTGAGTCATCTTCGTCTTGCTTTCGCTTCCAAAAGATATACCCAACAACACCACCTATAACAAGAAGACTTCCTATAATCAGGACTTTCTTTCTTGTTGACTTCTCCATTTTTTTACTTTTTAGCTGTTACTGTTTGTGCTGTTGGAACGCCCGCTTTAGCTTTCATTTTACCTTGAATCATAGCTCCTGCTACAACTCCAACAATTGCTAATGCGCCTAAAGCCCATTTGTTTTCAACTTTACCGAATTTTTTCGCTGCGAAAAAAACGGCAACTCCACCAGCGATTGCGCCAATTGGATTTCCTGTGATTTTTGATACTTGCTCTTTCATTTTGTTTTTGTTTTTATGGTTTTTGTTTTGATTTATTTAATTTATATTCCAACTACCCCTGACGCTCCCCATCTTCCGTTGTAGCCAATTCTTAATAATGCTACGCCGTTATCAAATTGTAAATTTGCTTTTTCTTTACCGTTGATTAAATCAGCGACTGGGAAAGCTTCTGATTTAAACCCGTTAATTGTGATGTCTGCCGCTTTATTATTCAAATCTACAATGAATATTTTAGCGTTAAATAAGCCGTTAAAGCTTTTAATTTGAGGTAATTGAATGTCAACTTTACCTAATGAAGTATCGCACAAAATACGAACTTCGCTACTTGTTTCAACATTTAAACTACTGTTACGAACTGATAACGCATAGTTGCCAGCTACTAATTTTACTACTCCGTTTCCGTTTAAAGGAACATTGATGATTTCTGCCATGGTTTTTTGTTTTTGATTGTTTATATTTTATTTTATTTTTATTTAGTATGTTGGTATTGCATTGAAATAATTTGCTAATGCTGGATGCCATTTACCTTCTGATAAGAATGGAATCGCTAAATCATATTTTGTTTTATCTGAAAATGCTGCGTATGTAACGCTGTTCAATGCGCTCTCGCCTTTCATCGCTTCAAACAACCCTTCTTTAAACTGAGCATTATAAACTTTATCTATAAATGCAAGCGTGTTTTTATTTTTAATTCTAGCCAAAGCTTTCATAAATGCTTTAACATCAGTACCCCCGCCTTTCATTGCGGAATAAAGTTCAACTACTGTATTTGCTATTGCTTTTTTTATTAAAGCGTTTTTATATGCCCCATATAAATTATCAATTTTCATTTTATTCAAATCTATTTTAGTGCCACGGACTAACTCCATTCCACTATCAGTAGCTTGACTTATATCAACTTGGCTAGGCATTTTTGCGACATAATCTAAAATAGCCGTTGCATCTTTTTGATTTTTGTTTCTGTAATATAATAAAATACCAATCGCAACAACTGACAAGCTAATGCCGATTGCTACTTTTTTTTGTCTTGGTGTTAATTTACTTAAATTCATTTTATTTTAATATTATATTAATGCTGCTTTAGTAGCCGCTCCAACTGCTTTTGCAGGGTCTTTCCCAATATTGAATATAATCATAGCTAGCCCGCCAATAACTATTACGCCAACTGCTAATGTTGCGTATTTTCCAACTTTCAAAACACTACTTACCGAATCCGCAATGCTTCCTCCTGCGTCAACAACATTATCCCAAACACTTTCGTTTATTACAATATTGTATTTATCTTTTAAATGCTGTCTAATCGCACGAGTGTTAGCATTTCTACTACCTCTTTTCTCCCAAACATTTATAAATATTTGTTTCCCTAAACCGCTTCCGTATTTGCCAATAACAAAGTCAGACCATCTAATCCAATCAGCATCCGAACTTTTTACAGTTGGCATAGTCTGAATCGCTTTTAATTTTTGTATATCTTGTTGCGCCATTGTCTTAATAATATTAATTTATGAAACCGGTCAACCCTTCTAAATTTATAAAAAATCCACCAAGTGAATTTACGTCGTGTGCGTTTACTGAAAAAGGATTAACATTTGCAGATGCGGGTATTGAGAAAGGAGCATCATCGCTAGCTGCAATGTAATCGTTTGCTGGTTGACCGCCCGTAACTTTACTAATTAAAAATGCTAATGGGTCATTTGCAAATAATGGACTATTATTAAATCCTCCAAACTCTTCATTGAAAGGTGAAAATAAAGCTAATGAGCCAATTCCAAATCCAAGAGAACTTTGTGCTGTTGTAACTAACGAACATATTCTCAATGTTACCAAAGACCTATAAAGAACTACCGGATTCCCAAACCCTCCAACAAATCTTCTCGTCGCTATAACATTTGTAAAGTTTATATCTCTTGCTACTGGCGTTGCAATAGTTGGGAAATTTTTTGCAGTTGATGTGTTTCCAGTCAAGAATATGCCTTGTCGTCCGTATAATGTATTGCCATTTGCATTTATCATTACACTAGCATTTAGACCACTTGTATCTAATGTAGCATTACCAACATCTCGATAACTATTCGCATTTGTAATGTAGTTTGCGGTAGCAAATCCATCTAATGGAATGAATAATAAACCACGAAGAGATATTTTATTTCCGTCAATAGAATATTGAGGCAAAATTCCACTAGCTTTAGCTGCCGGATAGTCATAGTAATTTAAGTTAAGAACATCGTTCCATACTGTTGCACCTTGTGCTGGTAGTTCTGTATATGTTATCATCTTATGGTGCTATTAAAACTAAATTATATCTCATTCTCATTGTTCCGCTAACTTCATATTCTATAAAATCACTTCCGCTAGACCTCCCTACAAGTGTATTCAAGCTACTCGGCGCATCACAAAGTAAATCTGCCGGCACGGCTGCTGAATATACGGTATGTTGAAATCCAACGCTAAACGTATCGTTTGGTATAAATCTAGTTATGTGATTATTTGATATGTTAATTATTTTTTTTATAACTAATCCTGTGCAATTAATCAATTTCACTAAACCAAAGAAGTTAGTTCCTAAAGGCGGAATGGTTAATGTAAGGGTTGGTAAATCATATATTGCAGGGTCTGAGCAATCTAATGTAGTCAACCAATTACTGAATCCTTTTCTTATTTTTGAATTCACTTGACTTATTGTTAGAATTCCCAAATCAACTGTATTTTCATCAGACACTTCGCATCCAGTTATGTCAACGCCAATAGTTGTTGAAGTAACATTTAATACGCCTTGATTTGATAGATTATTTTTCAAAACAAGTCCATCAATTGAACCGAGACTCATTTGACCTCTTGATTCTAAATTACAAGAATCTACTGTTCCTGAAAGTGTGTTTATTTTTATAATTGAGCCGTTAGTAACTCTATTATTTCTAAGCTCACCGCCTACTACAATACTTGGCGCATTAATTTCACTAGGAAACGCATCTGATGTTTGGGCGATATAATTTTTATTAGCTTTGCCTTTCATCTCTCCTAATATTAACCTTGCGCTCGACTCAAGAATATTATTTCTTACTTCGCCGGCATCTTTTTCGCTAGTCGCATCTGTCATAACAGAGCCAGAGGTTAATGAGTTGTTTGAAAAAGTTGCATAGCTATTTGTGCAAATCATAAATGAGCCTGCTAAAACTTTGTTTCCATAACAATTTGAATCTCTACCCCATTGAAACATTAATAATGAATTATTTGGTCCGCTAACAGTTAAATCAACTTCGTTTTCAAGATTGTCAGCTCTGTAAACAACATAATTTAACTTAACATTATATTTTATAACATCTACTGCTGCTATGTAGCCCGTTGTTGTACTTTTAGCTAACACAACCCAATTCACTAAATCTGTATCAGGCGCAGTTCCCCAAACGCCAGTTAAATTTTTATAGTTGAAATTATTCCAAACAACACAATCTCCAATCGCAACCGGCTTAGCTAATATACTCCACAAACCTAAAGCGACCCCGAAACCAGGAACGCCTGAATAATTTCCAACTTTTAAATAATCTGCATTCAAGAAGAATCCATATCCTCCAACAGTAACAGTATTAGAACTAGCGCCTTGAACAACAACGCCAACATCTGAAAATTGAGCGTCTGTTACTAAATAATTTTGACTTACAACTACTGTATTGGCTGCAATTAAAGCAATTAGCTGAGCGTTAGTTACACTTAGTAATCCTCCAATATTAACAATCGTTTGACCTACGCCATTAGATGCAACTACTGCACCAATAAAATTAAGTATAGGTTGATTCGGTAAATTAACACCTTGATTCGCTATAATGTGTCCGCTTGTTGTTGATGCTGAGTAATTGAAAGAGCCTAAATAATTAGCGTTATCCATTACTGTAATTTCGGCGCAACCGCCGTTAACTGCAATAATAGTTGATGCCGCCCCATTTATAGTTTGACTTACTCCTGCATTTATAGTAATGTTGTTTACTGATGCGTTGTTTGATTTATCAACGATGTAAAGTTTCCAAAGTGTATTCCAGTAATTAGCAGGAATAGCAGATAAATTAATGACAACAGGACCCAACGTCGTATCGCACTCAAGAGTAACGTCGTCATTTCTTAAAATAACAACACCGCTAACGGTTCTTATATTATTGGGGTATTTTGTTGAAAACATCTTTTATATTTTTATTTATTCTTAAAGTAACTTTTTGCTTTTTCTAGCTTCATCATAAAACACTCTTTTCAATGAAACTTGTTTATAGAAGAAGCACATTGTAACTGTATGATTCGCTAGAACTTTGTATTTCATAATATCCATTCCGTCAGGAATAAATGCTCGGTTCAACGTCTTCATAATATCAAAATTAACGATGTCGCCAAATACTTGCATATTATCTACTTGTAAACCTAAATTCAAAGGGTCTATTTTAACAACGCCGTCAACTCGCTTGTTTTGAACAGATAGTGGTATCGCTTGCTGTCCTATCATATTTGGTCCTGAGAAAACAAATCTTGCATTTACAATTAACATTGGATTTGCAAGTAAATTGAAAAGAACGTCTGAGTAACTGACAGCGCCACCAGCAACTTGAATTTTATCATTTAAGTTCTGACTTGTTGATTGTAAATAATCAAGCGGCATTGACGGGTTAAACAACTCAAAATTAAAATCAATTGCAGAATCGTTATTGAAAATCAAAACTAATTCTTTTAATTTTTTTCCTTTGTAGTAACCTGTATTACGAATTGATTCTTCTGAATCTCCTTTGCTTAAAATAAATTTACTAACACCTTCAACGATTACATTTTTATCTCTAGGTACAATTACTTTACTTAATTTTTTTTCGTTGCTACCGATAACATCAGCTCTTCTCTTTACATAAAATTCTTGAGATAGAGGTTTATTTTGTCTTACATTTTTTTTGTGCGATAATTTACTAACTAAGATTTTTTTATTATGTGATTTTTTCTTTTTATTAGCCGCAACTTTTTTGTTTAAGCTAGAAAAAGAATGTTTAAAACTTTTGCCTTTAAACTCACTAAAATCAACATCAGAGAACGTGTCATCAGATAATTCAAAATCAGCGACACCTTTATCACTAACTAATGAATCTTCACTAATATCGTTTTCATCCTCAAACTGAGCGCCATTAGAACGTCTAATGTTTTTCTCAATTTCGTCGTAGTCTATGTCGTTATTTTTATAAATCATTTTAAATTACTTTTCGTAATGAGTTAATTTTGCGAACTCTTGATTTTCAAACTTCTTAATGTAGTCATTTATTTTTCTCATTCTAGCAATGTTTCCTGGCGTTTGCGCTTTAAGAAACACTTTTGCAAAAACACAAATAGCATCAATTTTTGAAAACCCTAATCCGAGATAAATATACAAACCATTTATGTCTGCACCAAATTCATTTGATATTTCCAACCCGATTTTTGGGTTTTTAAATTTATGGCTAAACTCGTGTAACAAAATCATTACACGCATAGGAATTGTGTACGGGTCAAACTTCATCTTAGAAGCTTCGATAGCACCGGTTCTATGTCCTATTCTAGCAGGCGTACTCATAGGCTTGCCTGTCATTACATCACGAATAATGTCAAAGTATTTTATACTGTACTTTTTATCGCTAGTTTCAAATAACGTGCCGCTAGCTGTTGCAGGTCTGAATCCCGCCACTTGACTAAAATAAATTGCTAAATCTAAAAAATCTCTAACACTTTGGTCTAACCAAACGTCATATTTTCTTAAATCACCTCTCGTTACAGTTACTTCAAAATCTTTACTGTTCGGTCTTGAAATATCGTTACAACCTATTAACAAAGTTTTAGGAGAAACAGGGAAACTGAAATAAATTTCTCGCTCGCCTTGAACGATAATATCTCTAACAGCATACTTACTATTTTTTTTACCGTAATCTTCTGCGTAAACACGAAAATTTCTTGTTCCATTACATTTTATCTTAATGAACAAACACATTTTATCGTTATTGCTTTCGTATTTTATGAACATAGTATTAAGCTTAAAATATTAAGATTTTGCTACTGGAGCTGCTACTTTTTTCTTTCTTGTCGCAAAGTAAATTATAATACCTGCAACTGCTGCGATGCTAACACCGATAACTATTTTTTTAGTCATTGACATTGGCGGCTTCTCTTCAACTACTGGTGAAGTAGGCGTGTAATCATTATTAACTTGTGTGTTATTTTGATTTGTACCTAATTTATCAGTAATTTTTCCTTTAAGGAAATCAGTTATACCTGAACTTTGTCCAAAATTTTTAACTTTACCGCCAAAGCTTTTAAGCTTAGTCCCTTTTGTTTTCGATTTGCCTTTTCCACTTGCGTAACTCAACATCTCATCTCCATCAAATGGAACATATTTATCTTCATCGGATAAGTGAGTGTTATTGAATAAAACTGGATTTGATGTAATTACTTTCATTTTAAATATTTTTTATTGTTTAACTCCTTTAATTTGATTGTCGTTATTATTAACGCCAGACGGATTGTGTGGCACATTCTTATTTTTTAAATAATATAAATACGCAATAGATATTCCTATCCCTATAATTACGCCTAATCCTAATGATTTTTTGTCAACGTCCATGATTATTTTTTTATACTATCAGTTATTTTACTTCTTTTCAATAATTCTAACGCCCAACCTGCGCCAAATAATCCTAATGCTAAATAGCGTCTGTTTACAGCTCTGTTTGAATCTCTAACAAAGAAACTACTTGCAAATACTGGTAAAGATATTGCGAATAATATTACACTTGCTTTATTTGCTTTTTCCATTTTATTTATTTTTAATTCTGTAAACTACATATAAAGCAGCTAACGCTCCACCTACTGCGCCGTAAACTTTGTTCTTATTATCTACGCTCGTAATCCAATTTTGTTTCTCTGCAAGATAAACACCTGCAAATCCAACGATACCACCAATAACAATAGCATCAATGTATTTAACTTTAGATGTTGCTGATGCGATAGTTATTTTACCTGATGTTTCTTTTCCGTCTTTCTTTACAGCGTCCCCTTCTTTTTTAGGCGCACCTTCCGCTGAGCTAGTAACAGTTTCATCTACCGGATTTACAACATCTTTAGTTACAAGTTCTTTTATAACACTCAAAGGAACAGCTAATGTGCCTTTAACTAATACGAAAGCAGGCTTGTTATTATCGTGCTTTAATTCGCCATTAATAACCTCTCCTTTTTTGAAGTTTTTAAAACAAATTTGTTGTGGCTTCTCAGGTCTGCCTGTAACTCTAACGTACGGTGATTTGAAGTCTTGAGTTAATATGTAACTTTTTAATGCCATTGAATTTATTTTTTAATGTTTACAGTTTTGTTTTTTGTAGATTGCTTGTATTGAGAATAAAGTAAGGCTCCAATTCCAACAAGTGCTACTATTCCTAATATTTTTCTCATTGTGAAATATTTTTATCTTGCTGGCGCAGCTCCAGGAGCGGCAGAACCAGCTTTTGATTTACTTGACTTATAAATTATAAAAGCTACAATCGCAACTCCAATAACTATACCGCCAACAATAAGTGTTGTTTTCATTCCGCTACTCATTCCAGGCTTTTCAGCATCAACAGCATCTTTATCAATAACATCTTCTTTTTTGTAAACTACTGGCTCTCCACCGTTGTCGCCATCAATAGCTTCTGTTTGTTCAGGAGTGTATGTTTTAGATAAATCAACTTCTCCTGTTGTAGGATTTACTTGTTTTACAACTTCTCCTGATGTAGCTACATCTTTTTTATCATAAAGTGTTGGCTCAACGCCAGGTTTAGACGAAGGAACTGTATGAATTTGGTCTAAAGGAATTTCTTTTTTAGAGCCATCAGGCATTGTTTTTTCTCCAACAGTTGTTCCGTCAGCTTTTTTCTTTTTTCTGATTTTCGGAAGAGCATCTTTAAATTTATGCACTCCGTTTACAATCATTTTTTTCAATGGTCTTGCTCCGTATTTAGCTTTTCTTTCAGAGCGACGGGTTTCTCTTTTAGCTTTACGAGCATCCATTTTTTCTTTACTAAAAAATCCGTGATGTTCTTTTGGAGCTTTTGTATCTGTCGTAGCAGCCTTTACATCTTTACCTGTTTTAGGAGGCGTAGAAGTTGTTGAATCTTTTTTAGATTTTGTGCTTCCTGATGCGTTTGAATATGATAATTGACCTGATTCGTTTTGAAACAAAATTGGTGCAGTTGTAGTTACTTTCATTTTCCTTTAGATTTTTTAATTTTATAAACAACAAATCCTAATATCGCTAATCCTACAACAATTCCACTAACTATTAATACAGTTCTTGTTGTTTTTGCTGACGCTTCTTTATCTTTTGCTTGCGCTTCTTGTTTAGCTCTTTGTTGAGCAAGTAACGCTTGTTGCATTTGCGCTTTAGCTTCTTGTTTTTTCTGAGCCATGTTAGTAGCTCCGTTCTTTTTATTACTTTGATTATCCATTGCTTTTCCGGCAACGTCTCCTCCAGTTTTAATAATACCGCTAATAGCATTCATCATTCCGCCATTGCCGAACTCAGATTGCTCTTCATAATCTTCATCTCCTTCTGCATTTTCAAACTCTTCATCATCTCCTGAGAAATGACTTTCTAATATAGAGTATGAGCTTTTAACGCCCGCATCACTAATTTCATCTTCGCCATCAAAGCCGACAGATTTATTGTGCATATTAACTAATAGCGCACTACCTAAGCGTAGTTTTTCGTTAATGTCAATATTATCTACAAATAAATTAACAAGCTCTTGATTGCTCATTTTTTCATTTGCATAAACACTTGATTCATTAAGCAAGTCAACGAAGTCTTGTTTCGACTTAGACAAAATAGTGCCTAATTCATACATCAATAATCTACTAGCATTTTTCGTGCTATTATCATTAACGAATGAAGCTAACTTATTATGAAAATCGTTATTCATTTATTTCGTGCTTTTGTATAGATGATTGTACTTAAACAAAAATAAGATGGCGTATGCTACTGCGATGCCGCCGTATGCAATCATCACCATCTTATCTTCGTTTGATATTTTACTGTTTGAAGGCATTATTTCGCTTCAAAAACTTTGTATTTTTTTATTGCCCAAATAGCAACAGCAGCTACGCCTACACCGATTGCAACAGCAGTCCAGTTGATTTTTTTACCAACTTTTGTAGAAGCAGCGCCGTCAGCGTTAGATGACAATTCAATTGTTCTTACAGCAGGAGCGTCATAATCTTCAACTAAATCAAGACCGTTTAATCCTGTGCCTGTTGCATTTGAATTATCCTCTGCCGGAACTTCTATTCGTTGTTCTGACATTTGTGGATTTAATTCATTTTCAACTGGAGTTTCAGAACCACCGTCTTCCGGATTTTTTCTTTCTTGACGATTTTCTTTTCTTAAAGAACGTCTTTCTTGACGAGCAGCACGCTTAGCTTTTCTAACTTCACGACGACGACCACCGCCTCCACCACCTCTGCGACCACCTCTGAATTCAGAGAACTCGCCGTCAGCGCCAGAAAATTCACCTTCAAAGTTAGCGTACTTTTCAAGTTGCCCTTCAAGTTCTTTAACTCTGTCGATTCGTTTATTTACTTGCGCTTTAATCTCAGCAACTTCACGCATCATTTGCGCCTTTGTTGTTTGATTAACTTCTGCTGCAATATTAGCTTCTCTTGCAATAACTTTTTGTTTCAATCTTGAAATCAATTCTTTATTCCATTCGATTTTTTTAGCAACGTCTTGTACCGCTGGCTGAACACGAACTTTACTTTCGTCATTCATTTCACTAAAGCGGTCTTCCGCTCCCATAACGCCATCAAAACCTGAATCATCAGATTCTTGGTCATCAGAGCCTTGGTCGTCTTGAGATTGCTCGTCATAACCGCCTTGGTCATCAGAACCTTGCTCATCTTGCGACTGCTCATCATAACCGCCTTGGTCTTGCGACTGGTCATCTCCTTGAGAAGATGCGTCATCAGAACCTTGGTCTTGAGATTGGTCGTCATCAGAACCATCATTACCCATTTCTTTTCTTGAAAGTCTGCGTCTCTTGCGGGTATCTTTTCTTGACTGTCTCGCTTCTTGCTGTTCAGAACGCATATCTTGACGAGATTTTTTTCTTGCTCTACGTCTTGCGATTCTGTTTTGCTGACGTTCCATTCTTCTTTTGTGTCGTCTTGCACGACCACGACCTCTGAATTCAGAGAACTCGCCAAAAGCTTCCTCGAAAGTTGCTGATGAAACAGAAGTTATTCCCTTATCGCCATCCTTAATAGGAGAAAGCGTTATAATTGTTGCTTCCATATTTTTTCTTTTTTGAAATTAATTATTTACTTGCTTTGATTGTAACTTTTGAACGCTTGTCAATAAGCATTCCTGCTACATAACCTGCTACTGCACCAATTGCAATAAACATAGCTTGTTTTTTAACATCGTGTTTTTTGTATTTAGCAAAAGCAAAACCTGCGATGCCACCTACAACTGTACCGATAAATTTATTTTTGTTTGAAATCTCGGCAGGTTTCATATCTACTTTTGTAGCTGATACGTTTGCGTCTGCGCCTAATGTTACTTCTGTCGTTTCCATTGTTTTTATTTTATTTAGATGAATTAATTGATTTTTATCTGTAACGAAAAGTTTGTAGGTGAAAGGTTTCCCTTTTCTCAAACCCTCTATGTTTTTTGCATTTCCATTAACGATTGTGTTTTCTTCAATGACTTCTCCGCTGTCTGTAAAATTCTTATGCTCTAAGTTTGGAATAAGAATCGGTGCGTCTGATGTAGTTATCGCTTTCATATTTATTTATTTTGTTTATTCATTGTCATTGCTAAAACTGCTACTATTCCTAAAACGCCTAATACAGCAACTAGCGTATTAGAGTTTAATTGATGTTTCTCGCTAAAGCTGTTTAAGCTCGACTGAGCATCAAAAGAACTAGAGTCTGAACTCATTCTCATTCTTGCGTGTTCGTTCTCGTGATACGGGCAATTAGCGCCGTGTTGAGGGCAATCTCCGTGAGCGTTAGATTTAATTTCTGAAACTTTAACTGTCTCAGGAACTTTAATTTCTTCTACTGCTTTTACTTCAATTTTTGGTTCTTCCTTTTTTGTTTCCAATTTAGGAATTTCATATTTTAATATCCAAGCTCTGTGAGGATGAATCTGAACCATTTCTTTTTCTAATTGTATTTTGTCAGGAGAACTGAAATACAAATCAGCTAATTTTTTTTCTAAATCAGCGTAATCCTTACTGTCTTCTTTGCCGTATTTTTTAAGTAATTTTCTTGAATCAGCGGTACTTTCATTAGCCAACAAAGTCAATAACGAAATTTCTTGCTTCGTACTGACTTTTTTTTGATTTTTGCTTTGATTATTGTTGTTCATTACTTATTTTTTTTATACAGAAGCTCTGCTTAATTCTTGAAACGATGGCATTGGAATCATTTTATTCAAAATAGGTATAATCACATTCGATAACCCATTTAATTTTCTTCTCATAACACTATGCGAAGCTGGAGCTATTCTTCCTTGTCCGCTGTGCCAATTAGCGCCATTTCCGAATCTATGATTTATATTTTCTGTTCCTGTACACCACTCTAAATTTTCAACCCTATTGTCAGCCCTATTTTTATTTATGTGATTTACTTCTTTTTTATTTTCAGGATTTTGTATGAACGCTTCTGCAACTAATCTATGCACTCTAAATCCAACTCTTTTTATGTTTTTTTCTTTATCTCCAAGTGGACAAACAACATAACCTGTATATTTATGCGCTTTAGAGCTTAGTATTCTCTTGCAAACTAAACTGTAAACCCTACCTAAATTTGAAATTTTATAATTACCGTCAAAATTCGGCAAATCTTTCCAAATTTCATTTGGCAAAGTTATATCTGATAATTCAAATCTTTTTGGAATATACTTGCTCATACTTTCTAATTTTATTTAAAAAAGCCTATCTCATTTTATTGAGATAGGCTTTTTAATTTGAATAATTTCCAAATATATTAAAGACTATCCTTTTGTGATACCTTTAACGTCCTGAGTCGTTTGGATTATAACCGGCGCCACGTTTTTACCAGATAAGCGAGGGGCTCTAGCTTGGTTAAGAGTGATACCACCGTTAAGTTTCGCTTTACCACTTAATACACTTGTAGGGAACATAGAGATAACTAAAGTAGCAGCACCTTTCAATATGAAATTGATATAAGTGTTACCATCAACAGTTACTGGTTTTGTTACGTCCAAGATGTCAGATTGTTGCTGATAAGCATCACGCATAATCGACAAGTTTAAAGGCGTAGTATAAGACTTACCGTTACCGTCAACGTGTACTAATTGCAATGTTTGTTGCAATTGAGACGAGTTGGCAGATTGGAAACGCCATTTACCAATTTTAAAGTTTTTGTTATTCGATTGAGCTAACAAACGACCATAACCAGTACCAGGACCAGTATTAGCTTGTAAGTTAGTAATCTGAACACCAACAGGGTTACCGTAGTTAGTAGCTCCGTAGTAATCGTTATATCCGAATAATACGGCTGTAACGTCACCTACGTTTGTGTTTTGGTATTCAATAACGTATGGGTCAGATACCGGAGAACTACCGTTAGGCGTTCCACCTGCGTAAGACATTTCGTCATTATCGAAGTAAGACATTTGGTCACCGTCAAAGTAATCCATGTCTCCCTCAGCAGAATCGTATCCGTCATAACCTGACATACGCTCTGTTCCGGCAATGTAACCGTGAAGTTCTTTTTCAACTAAGTTCATTTTTTTTAGAGTTTAATTTGTTAATAATTTATTTAATTTTTTTCGAGTTTTAATAACTTTACACAGACATATCGTCAATGAAAATGTTAAATTTGATTTTCTTCTATTACTCCTTAGCGAGATTCACATTTAGCGAACAGCTTAGTTTCTGTAAAAAAAAATCGCAAGGATATCGAATACCCCTACGCTTAAAAATTTACTTACTTAACTTTCGGTGAAAGTCTTTTAGCAATGACAACTTGATGTAAAGCTAATGCACCTAAAGAGATGCCAGCAATAATTAAGAAATCTGTTAAGTTCAAAGATGGCTTTTTCATTTTATAACTGTTTATGTTTGTTAATAATTGAAAACAAATTTAAACTAATTAACCTTTACCTTTTAATATTTAAGTTAAACAAAAGGTGTTTTGTGAACGTCTAAACATTGATTTTATTGAGATATTTATGTTTAACTTACGTTTAACTTATTTATCCTAAAAAGCATAAAAAAAGCCCACTAGATTAATTTTCTAGTAGGCTTTTTAAATTTAAAGTTTATTTTTTACTTCACTTCACTCTCCGAATCTGTTGATTTAACAGTATTCTCCGTTGATTCACTTTCGCTTTTAGAATCCGTTGCCGTTTCATTTACTGTTGTAGTTTCGCTTTCAGTTGCTCCGTTAGCAGTTGCTACATCTGTTGCCTCGTTTGAAACGCTAGTAGATTCTTCTTTTAAAATCTCATCTGCCGTTTCTACATAACCTTCTTCGCCTGGTTTTGGAGATTCCAATTTGATGTCTCCAATGTGCGTAGGAGTCTCAGTATCGCTTTCTCCTGCGATAGCTTTAGCAAGCGTTTCATTTGTATCAGGAGTGTGTTTACTTTCTTCTGATTCTTCTACCGCTTCGATTGTTTTTCCTTGCTCATCTACTTTACCTGCGATTCTATCAGCTAAGTGTTGGTTTGCTACTGGAGCTTTGTTTTCTTCTGGTGTACTGTTTTCTGTTGACATTTTGTTTTTGTTTTTATGGTTTATAATTAATTATCCTATGTCGCTTCTTAAAGCGTTTGACTCAAGAAAAGAATAGTTGTCTATTGGTTGTGGGTTTTTTTCTATTTCAGTTAAGAAATCAAAAACATCTTTTAATGTCGCTTTAAAAAAAACATTCTCTCTTATAGGAATATAATTCCCTTTTTGAGGCGTTTTAGCTTTTTCAACATCGAAGTTGTTTTCTTCGTTTTCGTATGAAGGTACTATTACATTGTACCCGTTTGCAATTCGCTGAATAGCGATACTGTTTCCAAATCTCATTTATTTTATTTTTTATGGGTTTATACTAACTGGCTTGTTCCTCACTAGGCTGACTATTCTTAAACTCTACAAGCGTAGCCATATCGCTTTCAGCTTGCGCAATATCTTCTTGAATATCTTTCTTCTCATCAAACAATTTCTGTCTCGCTGAGCTTTCTGTACAATCTTTAATGGAGTTGCAGCAATCTACAAGTTCTTTTTTTAAAGAGTCAATTTCTGTTTGTTGTTCTTTTATTTGGTCGTCTATCTGTGCCATGGTTTTATTTTTTAAAAAATTTTACGAAAATTATTTGTTTTGCTTTTATTGTTATTGAGCATTCTGATATTTTACAATCTGTTGACATATCGAATATGTCTTTCTGATTTTGATTTTGTGCGACTTCATCAAAATACGTTTTATTGTACTTAACATTGGCTTGTTTGATGTAAGCATCAACAGAAGACAAGCAATTTAAAATATCAACGGCTTGAACTCTTATTAAGATTATCTCAGAGTCTTCTAGCTTAGGCATAAACTCTTCTGCGTTGTTAACTATAAATTCGTCTTTCAACAATTCATCATCTTTATCGAATAATCTTTTTAATTCAATGGTTGAATCAGAATCTTTTTTGTTTGTTATTGTTATTGTTTGTGTTTCCATTTTTTTATTTATTATATTTTTTAGTTCTCCATTCTTGGAATTTTTTGTTGTTATCTTCGCTGTAAATCAAATCAAATCCAACATACTCAGAAAATTCAAACCAATCTTTTGATAAATCCAGCTGCCACCAATTACTAGCTATTCTGTGCTTTTTACAAGTTGGAGTTGTTGTTGTTTTAGCAAAAGAATCAATGTCATCTTGAGCTAAATCACACTCGCATATTGCGCATTTTTTCCACTTGTCATTATATTCTTTAACAATTCCAAGTTCTATTTTACACAATTGTAAATTTGCGTAATCTCTATACTTATTATGCTCTTTACAAGTTAAAACTAAATCAGTTGCTTGAATCGAATTGATTTCTTCTAATGATAATTGCTTATTACAAATATGGCAGCCTTTCATTTGTTTTATTTTTTACAAAGTAAGTTTAAAAAGTATTCTGCGGCGTTGTTAGCGATGATGTGTCTATCTTCTGCATTCATAACTTTTTTACCAGTCTTCTTAGCATACCAAGTCCAATTGTCTTTGTAAGCCATTGCGATATTTGCAGACCAAGCTTGTCTTAATTCTTTATCTTCTTCCAACTGTTTAAATAGTTCGCTGCTTTTTACATCTTTTGCCATTTTATCAATTTTAAAAATTAATGTTTGTTTTTTTTATTTTTCTTTTTCGATTTACGGAATTCAAATTCACATTTCTGTCTATCAAGTTTTCTCTTCATAGATTTAATTTCAGTTTGCATTGCTCTAATCTTAGAATTGTTTTTAAAACGATTCTCTTCGAGATGTTCGATTCTCTCATTAAGCTGCTCATCTCTTGCAATCTGCTTTCTTTTAAAGAATCTTAATAAATTGTGTAATTCATTTCTGAAAATTTTAATTAGAATTAAGATTATTGCTCCAATTATTGTATAACAAGTTAATTGTCCAAGCGTAGTTATTTCTAGCATAGTTTATTTTTTATAGTGTTTGAAAACGAACATCAAAATAACATCAATAACATTTTTTGAAGTGTGTATTTCCGTATCGTATTTTATGGTGTAAAAACCATCGATTTCAGAAAGCTCAATATCTTTAAATTTATCGGGAGGTATATTTGTGTGTTCTAAATATCCCATTGCTAACGGTAAACTAAATGCAGGATACATTTTTGCTCCTGTAATTTTCTCAAGCCATCCGCCATCTCCAAGCTCGCCTTGCTCATCGTAAGAGTAGAATGTGTTTTCGCAATTGAATCCATTAGCCTTCGCTTGCTTTGCAATTTCAAAAGAGCATACGCTTGATTTGAATAGTTCTTGTAAGTCAATAATTTTTTTCATACTTATTTATTTTACATTAATTGTTTTATGAATTTAGGTAACTTGTTTTTTGGTTTTTTGTTTTTTGCAATTGCTTTCGCTATATCTAATCTATATTGCGGGTGTTGAGCAATATCTTTTTTAGGATGAAATACATTTTCAGGCAGTAATAAAAATTCATCTATGTTCCATTCTCCCATCCAAACTATACTCTTCAACTCGAAAGGCTCGCATACAATTAAATCGCTTTGCATAGCAATTGTATTAAGCATAACTTCAACATAAAATAATTTCTTATGCTCGTTTGCGTATTTACTAATTGACTCAAGCATTTGTTTAGACATACCGATACCGCAAGCCATAGAGTAGTAGTAAGGTGCGCCTATCTTAGCTTCTTTGTAAACATTTCTCCAATGCCAATCTAATAAGTCATCGTCCTTTAATGTATTGTTTGATGTTATTAAATCGTACTGAGAATATTTGTTATGTAAGTTTTTTATTACATCAATGTTTGGAATAAAAACATCGTCCTCAAAAATCCAAACGAAATCGTATGATTTATCTACTTCGCAAAAGTGATGAAGCATTTTATCAAAAGCAATTGTGTCTTTTTTAATGTGCGTAGCATCGCTATTAATGTTAGTGCCTGTATATCCTTTTGATGCGCACTCTTTATCATCTATTTGTATTAAAGATAAATTAGAGCTAACATTTGTTATTTTATCATTTGAGTCAGCAACTATAAAAACATCGAACTCAGACTCACTTTTAAGCAAGCTGGCAAACGCAATCGTCTCATTGAATGGTTTTACCGTTAAGAATATTACCGCTGTCTTCATTCGTCTATTTGTCTTTGATATAGAATTCAATATTTTTTCTGGCTTCGCTCACGTCAGCTAAATCTTTTTTCGCTTTTTGAGTTGGCCAAGCAATTGCGGCTTCTTGTAAATTTTTTTCGTATTTAAGAAGCTGCTTATTTGCTTTTTCTAATACTGATAGTGGAACTTTATACATACTTATTTTTTTATTTTGGTTTGACGAAAATTAACAACAGCATTATTAAAAATACAGATAGTGCTAAGAACACATACATTGATTTTTCTCTCATTGTAAATGCTGTTTTATATCTCATAAAAGACGTGTATAAAAACACTAAGCATAATAATATCAAAGTTAATTTCATTTACTTTTTAATTTGCTGTTTTTGTTTCTCGTACTCTTCGATAACTAATTTACCGTATTCTAAGAACATAACAATTTTTGTTTGCTCTGATAGATTGGCATCAACAGCCATTAAGTCAACGCATCTGAACAAATGTTTATTACTACTCATCTCACTAGCTCTGCCTAAATTTACATCTAACGCATCGCTCTCAAGCTTTTGATTTTCTGTTAACTGAAACTGCTTTGTGTTTAACTTCTCCATACCAAGAGATAGTTGACATTGCATATTAAATTCTCTTACGAATTCGTGCGGTTGTTTATTGAATAAACGAACAGTATCTACTTGAGCTGTTTCGACTCTACCACTCTGGTATGTATCAATTAAGTTAACAATGTTGTCGCCAACTTTCTCTGCCGATTTTACGCAACCGTGAGTTTGGATTTGTATTCTTTTACCGAATACGTTTATTGTTTTAATTTCTAATTCCATCCTTATTTGTTTTTTACAAGTTTTCTCTCAGAGACTCGAACTCCAATTTTGATAACCAAAATATCACGTCCTGCCAATTAGACGAAGAGAAAATTTAATTTTAAAATCTTATCGTTTTGCAACTGCTAAACGTGTTTACGAAGATACTAATTATTGGAGTAATAATCAATATCAAAATCTTCAACACAATACTGAACTTATCAACAAAATAGAATGGAACTCCTATCATAGTCGAAACTAATTCAAGCTTATCGTCATCTATTTTGTAAGTAGTAAAGTTATGATACATAAAATTGTTTATCAATGTGAAAACTCCAATTAGCGTGTACATAAGCAAACACATTGGGATTAAAATTATTGACGCAACAATAAATGAAAGTGTTCTGAAAAAATATTGAATTACTATCATAATCATTTTATCCTTTTGTTAATACTAAAATTGTTTTTCCGTCTTTCAGATAATTCTCTCTCAATTCATAAATCATACGCTGAGCATTAATTAAATTGTCTCCAATACATTTTACTGAAATAAAAAAAGTGTCTTTAATTACTGAAATATCATCTTCATTAAACATACGCAAAAGGTCCGACTTTAAATCGGACGCATTTGCATTTATGTTTTTTATATTGATTTTCATTACAGTCATAATTACTTCATTTGAATAATTTTACCTTCCGATTGAACAACTTCTACTGCGTCTGTTGCTGATGCAGAAATAGCTTCGTCTTTAGTTTTCGGCTCGATTTTATTTTTGTTTACAAAAACTTTAGTAGTTTTTAGTTTAGCAACCGAATCTTCCACTTTTTTAATATCAATTAAAGTATCTCTGATGAAATTTTTATCAACGTGATATTTAGCGTTCTCTCCTACAAATACAATGTATTTTGATTTAGCTTTGTCTTTCAACCATTGAATTTTTTCCTCTTCTGTTTTACCGTCTGTGTCGATATAGTAAAGAATACGAACTCTATGTTTAGCTGTTCTAATACTTAATTGCCCTTGTAAATCGACAAGCATTTTATTCATCTTAGCCTTGTCCTTTTCTACGCAATGAGTAAGTATCTCTAGCAGAACTCTCGGAACGCTTTTCTCTACTATTTTAACGCCGCTCATATCAGGCGCTTTTACTTCTGCGTTTACTGATACGGAATCTGTATTAGACATTCCGTCGTTTTCTTCTGTTGACATTCCGTCGTTTTCTGTTGTCATAAATCTATTTTTTTTAGTGTTTAATTATTTGTTGTAAGTTCCTTGTACATCTCTTAATTTTCTGTCTTCTGAACGCTTATTCATCCACATTAAAGCTTCATCAAGCTTTGTGATTACCATTGATGTATCCCTTGATGCTAACGGACCAACATTTACGGTCTCAAGATATGTTTTAACTGATTGTATTAATGTTTCAGAGAAAACACCTTCTTGTCTAAGCATAGAAGCATCTTCTTTGTTTCCTTTACAGAATACAATTTCTATTCCTTCTCCGTCTTCAATTCCTGCGTCTGTGATTTTGAAAGTTGGCACTTTATATGTAGCGCCTTCAATTACTGTTTCGATGATTTTTGGATTTTTCATATTTATTTTTTTAGTTGTTATTTGAATTCGTTATTTGTTCTTTTATGAAATCTATCTGATAGCATTCTCATTTTAAACAAATTAATTTTGTGTTTAAAATAAAGTTTAAGTAGTTTAAATAATCCGCCATTGAATGTTTGTTCAATAACTACATATTTTCTAAGCTCTGATTTAGCCATCTCTCTTACAAAATCTTTATACGAAACCTTGTAATGTTTTATAGGAAATATAGTAATGAATAATGTAGATTTTGATTTTACGCTAAATGAAATATGTGTTCTTGAATTAACTTCTTTTGTATTAAAAGTATTAATGTCTGCGATATTATTCTGTTGTTGATAACAATCAATAGCATTTAGTATTACAGTAGGTTGAGAAAATTCTTTTCCATTAGCATCAGCTTTATGAAACCTTAGTGAGCTTGGCATATATCTTTCTCTATCAATAGGGTTAAATGAAACCCTTAGGCCACCAATAATAATTTTTGACTCTAACGCAATTCTACTATTTATCATTCTCATAGCGCCAAGTCCACCGCCAGGAATGTCTTGATTGTTTAGATAAGTGATTTTTAACCCTTCTTTTTCTTGAACAGATTCTAGCCCAAATATTGCGTGTTCAATATCTTTATCTGTTGTATTTTCATACATAAAAGCAATAGGCTCTTTTTCGTAAGCGTATAAGTCATACAACTTAAAGTACTTCGGAAATAAATATTCGAGTAATTTTTTAAATAATGTTTTCATACTGTCTTTTTTTAGTTTGTTAAAAAATAAAGCTGCCCTCTTTGTTGAATTTTTTTTGCATTTTCTTCCGCTTCTTTGTAATCGTGTTCGGTGTGCAAGCTCTTAGGAGAATTATTTTTATCTAATTGGTCAGTATAGAATTCTTTTGTTTCGCTATTCCATATATGCACTAATCTATCAAAAGAAGTTCTCCAAATAATTAATCCTTGAATCATATCAGCACTTGAATCATCTATCGTAAATTTTATATTAGAATCATTTTCGCACTCAAGTAATGAGTTGTAATATTTATCAGGATATACTTGTACTGTTATTTTACTATTTGCTGGAATTTTAAATACCAAAAATGAGTTTGAACTTATTTTAAAACCCGCCAATGATTCTAATTCATAAACACTATTATTATTAGATTTTGCTTCGCTTATTTTAATTGGCGATACAATAACTTTACCGTCTGCATTTATACAACAAAAAGAAATATCTTCTGAAATCATTTTAGATTCTAAATTAGAAGCTTGAATTGCAACTAAGCCAATTCTAAAAGGCTTATGCGCAGATTGTCTTAGTATGTGACCGTAAGTTGTTTTTGCGCCGTAATTAATATTGCTTGCTTGCAAATTTGCAATTGATATACCAAGTTCGCTACCGTAATTTACTCTCTCCATAAATAGCGATTCTCCAAAAAGAATACAATCTTTTGTCTCATTGCATTCGTTTGTAATTTCTACAACAAAAGGGTCTTTCAAGTCTTTTTTATTTTCTAAATTTTCTGTTTTCATACTGATTTGTTTATAGTTGTTTTCTGAATATTTTTGATTTCTGCATTTCTTTTATTGAGCTTTCATACATACTAAACCCATCATCTGTTTTAAAGTCTTCAAAGTTAGTTTCTATACAACTCTGATTTAAAATATATGCGTTGTGATAAGCGTTTGATTTATATCTTATACAAAGTTCGTCTTTCTCATAACCTGTTCCAAAAAGACTTCTATCGAATCCTCCAATAGTGTGAATTATTTTAGTTTCTATAAAATAGATTCCTTTAATAACATTATTTTCAGGTTCGCAAATAGTTTGCATCTGCTCAGTATTGCCATTCAAGAAAGATGTAATTATTGTTTTATCAATTCCTGTTTTTATTGATAGCACGCCAGCCCAACCAAACATCTCATTATTTGATTTAAGTAAGTCTAAAGCCCAATTCTCATTTACGAAAATGCTAGTGGGGAAAACGCAAATAAAATCTTCTGTTACTTCCTTAAACAATTTATTATATGCTTCGTAAATAGAAATTTCTTCGCTCTCTTCAAAGTAATGTTTTTTTACAATTGGATTAAATTGGCTTGGAGAAAAGCACTCTGTTATTTTTTTAGAGTAGTATTGAATCATTGAGTCTTTACTTGCATTGTTAAGTATGTACAGAACTATATTAGCGCCATTTGATGTAGCTATTAAGTTTTCTATACATAATCTCATTTGTTTGTAGTTATCTTTAACTACTATGCAAACTGCAATTGATTTCATACCTATTTATTTTTTTCAACTAATTTGACGCAGCTATTAAAGTCTTCGTACATTTTTTTACTCTCATTCATTCTTCTATCAAGCTCTCTCAGTACCTTACTCGCAACACCTAATTCGATTGATAATTTTTTTGCTCCTTTCAATCGCTTCACTTCATCGAAATATTTTTTTCTTTGTTTTCTTAAAAGTGCTAGCGATTTTTTCATTGTTACTTATTTAGTACGCTGTAAAAAACTTTTATAAACTCATCTTCTAACTGATTAATTTTTTCAACTAAAATTCTTATCAATGATTGCGTTTGAAGCTTTACTATTTTTAATTCATTAATGTCGTACTCACTTTTATTTACTTTGTCCGTGTCAATTAAATGAAGTCTAATTTCGTAGCACTCAAGAAGTTTTTTTTTATCTTCAATCGCTACTTGTAAAATTTTCATACTTATTTTTGTGGCTCTATTCATTCAGTATTATTGCAAATCGTTTCCGTAAAGCTCTCTGTAATATTGTTTAATTAATCCAAGTGTAGCTTCTTCCATTGTTACATTGTGCATCTCTTTGTAATCTTTAATATATTTTTTGTTTGCATTAACATACTTATCACAAGCGTCAAGAAATTCTTTTTTAGTAAAATCTCCTTCTATCTTATTTAAGAAGTTATGTATGTAAACGTGAAACCTTTTATCGCCAGCAAAATATCTTGTATCTACTATTATTTGTGCTATTCTAAACAAAGCGATGTTTGGAATTTTTCCACGAATATCGTTCATGTGGTCAGTTTGACGGAATAATTTTATCCATCTACTGTTTTGAAATATACGAGGCTCAACTGGTCTCAACGATTGATAAGATATAAGTACATCAACTGCTCTATGTCTAAGATTAATAAGACCGCCAACAATTTCCTCCATGTGAGTTACAGATAAAATAAAGTTATTAATATCATCAACTGCAAGTCCTGAATTTCTAAGTACTTTAATTATATACTCAACACATTCTTTTTTCTCTTTTATAGAAAGATTTTTAGCGTCTATTCTCCTACACTCAACAATTGATGACCTTCCCCACTCTGCAATATCTTTCATTGCAATTTTTCTAACAGGAAATCCAGGAATATCATTTTCTTCAAACTGTTCTTGAGTGTACTCTCCGTTTGTGTCAAAGATTAAAAATTTACGCCCTTTTACGCCATTGTGGAATTTATCTTTAACGTACTCTTTTATCATGTGCATATTGCCATACGTTTTACCAACGCCCTGCAACCCTGCAATGGTCATCATCCCCGCTTCTCTTTCTTTTGACTTTATAGATTTTTTAACTTCCATTATATAAACATTTTATTTTCAATTACGCTTTACAATTTTTATTCTTTTGTTTCTAAAGGCTCGTCTAATAAACTTTTTTCGTATTCACTCATTTCATCAGAGCCAGTTGTAGATTCTTCTTTTGTTTCAACTACCGGTTCTTCAACTTTAGCTTTTTCTACTGGAGCCGCATTTTGATTTGACTGACTTGTTTCTTGCCTTGTCGTTCTATCAGGCTCTCTGTTATCCATTGCTTGCTCACGAGTACGAGTTTGTTTTGCATTTTCATAGAACTCATTGTCGGCTTGCTTCATCGCTCTTAATTGGTCTAATAAACTATTTGTTTGTGATTTCAAAGCAATTAAATTCAATACTTGACCTCCAAATATTTTTAATCCGACCATCATTAATTCTTGACTTGGAGTAGGCGCAACACCTTTCTCTAAAAGAACGTCAGCTAATGCGTCAATTAAATCTTCTTTTTCAGATTGGTCAATTTTAGATAACTGCTCAGCTTTAAAACATTGTTGTTGAAAAAATGTTTTAACCGTTGCTTCTTGCCCGTCTTCTAAAGTAACTAATAATTGTAAATCGATTTCATCTTTTACTTCGTACTCAACTAATTTAGCTTCATTGATGTCTTTATTTGCATACCAAACAAATCCTTTCTCAGATAGCATACAAACAGTTTCCACGATGTATTTCGCAAACTTCTTAGTGCTTTTTCTTTTCTTAGCGCCAGTCATGTCATCAAAGTTCGGATTCAACGGTTGTTGACGTGCTTCTGATGAAGTAGAAGATTTGCCTTGTTGATTTTGAGAACCTTGATTTAATTGTTTTTGTTTTCCGTCGCCTGAATTATCATCGTCATCACTAGGAATTGTAAAAGCTTCTCCAAAAGAAACAGGCTCATCAAAAGTAGTTCTCTCCGGACCACTTTTTAATGTCTCACGCTGAGAAGATTGGTCTGTATCTAATACATAACTTCTTACTTTTGGCTCTTCCCTGTTTAAAGGGTCTGTCATTTTTCGAGCTGTTTTACTTTCTTGAAATTCGGGGTCTTCTTGTATTTTAGCAGAGTTGCTATTGTCATCAGATTTTTTATCGTTCGGATTATCCGAGCCTTCTTCCTCTTCGTACTCTTCCTCTTCTTCCTCGTCTCCTAAATCAGAGTCATCGTTAACATCATCTTTACGTCCGCCTGAATTATCATTTGTTACTTCCTCAAAAGCAACGTCTTCAACACAATAAGTTTCGTGTAGTTTTTTCAACTCATCAAAATTTGTAGCTGGCTGAAATCTATTTTCTATTGAAGGGTCGTTCAACATTTTTTCGTTCATAACTGCCCGAATCTTATCTACCATTTTTCTTTCTTTGTAGTTTAGATTCCCTTTTTTAAGATAAATTTTAATTGCCATCCTATTTTATTTTTTTAATTATTACTTTTTCTATTTTATCAAACTTTTCTTTATACTCTCTGTCAAATTTAATTTCTTCGTTAAGCTCTCTGTGCTGCTTTATCGCTTTAGAAACAAACAACGTGTGAATTTTACCAAAAACATCAATAGATATTTTCCTTACAGGCATTTTTAAATTAAAATGAAGTAAACAAATTGTAATTCTTCTTGGTTCCTGTATAGCTTTACTTGTACTGTTTATCAATGAATTTTTAGTTATACTGTACTCTCTGCAAACTTCATCTACAATGTGTTGTGATTTTTTAAAGCAATCGCTTTTTTTATTCATTGACTCGATAAGTGCTGCGTTCAAGTCTTTCACGCTATACAGTTTCAGATTTTTCTTTATGTTTTCAAGCATCTCGCTTAAATCGTGATTATCTTCTCTGACTTTGCTCATACTTATTTTTGAAATATTTATCGACGGCTAAGTTAAACAAAAAACCCGTTTAACTTATGATTGTTAATTTCTTTTTAAAAAGATTTATATTTGTAGGACGTCCTAACTCGACGTTATTAAAAAATAATTTTATGAATACAAACGATAACTTCAATAAGAATGATAAACAAATACACTTCAATCAAGTGAAAGGCGTGATATTTGAAATAAACAACGATACTGAATTTTGTAGCTTAACTCTTGAACTAGGTCACGAGAATACACGTTATGCAAATTTAGTTTGCAAGAAAGGACAATTCAATCCGATGATGGAAGGATTTAAAATCGGCGATAAAGTTTCTGTTCGATATTATATTACTAGCAGAAAAAAATTAGATAGATGGTACACCGCAGCTAATATGCTATCTGTACACAAAGATTAATCATTTAAAAAACGCACAATGGCAAAGAAAATATACGGCTTCGTTAAAAACGAAATCAATCAACCAGTTGAGTTTGCAGTAGTTTACACGTCTGACAAAAACGGAAAGCCTGTTGGCGGTAAAAGCACTCAATCTGATGAGAAAGGAAGATTTTCTATTGATGCGATAAATGATAGTGATTTTCTAACTGCAAGTATGACTGGCTTAAAACCTTCAACAGTTAAAGCGTCTAGTGCAATAAATGTACCGTCAACTATTGGAGTAATGCCTACTGTTTTGATTAAAATGAATCCGTCAGAGTTTGCGAGCTTGCCAGAAGTAAAAGTTACGCCAAAAGAAACCACTTCTAATCCTACTAAACCTAAACAAGTAGCTTTCGCTAAGCCTAACGAACAACAAGCGAAAGAAGAGCCTAAAAAAGAAATGAATAAGTATTTAAAATATTCATTAATTGGTGGCGGCATATTGTTAGCGATAATTATTACTGTTGCTGTTGCTAAGAAAATCAAAGAAAAAAATAAATAAAAAAAGCGTGGTTTTTTTCACAACCAGTTGAGATTGCTACTTTAACCACACTTTGAAAACAGAATGTAAACTTTACAAAACATTCTTATTTTAAATTAATCTACTCTCCCTCTTTTACGAAATCGTAGTAATCATCGCCTTCCGAATTTTCTTCGATATATTCAATTAATTTTCTTGTTTGCTTTTGACTAAGCTGAACATCTACTCCATTCTTTTTTATAGATAGTATTTCTATGCCGCTTTCTTCATCAAACTCAATTATACTGCTCTCTGTTGAGCGATATTTTGGTTTGTGATATTCTACATCAACTGTGTCGTCAACGCCTCTTAATCGTTCGTAGGTAAATTCTATTGTTCTCAATTTTTTATACTTTTATAGGTCTCTCGAATTGTTTTATTTTTTCCAATTCGATAAATATTTGTTTTTCAAATCCTCCGTTATTCTTAAAATGCAAAAAGGACCCATTCGTGAGAATGAAGTCCTTTGGTATTAAATACTCACACACGTCGTCTGATAAGCGTATATTAGTGAATAGTTTTGCATCTGACAATAGTTTAAAATTAAATCCATAACTTTTGTTTGCTCGAAATAAATGTTTTGCTCTATTTCTTTTTACTTCAAAAACTTTTTGTTCTAAGTTAACTATCCCTATTCTTCGTTTCTTTGTTTCAGCAATCAATTTAAGAGATAATAAAAGTCTTTTTCCGTTATTACTTATCGTTAATAGATTACCTACTTCATCTGAAATTGTTTTGAATATCTCAGGTTGTTTAGCTTTTTTTACCGTTGCTTTCTTTGCCATTCTTATTTAATTTGATGTTACACAAATATATAACAAGCGATGGTTAAATTAAAGCTACTGTTAATAAAGTTTTCAACAAAGCTATGTTTAAAAATTATTCTTTATGTTCGCCGTGCGATTCTTGCTCTTTTTTCTTTTTATCCTGAGCCGGCTTAATCACGAACACATATACTAATCCTACCGCAACGGCAAGACCTAATATAACTACAATTGGACTGATTCCTCCTGATGCTGATTGACTGCTAGAGCTTCCTGTTGAAGGAGCTGCGCTTGCTGTATTGAATTTTGTTACCATTTTACTTTGTTTTAATTGTGAATGTTTCTGCTTCTGTTTCTCTTACTTCGTAGTATGTTGTATCAACACCATTTTCCCCACCGTCTTCGTAGTTTTGGAAAATTATCGAATAAGCCGTTGGCGCTTTTTCTTTAAGCTCGGCGGCTTTCAATTCTTTAATTCCTTTTTCAACTAAAGCTTTTAACTCTTCATCAATAGCTACTCCTTTTGGGTCAACAGCATCTTGCTCGATGTCTTTTTTAATCTCCTCTTCTGTGTGAGGAGCTTTTTCAGTTTGTTTGCTATCTTTGTTTTCTAAGAAATCTAAAATCTCTCTAGTAACCCATTTGTCGTTTGCTGCGATTTTTTTATGAACCTCAGGTCGTATTTTTTTACCTTTAGATTCAGTCAAAGCAATGACTCTGTTCATTTTAGCAATCGTTTCTATACCGATTCTTGCATCCTCAGGAAGCGCAGATAGCTCTAAGCCTTCTTGTTCCATTAATTTTTCGTAATTGTACATATTGATTTATTTTTTTGGTTGGTTTTTACTTTTACAAATATACTTATTATTTCAACTTAGCCAATAAAGACGTTGCGATTTGTTTCCCGTTATCGTTAAACATATCTAAAGACTTCTCTACTGTGCTTTTAAGAACGTCTTTATTTCCGTATTTCAGATTACTCGCTTCAATCCAAGGTCCTGCCTTGATTACTTTATTGAACACAGAGCAAGCTAATTCAGTTTCTTCTTGATTCAATGATGAAGTCCAGTCAGAAGCGTCGCTGTTGCTTGACGTTGTGTGTCTCTTAACAAATTCAATAACTTGGTCGTTTACTTTTTTATGGTCAGGACTATTGTATGATTCGCTTTCTCTGTTTAATGTTTTAATAAACTCCTCTGCGTTAGTTCTAGTTAAAAGAACTCTATTTATAAATTCCCTAAACTCATCTTCTCCTCCCGAATTTTCCATTTGCTCTTCAAACTCATCAGACGCACGTTTAACAACAAGCTCTCCGTTAACACTATTATAGCACATTTCGCCGTCTTTAGTTATCCAAAAATACCAATTACCAGCGTACCCTAAGTCTTCAAAGTAACCGCCTTCTGGCAATGTCATCTCACTAGATTCAACTGACTCTTCAACTTCATTACACTCACAATGAAATACAACTTTCTTGATTGAATCATAAGGCACTTCCGGTATTTCGCTTGTATTCAAACGCTCGTTTACAGCTAGTGCTTTTAAAGTAACAACCATCTCAGCTTCGCCTTCAAAAATAAGTTTAGAGAATATTTTTTGTTCGCTAAAAACTTGCTGCTCATCTTTATTTTCTTTGAACGAAACTATGTAAGCGAAATGCACTCCGTATATTGTTGCGCCGTTCTCATACTCCTCTCCTTTCAAGTCTTTTTTGAAATCGGAAATTCTCTCGTCAAATTGCTCTTCTGAATAATGAAAATTACCTTCGTCATCAATTACATTGAATTTAATTGCTTTCCCGTTTAGTATAGGATATGTAAAAATTCTTGGAGCTATGTAACTATTAAGATGCTGTGGATTAAATTTCGCAACATATTTTTTCTCTAAATCTTTATACTCATTTATTTTTAACTGTATAGCATTTGCGTTAATTGTTGCCCCTTCTCCAAATGATGAAGTGCTGTGAATTACAGTATCATCGCCTTTAGCTAGTATTACTACTGTTACATCGTAAGATTTTTTAGCTTTAAAAAATACGGCCGCTTTTACTTGTGCGCTATAAGAACTGTCTGCTCTTAAATCAATTTCTTTTCCTTTATAAAATGCTTTATAAACATTTTTTCCTTCTCCTTGAATAGTCGCTCCGTGTTCGTATTTCATATTGTATGCGCCGTCAACAATCTCGTAACCTTTCGGCATTCTCCAACCTGCATCAACTTGAACGCCACGCTTGCCTTTAGAATAAACTTTATTTTTGTCATTGCCTTTAACTACTTTGTATCCGTGAGGCATTCTATATCCTCTGATTATACGAACTCGCTTATGTGCGTTTCCACCTTTGGCATAAGTGTCTTCTTTAATCGATATAGTTACAGTTTTTTCATTTTTTCTACTAAACTTATATCCGTCAATTGAATTTCTGTATTTTTTCTCAAAATCATCCGCAATTTTTCTTGACATAAAATTTAAGTTAATTACATTTACGCCATTACTATCGAATGTGTTTTCAATGTTTGAAAAACGAAATGAACCAAAATTACCATGCTCTTCTTTGAACGAAAATTTAATTTTTGCTTTTGAGAAAAAATCATCAGTAGCTCCCATATTAAAAGAATGTACACCTCCACCTTTAGCATATTCATCCCAATTTGTAGAATTTTCTAACCAGTCTTCGTATGATTTAGAATTAACGAACTCTAACCAAGAATCAGAAATGTGTTCACTAGCAGCATCAGTAACATCTAAATCGTGTATGAATGCGTCTTTTTGTGATTGCGATAATTGACTCCAAATTCTAGTTGCTTCGCTATGGTCATCAGGAAAGTTTGCGTAAAGCTCTTCAAAGTCATCTTGTGAACCCCAACTAGAATCAATAACTCCGCCTTTAGCGAGCTTTACAGTTTCTTTAGCTTGAGCATTTTTGAAAAACAATGGCCATAATTTTTTAGATAACTTACTTCTCTCTTCGCTAAGTTTGTCAGATAAATATTCTTCTGCTCTGTGCTGTTCAAAAATTTCAATAGCTTTCGCAACGTCTTCTTTAGAGCCTACTGTTGAAGCATACAATACAACTAACTCAGAATTATAATTATCGTCTTCGTACTCTTCGTAAAGCTCCCAAGTTTTATTTTCTTTTATAGCTTGTTTTATTTCTGCTAAAACTCGCTTCGAGTGAGAATCTGTTTTTTTAGATGTTCTTTTTTTATTAGGCATTGTCTTGTTTTTTAAATTATTATACCGCTGTTAATTCTTGTGCAATAGTTCTCATTTCGTCTGGATGACTCTGACCTGCTGCGTAAGTAGCTCTGTCTCCATCGAATGAAAATCTTTTTGCAAACCAAGCGTTTTTATATTTTTGTAACCCGTAATTGATAACAGATTTTAAACTTCTTAATTTTTTCTCACTACGAAGTCCTTTAGATAGCATTGCATACATTGAATCTCTTTGCTCTTTAGTCAATTCATCTTTTTCTAAAAGTGCGTGTAATGTTCTTTCGTTTATCGGTGTATGTGATTTTTTCTTAATAGCTTCGATAGCGTTATTTGCTTTTTGCCAAGGCGCTGTTCCTTTTTCAAAAACATCTCTTTCTTTTTCTAAAGATTCAATTGTAGCTCCTTTAGCGTATTTTTGAATGTACGCAGCTTCTACTGTTTCGTAACCGTGAGGCAATCTCCAACCAGCATCAACTTTAACTTTCGGTTTTCCTTTCGAGTAGTTTTTATTTTTGTCATCTCCCTTAATCGCTTTATATCCTTTCGGTAAACGATGTCCTTTAGTTACAGAGACGTGTTTTTGCCCTTGAACATTGGCGCCACGCTTGTACTCTTCTGGCTCTTCATAATCATTTATATCAAGACCTATTTGTTCGTAAGCCCACGCTTTGTTTTCGTGAGTAGTTGATGTACCCATAATGTCATCAGCTCCGAAATAAGTAAATATTTCGCCTAACTTATTAACGAAAGATTTTTTCAACCACTCTTCTTTTGAGCAACCACAAGAATCTAAAAATCCTTTGATGTCTTCTTCTTTAGCCCATTCTTCTCCGTTAATTAGTTTATCCAAAGATGATTCAAGAACGTAACCATAATTATAAGATTGCTCTCCAACTTTACTAATTACAAAGTGTTCGCCTTCTTCTGTACAGTTTTCGTTTACAGTTGCAACAAATCCATACTCTTCAAGCGATGTCATTAGATTTACATCAGTACCCTCCCAATCGCTTTCTATTGTAGCTCCTTTAGCATATTGCTCATAGTGATAGGCTTGTAAATATAAATCGAATAAAGAACTAGCTTGGCTCACTTTGCCGCCGCTTCCTGCGTTTCCGCCATAAGTAAATCTAAATAAGTTTTTAAAGCGATTGCTTTTTATGGCATCACACATTTCAACTAAATACTCTTTAATGAATTTATTTGATATTGTGTTTACTAATGCACAAAACTTTTCAAAGTTTGCTTTTGAAGCTTCTTTGTGTGCGATTTTTTCCATTTCAACAAATGGTTTTTCGTCAACAACTTCAACACTATTTTCAATTATTCTATCTAAAATTCCATCACGAATTAAATCGAAATCTTTTTGAGTATTCTTAGGCTCTTGCTTAGCTGTTTTCACAACGGCTCCTTTAGCATACTTTCCTGTTGCTATATGTTTTTCAATTGCCGATTTTATATCGCTAGACAATTCATCAAAATCTTTACTTATTGCGCTTGCAATAGCAGATGTTTTTACTTCTGACTTATGGTCATTTAAAAAATGATTTTTTTGTCTGATTGTCCAAGAATCCCAAATTTCAGATGCCGAACCAGTGTATTTTTCTGTACTCATTTTATTTAATTTTAGTTGTTTATTTTTAATTTACGATAACATAATCTCAGCCATATCAAAAGTGTCCTGCCACTCTTGTCTTTCTTCACTAGACAAGTCATCTGAATCTAGCATAATAGTTGCCATATCCAATTGGTCTTGCCACTCTTGTCTTTCTTGCTCAGGCGTAGCGTCTTCTACTTTGAATTTATTTGTTACTGCATCAATAACAAATTTAGGAACTTCATTTTTTAATCCGCCTAACTTAATAGCATTTTCCCATAAAATATCCGCAAGCTCATTGAACTTTTTTGTAGCATTTTCGTCTTTATGAGCGTCTGAAAAATTGTACCCTATGTACATATCAACCCACTCGAATAAAGTTGTTCCTGCGATTGTTTTCTTGTCTGCGTACAATTCTAAATAGCGTCTAACAATCCACCATTCTCTTAACTGAGCATCTACAATTATGTCTTTACATAATGCTTTAAATATTGATAAAACTAATCTATCATCTGATAGAGTTACTTTATCTTCTGCTCCGTTTTCTTTAATGAATTCGTTTAGCTTATTCATTTTAACAAGCCAAGGCTCGCCAAAATACTTTGATGTTATGTTAGGTTGTATCGCATCAACAATTTGTGAAAATTTGAAGTCTGCTGAGTTTATTACAATTGCGTTGTTCATCGTTTTTATATTTTGTTATGCTAATAATTTTACTAATTCGTCAATTTTAGAATCTAACATTTTTTCTAATTCGCCTTCAATAGATGAATCAAATGTTACTTCCTCTCCTTGTACTTGAGCAACTTCCATTTCGTCAATAAATTGTTCTAACACATACATACTAGAAGCTTTAGAGAAGAATTCGCTACCTATCGCAAAAGACGGTCTTGATTTTCTCGCATCAAGGTCTTTGATTATAAGTATGAACTCATCAAATGTCATAATTACTCTGTTAGTCCATTCAATTGAACTGTTTCTTCCGCTTTGTAAGTCAACTACATTTGTAGGAAATATTTGTTTGAATAATAATCCATTTCCAATATAGTATTGTTTTTTGCGGCCGTCGTTTTCAATATTCGGGAATAAATTACTCTTATTTCCTGGTTTGTAATTTTCACTATTTATGTTAACTCCTTGTTGCTGTAATAGCATTGCGAAGCCATCAGAATAATTAATACTTGTTGTAATCAACTCTACTGTTAAGTTAGAGCAGAATGTGTCGAAATCAATTTCTTCTAAATGTTTAATTCTCTTCTCGCTAGTAACAATATCTAATGTTTTGTCAAACTCTTCGATTAAATAAGAACTCGGTTTTATAATAACGCCTGAGAATCCTATTTGACTAGATATTTGGAATAAGAATTCTATACCGCCATTACTTCTTTGAAGTCTGTGTTCCCACTTATCAACTTCTGTTGAATTTTTATGCAAGTCGTAAAGCTTGCCAAACATAAACCAATAAACATACTTAGTAATTAAGTTGTTTACATTGTTAGGGTTACCGTCAAAGTAAACAGGATATTGTAATGAGTTGTTAACAGAATAACGCTCTTCTAAAGAAGTGTAAGTTCCTTTAGTTGGATTGTTAGGGTCTATTTTATTTGTTATCTCAATTCCAATTCTTCCCTTATTGTCAGATGTAGTGTACTTAGTTATTGTTCCATTAAGTCCATTTTGTTTAGACATAATGAATGTTTTAAGTAATGTACCTGCTATGAACCATTTAGTCTCTTTGTATGAGTTGTCTTGTTTACCAGCAATATCATTCCAAACATCTTTGTAGTTAGGCGCAAAGTTTGTTAAGCTAATTGTATTTTTATAACCAAGTGCTTTTTGCTCTTCTCTTATTTTTTTATGCAATTTCGATAAAGGCAATTTGTCTTTTCTTGAAACGAATGTAAAATAAACATCAAAACTAGAAGGGGTTAAATCATCTCCATCGTAAGGGAAAGTAACACCAGTTATAACACAAGGCTCGGAAACAACTTCTTGATAAGAAACTTTCTGAACATCAACTTGAAGCTCTCCTGTTTCGTTTTCATAATGTTTCGTTTCTTTTAATTCAGAATACATAACAACAGAACCAATTCTATTTACATAGTCTTTACAAGTTGCGTTTAGCTCGTTCCATTCTTGCATAGCTTGAGTGTAAGAAACTATTTTTGTTTTAGCTCTCTCAATATCACTCTCGATTGCTTTTATCGCTCTCGTTGTTAATCTGTGTTTTGTTTTCTCTTCTGAAATATCGCCGAATGATTCCATTTTTTTCAACAACCCTACTTGCGTTTGTTTCAATGGAGCCATTTCAGTACCGTATTTAATTAATCCGTCTGTATCTCCCGATGTTGCGCATTCGGTAATTTTATTGTTGATTTCTCTGATTTTCTCAGCGTTCTCATCCATTTGTTTTTCAATTTCAATAGCTTCTAAAAGACTACCAAAACCAACAAGTTTTTTTCTCTCTACTGCTAACTCAGCTTCTGATTCCGCAATATCATCATTAACTTTTTTAACTGTTTCAAGTTGAGTTTTTTGTTTCGCTAAATGTTGTGCATCTAACGCTCTGTTTGCTTCTGCTTGAAACAAAGGAATAGAACTAAAGAATCTTAAATCAGATTTCTTTTTATGGTCTTCTCCATCATTTTCAGTTGAATCGCTAGCATAATCAGTTAACTTCAAATACAATCTTTCATCTATCGCTTGAGCAATTTGCTTATCGATATTTTTACTTCTGTATTGAGTTACAATTGACTCTTCAATAAATCCGTGTCTTCCAAATGAAGTTCTAGCATTTTCATCACCAATAAAGAAAGGGTATTTATTAACTAACTCAGCTTTGTAATCTTTCGATGACATTTTACCGTTATAAAGTCCTTGAGCTGTTAATCGAATAATCTCTGCGTTTAATCGCTTAGAGAATGTTTCGTAAAAATTCTTTTGGAAATCAAAATCAGAGAAATACAATCCTTTTGTGTACTCTTTAATGTCGTTAGGATTATCTTTACCGGCTCTATCTCTTTGATTTAAGTCTTTCATTGTTTCATTGAATGGCTCTATTGCTACTGTGCTATAAAAGTCATCTGATGTAAACATATAAGAAGATTGCGTTTGCTCTGCGCTCACGTTTGCAGATAAAGAACGAAGTTTACGTTCCATTAATGCTGTTAATCTAGCTTCTGACGGAATTGCAGATATAATGTAAAAGAACTCAGGTTGATAAACTTGTCCTGTTCTATTGATACGACCTAATTTTTGAACTTCTTTGCTAATATCCAACTCCATTTGAGTAATAATCATAGCACGCTTTTTAACTTCTGATTTATCTTTCAGAGTCAATGGCGCATTTTCGATTGTTACTTCTTTTCCGTTTTCATCAACAACTGTTGTAGGCTCGTAAACTTTATGTGCAATAGCGTTCGGTACTGCGTGCATGGAAATACCAACAGCTCCACTTTGATTGATTAATAAACAATCAATTTTGTTTTCGTTAAACTCCCTTACTAATGTTGTTGTTGGTTTAATATCTCTTTTAGCAATAACACCTTTAGAGAAATCGTTTCCTGAGAACTCAACACATAACTGTCTTCCAGTAATTTCATTTACGGAATAACCAGCGTCTTTTATTTTACGCTTAATCTCATCGATAGGCGCAATAGAAACTCCGGTTGTTGTATCTAATATTTCAGTAAGCAATGCTTTGTATCTAACAAGTAAAGCATCTCTTATTTCTTCCGATAATGGGTGTTTGTCGCCAAGAACAAAAATTGTTTTTTCAACTTCTGTTTTAGTTCCATCAGATTCTACTTGCTCAACAACTCTGTTCCATCTTAACGTATAATTTAATAAGTAAGCTATGTATAATTTGAAATCGTTTTCAATTTCATCTCCAACTCTATACTTATCAGTATCATCTTTACCATCACTTAAAAATGTTTTTGACATATTGTTAAGCGCCGACTCCATTGTATTAGCGACAGTAATAACAGTTTTTTTACCGCTATTCAATTTGTCAAGTGAGAAGCCAACTGTTTGTTGAACTTTTAAACCAAGTAAGAAAAAGTTGAACATTTGGAATGTCAGAGCTTTAATAGTTCTTGACTTATTAATCTCATCTTTCGAGCCTTCTAATTTATCTCCGTTTTCAGCTCTTGTTGGTAAATCTTCTTTATATTCTTTAACAATATCGTGAACAGAAACTTGAAAATCTCTTATTTTAGAAAATAAATCAGCAACTTTATTCATTCTTAATCGTTGTTGAACACCAACAGGGTCAGACTCTTCATCTTTAGCATAATAGTACTCAGATTTACCTTCAATTTTTTTCTCACGTCTTAACAACTGTCCGTTTCTTGTTAATTCAACAGATACAGCTTCTTGTAACGCCGTCTCTCCTTCTAAGAAAGCCATAATCATTTCAACATCAGATAAGCCAGACTCACGCATACTCGTTTTCATTGCGTATAAAGGCATATTAGATGCTCTCTTAGCATAAGTAGCTGACAAGTAAGTAGTCATTGCACTACTCTTGATTATTTGAGATAAAATGAAGAATGTATTTGATGGTTTTCCAGGTTCGCCGCCACTAGCAGTATGACTTTCATCAAGTATAACAACGCTATTGTTTGCGTATTTTAAATACAATTTAATTCCTGGTTTCAAGAATTGTTTTCCAGCTTTTTTTGAAGAGTATGGTGATTTTGTTTGACTATAAGGAATAGTAAACAACTTGTATTTGCTAGGTAAATTTAATGCAGACGGAGAAACTTCCCAATCCGGCTCAAGCTTCATTCCAACTTTTTTGTACGCTAAAATAGTTTTCATTTCAGCGTCAGTCATTCTACCGTAAAGAATATTACCGTTTATATCAACGATGTCGCCTCTGTTAGGGAAATAAGGCTCGACAATTATTTTACCTTCTGTTTGTGCGTGTAAAACTTGCTCAGCGTAATTCATATTTTTCTCGAAAGAATCTTTTGAATAACCCTCTTCTGTAAATTTCATTCTGTACAATTCAATTAACTCATCCATTACGGTCAAAATTTGCTCGTAATTTTTATCAGCTTCATTGTGTACGTTTCTAAGCCACTCAATCTCGAAGTTATCAGCGAAGTCATACTCCACACGAACATCTCCGTCGTCTTTGATGTCTTTCAAAATAATTTTCACTAACTCTTCGTCAGTAAATTCAGTTTTGGTTGAAGTTACATTTTTCTTGAATTCTTGAGGAATACCCGCATCAAATCCAATTGCAATTAAATCTCTGTAAATATCGTTTATTAAATGTTTCTTCTCTGTGAAAAAGAATGGAATAACATTTAATTCTAAATACGCATATCTTATTAATCCGGCTGCTTGTCTACCTTTACCAACGCCTGTTTGGTCAGCAATGATAATCGCATCTCCTTTTTCTTCGTAGTTAAATATGGCCGTTGCAATTGCATCAATTTGTTCTTGAGCAAAACGAACAATTTGCTTTCTATCTTTTAATAAATTTCTCCAATCTGGACTAGAGTAGTCAACGGTTTCAGGACCGTAGCATAAATCATCAACTGATTTGTAGTGTAGTTTTTTTGCTACATACTGTTCAACAGTCATTCCGTATTTATCTAATAAGAATGATTTTAAATTTTGATTGAATCGTCTTTGCTCATTAGCCATTGAAGACGGAACGTGAGTGTCAAGCGATATGCAAATATCAGAAGATGCTGGATAATATTTCGTTTGGATTTCGCCATCCGTATTACCGCCGTCTTCAAATTTCTCAGGCTCGTTAAGATACATATTTAATTTATCAATAACAGCGTCTTGAGTTTTAGCTTTAAAGCGTCTTAACTTAGGCAAAGAACCTGCAATTTTTTCAACAGTACCGTTTTTATATAAGCTAATCTTAGCATATCTCGAATTGTTAACGATTCCGTTTTTCCACTCATCTGGTTTATCCATAGATAAAGTAATAGACACAGAAACATTTTCATTTCCACCTAAAGTAGAAAAGCTACACGAAACATACGGTGCTTTTATTTCAGATTTTATTTTTTCAACGAAATCTTTAACGCTATCTATATTGAAAACCTCGCCTACATTTCCGCCGGTCTCTTGTTTATCAATACAGCCACCACCGCAAAACAATTCCGGTTGTTCTTTGTAAAATTTAGAATCACTATTCTCCATTTTTTTCATTTTTAAATTATCCTACAAATATAACATAATTACTTTTAATAAATCACTAAAGTTGAACTTCATCGATTTTTTTTATAAGGTGTTTTCAACAATTACGGGTTTATCACATTTCACACATTTTACTGCAAAATTCATAAAATTACCATAGGCTTTGTGTCCGCAATTAAAGCACTCGTATCTATAATTCTTGAAAGATTCTTTATAATTCGCTCCTTCATAGTATCTTGAGCAACCGCCGGCACTACCTCTGATTGCTGAGCAAACTAAACCCCAAACTTTACCGTGTCCTTGAGTTGAAAAATGCTCAGAATCTACTGCTTTCAAATCTCTTTGCGAAAACGAATTGCTAGGACTAAATATCTCGAAAACTATTGCGTGCGCTATCTCGTGTAGAATAACACCATCCATTTGTTTTTTCCAGTTCTCATCGTGTTTAACAAAATCGATAGATATGAATATGTTTTTAGTCTTCGATAGTGCCACTTGGTCTAGCGATGCGTTGCAAAGTCCAGCCCACTCCTTAGAAGTTCCAAATTGAAATCTCCATCCTCGATTGTAAAGATTCATTTCTTTTATGTTCTGAATATAAGGCTGTAACGCTTTAATATCTTTTATGCTATCGTAGTAATCAACAGCGATAAGTTTGTGTCCCGCATCAAATGTTTCTTCGACGTTCTCGGAATCTATTTTTTGTTTTGGCAGCTGAAAGCTTCCCATTAAATCATCAAAACTCATTTTTTTTATTTTAAATTTCTAACATCATCTTCGCTGTTTCTAACTGCGACAGCCATTCGCTTTTTTCTTCTGCTGAAATATCTGAATCAAGCATCATTTGCGCCGTTTCAAGAACTTCTTGCCATTCTTTATTTATTTCTTCTTGAGTTGTTTCTTTTTTCACCTGTGCAACAATTTTGTTTTTTCTAACAACTTGTTTGCTTTCTGATAAAGGAATCCAAAACTCATTATGCTTTCTTTCATAGCTAACATATATGTCAACTGTATTAGAATTCAATTTGCTTAATCTCTGCTTTAACTTAGTTGCACTTCCGATATATATACCTCTAGTTGTATCAAGTTGCTTAGGCTCGCTTAAATCGTGTATTTTATACATTCCTTTAAGCACTTCTCCGCCTATCATAATTTGATTTCCAACTATGTGTATTGTCTTGTTTCCTTTTTTATCAATATTTGTCAAATCGGATAAATAAAACTCGATTATTTTACTTGACATTTTAGGAAGTGTTCCTTCAATGAATGGATATTTAGATGAAGACTTTGTTACAATCATATCAAACTCGTACCCGCTAATTGAACACATTTCGTTATCTGATTTTATAACTAATGGCTGCTCGTCAAAAGCTGCTAGAATTTTCGCAACAACTTTAGGACTTTCCATTGTTATAACATATCTCTCAACACTCGACTCTACTGTTATTTCATTCTTATACAAGCATTGTGCATCTGTGCCTATAACTTGCATTTTATTTTCGGTAAATGTAAAGTTTGCGCAATTAAACGCAGGTCTGAAATCATCTCTTTCAATGAATAGGTTTGCATAATTCAATTGATATAAGAAGCTCCCCGAATCTACTACTGCAATTGATTTAGATTCTTTTGATAACGGTTTTATTCTCGGATAGCTATCTACATCAACATCTGATTTTCTTAAATAGCCATCTAAATAAAAATAAGTTCCGTTTTCTATTTGTTTTGAAACTGGCATTGATACTTGAACATTATTATCTGTAATGTATAAATTACCGTCCTCAATTAATGCGCAGTCTAGTATATAAGAGCCTGTATTTTTCTCAGTAAATATTTTAACTACGCTGATTGTTTTTTCGTTTATGTACTCTGGATAAAAATCTTTCGGTTGATATTCTTTAACTATCGAATCATCTGCATTATGTATCTCACTATCTTTTAAATCAAAGTAACAAGAATTACTAACAGAACCGTCAATCTCTCTAGCGCCAACGAAATCGTCGTATGCCATAACAGGCATTTGAAGAATTAATATGGAATCTTTTTTGTTAAATGCCGTGTGCGGCTTATCTGCCACAGCGGCATCAGGCGAAATTATAACCGCTCTGCTTGCGCTATCAGAAAGACCGAAGTAAGCAACAGTTTCATTTAAAGATATTAGCGTCTCGCAAATGTCAATTAAAAATAATGAATTGAATGCGTAAATTTTATCTCTACCGTATGCTAACTGAACGTGAAAGTTACTTTTATTTACATAGTTTTGACAAGCTGCTAAATAAGTGTATAGCTTGTTTATGTCTATCTCGCAAACAATATCAGACTTAGTTGGAACGACAGCTTGATAGTTTGGATAATTTCCGTCAATCAATCCTTTTTTTGTCTTCTTAATCTCTTCTGTTCTTGCGTGTTTTGACAATGGATAAATACCTCTAATAGAATGCTTGCCTTGCTTAAAAAATAATCTATGAGCGTCAGTTGCAGTAATACCAAACTCATCAAAATAAGTGCCCGACATTACAGGTCTAAGAGAATCTCCGCCTGTGAATATGTCAGATATTTTTTGAATTGCTTTGTCTTGCGGATTTAATGAGTGAATTTTTATAGTAGAAATGTTTTTTGTTTTTTTCCATATCTCAGGAATCTCGCTCCACTTTGTAACTATTGCGTTATCTAAGTTTGTAGATTTTAATTCTTGCGTTTTAAAATCCCCTCCTTTTGAAAACTGAGGAGTGAACTCATTTAGTTGGCATTTACCTTGAGATAGCTCAGAATGAGCGGCGCCGTTTAAAAGCCAATTACACTTGCCTTGTTCGTTTTTAGTCCCCCAATGATTCGCTTGTCTTATAACAGAATCGCTTTCATACCAATACTTACTACCTGATTCAGAAACATAGTCAGGCTTCTTTTCAGGAACATTATCAATTGATTTAAAGTTTGCAGATGTGTTTACATGAAAATTATCAAAACTAATTTTGTCTATCGTTGCACCCTTTTCAAATTGAGGCTCGTGAATGGGCGCTCCGCCGCCAGCACTTTGGTTTATTTCATTTAATTTTCGCCAATGTTTCTTTGCTGCGTGTTTATTTATAATCACCTCCCCGTTTTCCACTAAAATCGGTCTTTTATCTTCAATCACAATAGCTTTAATTCCACCGCCTTCGTCTGAATGAGCTTTTCCAATTAATAACCCGCCGCTACTAGCATCTTTACTAATTTTTAATTGGCTTCCGTTTTTAGATGTGTCTATAACACCATCAGTTTTATAATTTTCCATAAATTTCCTTTTCTGTTACTATTCTAAAATCAATCTCCTTATTTTCATAGAATGAATTTGCAGCTTTTGCTTTTATCGGGTTGTTTATTTTTGGAATCATACAAAAAGGTTTTATTTCTTCAACAACAACAGAACTGTCAAAAAAATCAATTCGCAAATCCGGATTATAATTTCTTAATTTTCCAAATAAATCAACGTAAGGAATCATATCCCTGCATCTTGATACCATAAAAATATTTTCATCCTTTTCTAATTGAATTATTCTGTCTCTTTCGTAAGAACTATCATAACTTATTCTACCAAATCTACTATCTTCTATCCAACCATAAATACCTTTTGTAAAAGAGCCGTACTTTAAATTATTCATTATTTTTGTAACAGACCTATCTCTCATTAAATCTTTTCCAACCCACGCTCCGACAGAATGACTGCTTACATTAAGCGACTTGGATATTTCAACGCAATTTAACTCACCTTTTACATACATATCAACTGCTTTTTTTCTTAAAGCGTCATCTATACCTAATATAATTAACTGAGTTCTAGGCTCTACTCCAAAACTTTTAGCCCAATCTAAAATAGTTCTTCTATTCACATTATATATTTTCGCTAATTCCCTAACATTAAATAACCCTGATTTATAAAATTCAGTAGATTGAATTGCGGTTTCCTTGCAATATTTATGCTCGCCATTGGTTCTTGGCTTCAAGCCTTTTTTTATAATATAATATCTAATGCTTCCTCCTGATAAATTGTATTTTTTACCAATTTCAATGAGTGATTTCTTTGAAGAGAAATATTCTCTAACAGCTTCATTAACTATATTAACAGGCACATTTTTTTTCATTACATTTTAGCCGAAATTATTTAATTCCAGTAAATTATTCAATATCAAATGTAAGAAATATAACCTGATGTAAAAAATTTACATTATTCGTAAATAAGTATAGAGCCTTTATAAGCATATCTTTTTTGTGCATTTACACTCCAAACCATGCCATCTTCTTTCAATAAAGAATCCATTAAAAATTTTAAACAATTATCGACATCCGGGCGACTTTTGTTTGGCATTCCATTCATACGTTCTTTTTTCTTAGACGACCAACTGTCAGGCATAGGCATAAAGAACACGACCTCTAAATGATTGCCTATTTTAAATCCAGTCTTGTTACAAGTTTCTACAACTTTATTCTTGGCTTCAAAGTACCTGCGCACACTATCTCGTTGGCGCTTTTTTGGGTCTTTGTGGTTTGGGTTTGTTTTCCACTTATCGCTTTGCGTCATTCTTACCGCACCCATAGGTACAACATCAATTAGATGATACTTTCTTGAATAATCAACTACATACTTAGATTCATCTAAAATAGTCGTTGTGCCTTCGTTTAATTCGCTAACGCCGATACTTTTACTCATTATTTTCTATTGGAAATTTCCGTTAATAAGTCGTTAATAACTTTATTGTTTTCGGACTCACTTTCATCTAAATTGTGCTTTAGCATTTCAGAGAAAAAAGCAGAGTAAATTTTATCAGTTAATATGCTTTCGTTATCAACTTTTGAATATCCGTATTCTTTTAGGTTTCTTACGCCTGCTTGTATTAGTTTGTTTTTTATTGCAACAGAATTACTCATCGTTTTCTTTTATTGTGATGTTGTAGTATGAAAAATATAGCACCTAGTGCAACAACTGCGACTCCACAATAAATAATTTTCTTAGTTAAATCTTTTCTTTTATCAATCTTAATCTGTCTCTTCTCAATAGAGTCATTAGGATTTTCTTTGAAAATATTTTTTAGTTTAATTATTTTATGTCTGAGCAACCAAAATATTGGCACTAGAACTAATACAATTATAATAAAAATTAACTTGAGTTTTAAATCTTCCATTGTTTGATTTTAAGAGTTTATTAACTTTGACTGAGTTGATTCACTTTAGCGTGAATGCCGATAATATCTCCGGCCGTTGCCCCTTCCGGAATATCTTTTTTAGACTGTACTACTATATCCAACTCTTCTAGTAGCGCAAATCCTTTTGCGCTCAAATGTTCGTGAATTATTTTTCTGACATCGCTTTCAGATAAAAATATTTTAGTTGTTATTTCCATTTTTTAATCGTTATCTTTTTTTAATATTATTGTTGCTGATAAAAGTGTTGCTGTTGCTTCTTTAGGTCCGTAATCATCTCTATAATAACTAACACTATTCTAGTCTCAACCACTTGAACAATATCGTATCCGTCTTCAATTAAAGTGTTTAAATAGTTGGCTAGCGAACTTGATTCGTTTTGAGTGTACTGTTTTATGAATTGCATACTATGTTTTTTTTGCCTTATATTTTATTATTTTGCCGTTATTTATTTCCTTTGAGTTCATAAATCCAATTTCTCTTGTCTGAGTAATCGTAATCTCGTAATGTTCATCATCAAAAGATATTTGACTTGTTTGATAAAGATGCAAACAAAACATTGATAGAATTTTTTGGTTTTCATCATTGCTCAAAACATCAGTTGGTTTTATTTTATTAAGTATAGAAATCCCTTTATTTGTTTTTTCTAAGTACTTAGATTCTGAATTCCTATAATCTCGTAACGTATCCTCACACTCTTTTATTAATTGTTTAGTTTCTGCATTGAATTGAAGTGAGTGAAGAGGGCAAGTAATTACTCCATCAACAGGCTCAACTTGAGACAAATCCATTCCTCTGTGTGGACACTTTCCTTTGTGAATACATTTATGTTTTAGTTTTGAATTTCTTACAAAAATCGTCATCGCTCTACCAATACCAGAAATCTCATTTAAAACTTCAAGTTCCATATATTCTAGCCTTGAATTAGATAATAATTCTATTCTAAATTTATCTTCTCTGTTTAGAAAAAATTTTCTTGAATCCGTTATTTTAAAACCACTTGACTCTTCATTTGATTCTTCAATTTTAATAAATCTAAAATCAGTATGATAATGTATCTCATCTTGACCATTTTCCTTATCAGAATGTTTTGATTCAAGAACAGGAGTTATAGACGTAATATTGCCATCAAAATCTCTTTCTACAACGCAACACACTAAAAATATTTCACCTAATTTAATAGGCCGAGAAACATCTTTCAAATAATTATTGGAATGACCCATTGTCTTGTCGCTCATCTGATTCACTTTTATTTACTACCGAATAACCATTGCTTTTATTTTTCATTCCCAAATCCGCAATTATTTCAAGTGAAACAAGCGTTACGTCTTCTTTTATTTTAAATCTAGCGAGCGCATACTCATCATCTTTCTTTGTATAGACTGTTTTAAGCGGCTTATCGTACTCTCTAGCTATTACTTGTTGCTTAGCTACTAATGTACCGCCTTTCTTAGTTCTAAACGTGAGATTAGCGTAAACTATTTGTCCAGGTTTAATCATTTTATTTGAATGCGTTAGGAAACATAGGAAACATATTGTTTCTGTTTTTAATTAAAGATAGAAGGGTTATTTTACCCATAACGATTTGTCTTGCGTGTTCTTTACAAGGAATGAATCCTGTAAACTCACCATTAATGCAGCCAGCTGTATACCTTCGCTTATCTTCTTTACTCATCCTTCCTTTCATCTGTTTGAGAACTATTGGCGGCTGGTCACAAAATTCTTTGATGCAACATTCTGGATAACCTAAATCATTTCCTAAAGGGGCATTTTCATCGAACCAAGCTTTTTTGTGTTCTTCTATTGTGGCCATAATTTTTTATTTTTATTTTTTACATTGCTATTAATCTAGGGTCAACATCTTCATCAATTGAATTTAAAATTTCAATCGACTTTCGTGTGTCATCTTTTGTTAGTCCAATCATTCCGTCTGTGTGTACGAATGATTTAGATTGACATAAAAGAAAGTCTGTGTCATCATCTAAAATACAATACGCATAGTCTTTGAAGTTTTCATTGCTACGCATCTTTTTAAAAGAGCCGTCTTCCCCATACTCTTTATATTGCTCATCCATCTCAGGATTAGCGTGCCAAGGATATTTTAGATTTCTATCAACCCAAGTTCCAACTTCATTACCTCTTACTATTTTCATTGAAGAGCCGTCTGCTACATAGTGATAACCTCGAATTGTCTCTCCAACAATTTCATTCATCAAGTCATCAGGAAAACCTCCTTTAGCTAGTGATTCCTTAGTCAGCTCCATACTTCCGGCACGCCAAGAAGATGAGACAACAATCTTTGCTTTTGTCTCTTTTATTATTGTGCGTAGATTTTCTAAGCAATCTAAATCGAATGATTCATAGTTATTCTTCGGAATGCAGATTACGCCATCGACATCAAGAAATATTATTTTATTATGTTTCATTTTAAATAGACATTAAAATCATTACAATTATTGCTATTACAACTACTGCAACAAATTGATATTGTTTGTTTTGAAGTATTCTTTTCATCCTATCTCTTTGTTTTAACAACAGTATATTCTTCCTCTGTTGAGCCAATCATTTGAATACAAATTCTCGCATACAACTCATTCATAAATGCAATTGCTTCGTTTTCAGCATCACAAAATTTAGCGTCTTCTGGCTTAACTAAATAACTTTGTAAGTATTTTTTAGTTTGTATGTTTTGTAAAACAAAAGCGTCTTTAGGCTCTTGCTTAGCGACGAACTTTTCATCATCACGCAAATATATAGTTTGAATGAATGCGCCGTTGACGTGCAAGATACCGCCTTTAGGATAGTATCCGTGTTCTATTGCTTCATTTACTAATTCAATTAACTCAGGAAGAGTTGGCTTAATTACTACATCGTATTTTTTCATAGTGTTATGCAGGTTGAGGTCCTGTGTCTCTTATTGGTTTTTCAATTAATCTTTCGCATTGTTTTCCTATTTCATAGAAAACTAATGCAGGTTGTTCTTTTGCCGTTATTGTAAATCTGTGAATGTTTCCATTTTTAACACCGTTGCTTAATGTCTTTACTTCATAGCTTGTAATGTTCGTGTATGAAGTTTTTGTTATTTGATTGAATACAATTAAATTGTCTAAAATCTCACACATTTTGTTTTTATCGTATTGATAAATAACTAAAGTTCCTTGCATAATAATTATTTTTAATTTGCGTATCTAGCTCTTATGCCTTCAACTTTTGACTCACAATCTGTATAAACAGAAAAGCCTTTTCTGATTACAACTTTTATTTTTTTCTCAGGCATTTTCATTTCTTTTTTAGGAATTACTTGATGCTGTTTTAGATTTCTCCAAGTTTGCAAGTTGTTTTTTTTCGGACTAGGCATAACTATCTGTTTTTTAAAAATTGTTCGTACATATACTGTGCCTGCTCAGGAGTTAAGTTTGGCGGCAAATCAATTGTGTGGTCAACTCCCCAATTGTAATTTACGAAAATTTTAAATGTGTTGCTGCTCGTGCTATATTCTAATTGAGAATAATTATAAACAGGCTTTTCAACAATTGCAACCTGTATTAATGAAACAATACAGATTGCAACTATTGCACAAACACCTATTAGTATGTTTTTTAATGTGTAGCTCATAGTTTTAGATTTCTTTAGGTGCTAACATATCAACTTTTATATGTTCGTCAGATGTGTAGCCAATTAATTTAAAGTCTTTTATTTGGTATGCGTTAAATATTAAATCAATATCTAATTCATCAATACTAACACCTCCAGCTAAATTATTAAAGTCAGGCATTTCAACCTCGCAATTACTATGAGTGTCAGGATTTCTTGATAATAATTCTTGAACTGCTTCATACTGGTTATCGTAAAAATGTACGCATTTCAAAGTACCTTCTATTCCCAAAGCCTTAAAGCCAGTTATCTGTTCAAGCACTTTTGCAAGCAATGCGTATGACGCTATATTTATTGGAACGCCTAAGAATGTGTCTACCGACCTTTGATTCCAATGAAGTTCAAAACCAAATTTATCATCCTCCAAAGGGACACCTATAATCTGAAATTCTGAATGGCAAGGAGGTAGCGCAGTCATATCAATTTCTGACGGGTTCCATGCGTTAACCTTTAATCTACTTGACATAATGTCCTTTCGCATCATATCAACTAAATCTTTTATTTGGTCTGTTTTTCCGTTGAAATTTCTCCATTGAACAGAATAATTTTGTCCAACAGAACCAATTCCTATTTCATTAAATTGTTGCTCTGAATAAGCATTTTCTCCGTGCGTTTTTTTATGCCAATTATATGCGTCTTTGTTCCAAAAATTTATTCCATTCTTATTAAGAAACGCAACATCATTATCGCCTCTTAAAAACCAAATCAATTCCCCAACAACACCTTTCCAAAAAATCTTTTTATTTGTTATTGCAGGAAATCCATCTTCAAAACTATGTCTGAATGTATAACTAGGAATCTGCAAGCGTTTAACGCCACGGTTTTTGTTCTCGTACTCTTTACCTTCTTTAAGGATTTTATTACAAAGTTCTGCGAACTCAATATCTATTTTTGCCATATTTATTTTTTAGTTTTTGTTTCTTCTGTTTAATCTTTCTTGTTTTCGCTCCATTCTCCTTTCTTCCCTTGCGAGTTTAGATAAGGAGAATTTCTTAATAACGGGTTGGTCGTATTCATCTGTATCATCTGCGCAAAAATAACTATAACCGTCAGCCGCTTCAAATGTATCGAAAGAACAATCTGCGTTAGACTCTTCCTGGTTCATAACGCCAGAAATTATTTTATGCAGACTGTTGTTTGCGATTTCAATAGCCTTTTGCTTTATGTAATTTACATCAGACAATTTTTACATTTAGTGTTTATGATATACTTCACGCATAACTTCATCTAATTTTTCAAACACTTCTTCATTATTGTCTTTTAAAGCGTTATCAGAAGCGTCATAAACTTTAGCGATAGATTCTTTTAATTCTTTGATTTCATTAAATCTTTTCTCAGAGTAAGATTCTTGTTTAGCTCCTGCTTTATCGTAGGTAACAACGTCAGCAACTTCTAATCTTGCTAATTTCTGTTCAAATTTTTCAATTAATTTTACAGATTCCGTTACCATATTTGTTCGTCTTGCGATTTCAATGTTCGCAATTTCATCGATAACAGAGTTTGATACTTGTTCCGATGAGCTGGAGATTCTCTCAGCAATTTTTGATTTGATGTCTGTTGTTTTCATACTTATTTATTTGGTTTTTAGATTAAATTTCCTTTGTAATATTCGTTCATTATAGAAACGCCTTGTTGTTCAGAAACTTTGTTGAATAGAATGTTTTTTATTCTATCTGTTATTCCAGTTTTCTTTTCAGCAAGCTCTTGTTTAAGCTCTCTGTAATTGTCTAATAGACTATGCTGATGCAATACATCTAAAAGCTTTTCTGCTTCCGTTACAATTAAAGTATCGGTGTCGTATGCGTGAACGAAATCCGCAATTACAACTTGTTGTTCTTTTGTGAAATCTATGAAATTTTGCGCCATGGTTTTTTGTTTTACATTTTTTGAAACTTCTCTTGTTGTTTTTCTAATATCTCGTCGAATGTTTTTTTAACTAGCTCACGCTCTTCGCCTTTTAAAACTTCAAGGTTAGCTTGCTTTAATTTTTCGATGTCTTCAATGTATTTTCGCTGGTCATTCAGCTCTTGTAATTTTTCTACTTCCATTTTATGTGTTTTGTTTTTTAACTATTTCGTAACCAACTTCTGACAATCCTTTGTTCCACATTTCTAAAGACAGCTCACCTATTATTGGCGCTGCGTGATTTCTTGGGTCAATCATTGTTATAGCAAAAGAAGGTTTGTCGCCTTTAGCTCCATCTTCTTTAAGATACAATTCAATAGGTCTTAACTCGAACATAGCTGAATAGTTTATATCAGAGTAATGCCCAACGTCTATTCTGTTTTTTCCAACATTGAATCCTGTAAAAGTGTTTATGTCTTTATTTCTTGCCATTGCTTTTATTTATTTAAAACATCATTTCCGAATAACTCATTTAATTTTCTTTGCTCTACTAATTCATTTCTACCGCCTTTATTCTTATGGAATTCGTTGTGGCACGGTATGCAAACTTTTATTAAATTTATTTCGTCGTGTAAATGTATATGATTAGGTTTTTCGCTTCTAAAAATTATGTGGTGTGTTTCTAGTGCTACATCTGATGCGCCACAGTTTTCGCAACAAATGTCTCCGTTAATGTCTTTAAGAGATTCATTCAAGTTATTTCTACTCTTGTTATACTTTTGTGTCTCTATTTTGTTTTTTGCTGATTGCTTATTGATTGGAGTTCTCTTAGCAAACGAATTTCCGTTTTTAGCTTTCTTAAATGTGATTTCACACAATGGGCTACAAAACTTTTCAAGCGTACTTCTACGAGGCATAAATGGTTTTTTGCAAGACTCTAAACCACACTTTTTTTCTTTTATCTTACCTATCATTTATGTAGTTTTTAAAATCAGAAACAAAACCGAATTGAATTGTTTCTGATTTAGTTTACTTAGATTGTTTTTTTTCTGAATTTTAAGTTATTCATTCGCTCGCTAATGGCGTTTTGGTCTGCTAACTGGTCTTTCTCCACTTTAGTAATTAAAGCGTTTCTAACAAGCTCTAATGCGTCAATAACTTCAATTGCATCGCACTCGCAGTTCATATAATCATCAACGCAGTTTCCGATTACTTCTGTCGCTGTTTTTTTAGGCTCTTCAAATTTTGTTTGATTTACGCTTTGTTCAATAACTGGTTGATTATCGCTTTCATTCATAGTTCTGTCGCTCATAGCGGCTACTTTTAAATGAGGGTGATTTTTTTCAACAACTTCGGTAATGGCATCTCTGAACTCTTTGCTATTAAAACCGAATTTATCTTTTACTTCATTTAACTTTTCGGCGTCGGCTCCTACAACCTCAATTGATTTGAAGCCCGACTCAGCTAACATATTTTTGATAGCTTCTCTTTGTTTTGTTTTTGCTGACTCAGCGTTTGATTTTAATGGAAATGATTTTTTAACTAAATCCTTTTGCTTAGCAATAGTTTTTTTAACAGCTGGCTGTTTTTTTACTGGTGCTTTTTTTGCAGGTTGTTTTTTCGTAACAACTTTTTTAGCTGCTACTTTTTTAGGAGCTGCTTTTTTTGTTGGAGCTTTTTTGGAAGTAGCTTTCTTCGTTGTTGCTTTACTAGCCATCTTTATTTGTTTTTATTGTTTGTTTTTATTTTATCTCTTTAAATAAGTGTACGTTTTCTCGTTGGTAGGAAAGTATTAAAACCATCCAAGTCTATGAAACTACAACCCCTAATTATGCTGACATACTTCTTCTTCGCTTTTTTTATAGTTAGGCATTGATACACTCACTATTTTTTTTCGTTTTTGGTTATGTCTTCGCTATCAATGTGAGACTTGCATTTATTGCAGTAAAAGAATTCAACTTCATTTCCATTCATCTTTGCTCTTATTGAATCTCCGCAGCAATCGCTTTTCATTGTCTTCGCTCCTGTGTTATCGTTTTCGACAACTAAATATTCTGTTTTTCTTTTACCATAAAGGTCATCCATCATTTTATCTGAAAAATATAATGAGTGATGTAATATAGCCCTAACCGCTAGAGTTAATGGCGCTAAGCAGAATCCAATAGCTACAAATATATGCTGAATTATAAATCTAATAATCAAAATCATTTTAATAGTGTTATGTGTGGAGAATTATCTTTAATGTTAAAGAAATTATTTAATTGCTCAAGCTCGTAGCATTCTTTTAAAAGCTCGAATTCATTATAGTTGCACCAGTATTCGTTTTCATAAGACCACTTTAATAAATCTAAAGCCATTCTAAATGTTCTTTTGCCAATTTCGCACATTGCATCATCTATTCTGTATAAACTGATTTGATGAGGTTCTGTTTTTTCAACTGCGCAAAAAATATAATCTTCCCTATTCGCAAAGTGTTTATAAAAAGCGTCTGTGATAGGATAGCCATAAGTAATTGCATCTCGCTTGAATCCTTTAGGGCTTCCGTCTTTCGCTGTCTTGATGTCAATTATTGTTGTTTCATCATCACACATAACATCAGGACGAAGTTTTATTTTCAATCCAGTCGGTTCATCAATTGTGTATATGCTCACTTCTCTTGCGCTGTTTTGCATCAAATCGATAAGAGTTTTATTTTTGAGCGCAGACTCACACATCTTAACGAGCGAATCCATTTCACTATCCAAAATTATACTCTTGTCTTTGTTTTTGCTATTAAACTCAGCGAACTCAGCCTTTCCGTCTTTTGTTCTTCTGTTCATTTCTGGAGCAACAACGTAATTTTTAAAGAACTCGTGAGGCTCTAATATACATTCGTGTAACGCTGAACCTAAAACAAAATGTCTGCCTACAACTTCTTTTTTTGTTGAAGTTGTTTTTTTAGCAACCTTTCCATACTTCTTATAGTAGTAATACATAGGGCTTCTTGCGAAGTTCTTAGCATCAGAAGCACTAATGAAGTCTTTCTTACCTAAATAGGTACTGAAACTATCCTTTGTATATTCGATTTCTTGCATTTAGTGCTATGTGAATTTTATTTTAAAATTTTTATCGTTCTCTAAATTTACAACTGTTATATATTCATCTTTAATGCTTTCAACCCTTATAATGAAAGAGTTTCTGCTTGAGTGAACTGAATTTATAATTTTATACTTGTCTCCGTGTTTTTCTATGAAGTCTTTACCAAGCGAATCTTTGCCTTCAAGAATAGCATTGTGCGTTTTGTTACTCATATATTAATCAGCGTCCTCTTCCACTTTCTTAAAAACCAAATCCCTTTTTAATAACTTGACATACGTTTCTGTGCCAGGATTAAATTGTCTGTGCGTATCGTAATGAGATTTATCACACGGTACTATTAAAATTACTGATATTGATTGGTATTTTGTTTTATTCCTTTCAATGAAATTTTCAAAAGGCTCAGAGATTGTTGCTGTATATGTTATAGCAGAACAACCAAAAGGAATTATATTAAATGCGATTCTGTAATGTGATTTCATACTTATTTTTGTGTCTTGCAAATATACTAAATGTTACACATACTTGTAACATTATTTTCAAGTTTATTCATTTAGTTATTAACATTCATTCGTTAATAAATACGGCTAAACATTATCTTTATTCTCATCCATTTCAAAAAGCTTTTCAACCGTAGTTCCTAGAACTTCCGCTATTTTCATAGCGATAGGCAAACTTACTGATGGACTCTTTTGATTTGCTATTTTAGAGATGTGCGCTCTGTTTGAGCCAATTCTGTCAGCTAACTCTTGTTGAGTCATTTCAGCCTTGTCTAAAAATGATTGCACGTTATTTAATTTAATTGTTGCTTTTGGTTTTTTAACCTTTTTTGCTTTCGTCGCCATTATGTGTTTCTTTTTTTATTTTTAAATAACTCTGTGATTTCAAATACTCTTCATTCGCCACATATACAACTCCTTCTTTAAGATGCCATTCAACCGCTTTAACAATTGCTGTATCTATAATGTTGAATCTAATATTTCTCTGCGCTCGCTTTATAGATAAAGGTTCGTTTTCAAACAATTCTATCTCTATATCTGAGTCGTATGCTCTTACGAATGCTTTTGTTCTTATTTTACCATCAAGATTTGTTTCCAGTACTACTACCATTTGCTTGCTTTCTTGTTTCAAAAATGTATAACCCTGTTGATTTATGCTCTACTTCACTCGTTTGTATTCTGTTATTAAACATAAATTCATCAGTTTCTTCTTTTGTGAAGCCTGACAAAATTACGAATTTTTTTTCATTTATTTTAAAAGATGACACATTATCTAAGTCGAGATAGTAATAATCCTCGCTAGATATTTTTTGATTAAGTTCAATTGATTTATGTTTTATAATAGCTTGAATCTCAGAGAACTCTTTTATTAAGTCATCATCCCACTCCAAATAACCGGATAGTTTTTTTAATATGTGTATTACGTTTGCATGATTGTAGCCGAAAAAATTACCAAGCTCAGTTGAGCCTGTTTTAATATTTTTGTTACAGAAATGTACGCAGTAGTGTTTTATTCTCATTATCTCTGGCTTTCTAGTTTTAATTTCAAAACTAGATTTGTCAGTCTTGTAATAAGCACATACAACGTCGATAATGAAATTAAACATTCTCTCTCTGTAAGGCTCATCTCCTGTTAGTTTATTAGTACTTGTCTTTGTCATTCTGTCTTGTTTAAAATATAGGGCTTCCGTCAGCATTAGAATTGCTATTTCCAACTATTGGCGCATTTGTTGTTTCTGCTATTACAGATTCTGATTTGTCAGTTAAAAAACTTTCGTTATTCTGTATTGATTTTGTTTGAGAAGTAGGAATATCTTCTGTGTTTTTTCCGCCAGTTGACTCAGCGCCATCCCAATTACTTATTGAAGTTGTAGAACCGTGCCATCTTACAAGTAAATCGCCTATTGAGCCACCTCTCATTTTTGCTATCATTTTAACAAGTAATCCGTCGCTAGGAATTTCTGCGCCCTTATGCTCGAATGTTGGAATCTCATAGTATTGCGGTCTATATAAAAATATAACCATATCAGCATCTTGCTCAATCGAGCCTGACTCTCTCAAATCGCTTAATTGAGGTATCTTTAATCCAGGTCTTGTTTCTACACTTCTACTCAATTGTGATAGTGCAATGATTGGTATATCAAGCTCTTTTGATAATTTTTTAATACCCCTAGTTATCTTTGATATTTCTTGTTCTCGATTAGTAAACTCACTTTCTACGCCGTCCATTAGCTGCAAGTAATCAATTATGATTAACTTAATACCTTTTTCACGTTTTGCTTTATGCGCCTTACTTCTTAATCTTCCTATTGATAGCGATGCTGTATCGTCAATGTGTAACGGTATCTTATCAAAATCAATTGTTTCTTTTTTAACGGTAGATAATTCGTAAGTATCTACTGTATTGTTATGTATTTTCTGAGAGCTTACGCCGCTGTATTTCGACATTACACGAGCAACAAGTTCCGTTCTTGACATCTCTAAAGAAAAAAACATTACCGGTATGCCTAATGAAGCTGGATAAACTGCGTAATCTAATGCTACTGCTGTTTTACCCATTCCAGGACGTGCTGCGAGAACAATCATACCTGCCCTCCATCCGTTCGTATGTTTATGTAACGAATTAATTGAAATGGGAACTCCTGTGACCGTTCCATTCATTAAAACGTCCATGTTTTGTTCGATAACTTCGTCTTTTATTTCGCCTAGAGTCAAGCACTCGTTACTCTCAACTCCATTTTCTAAATTTGAAATACTGCTTGCTGTTGATTCTATCAAGTCAAAACAATCTGTACTATCTTCGTATGCGTCTTTTATAGCGTGAGTTGAAATACGAATAACTTCCCTCGCAAGAAATTTCTGTATAACAATTCGTGCGTGATATTCAATATTGGCCGTTGATGCAATTCTATTTGTTAATGATGACACATAAAACGAACCGCCAACAATTTCTAAATCGCCACTTCTTTTTAACTCTTGCGTTATTGTTAGAATATCAATTGGCTTACCTAATGTTGCCGTTCTTATTACCGCCGCATATATAATTTGATTTTGCTCCTTATAAAAATGCTCTTCTTTTAAAAATGTTCCAACTGTATCATAAGCTTCTTTCTCTAAAAGAATGGCGCCTAATACAGCTTCTTCGAGTTCAACGGCCTGTGGCTGCAATTTACCAATCTCGTTTGTTACAAGTGGCTGATACAACTTCTTTCTTGTTTTATTATTTCCTTCCGCTTTCATCATGTTTTTTTTAATCTATTGCCGCTCTTTTAGTTCCGCTAGATATTGAAGGGTTTACTTTTGCCGCTTTTCCAATCCAATTTATACAATGTTTTGCGCACTCTTGTTCGTTAGGATATGTCTTGTTAATTGCTGACTGTTCTTTTACAAAAAGATTAATCAGCTCTTTTACTTTAGATATGCTTTTTGCTTTATCAACATCGAACTTGTTTTTCATAGCACAAAGGTCAATTAAAGTTTCATTTGCAAGAAGTTTGTCCTTCAAATCTTTAACCGGAATAAAACTATACGTCGTACCTGTGTACGACTCTTTTTCGTCTTTATCAAGTTTTGATTTATCAATGTATTTGCCCCAAGTATTATTAAACAATAATTTATTTCCGTTAACACTTATTAAACAAGCTTCTTCGAGTTCTTTTATTTGTTTCTTAAAGCCAGTGAAGTCAATTTCTTCGCTAGTAAACTCGAACGCTACGGAATTTACAATTGTAGCTTTCTTGTCTTTAAAATAATACATTAAGCAATTTATGTAAAAGCTTTTTGATGACGAAGACATATCTAAGCCAGTACTTTCAAATATTTTTTGTATTGCTGCTAAGCTAATTAGTTCGAGCATTTTTTATTTTTAAGGTGCGACATTCCAAAACAAAATATTACCTTCTCTTTCTTTTATATATTCCCACGCCTTTGCGTCGTATGTTTTTGCACTTTTAAACGGTGGAAGTATTTTCGTTTCTTTTCCAAAATCTAATTTGTGATAAAATACAGTTGCTCTTCCTAGTTCTCTTTCAGATAATTTATGGCCGACTCCTACTGTAAAAACCTTAGAGTCAGGAAACGACATCTGTAAACATCTCGACAATGTTCCCGAACCTGCAACAGACCAAACCTCATCAGGAGTTTCTATTTTAAGTGACTCAATTGTTTTTATTGCGCAAGCAACGATGATTTCATTATCGAATCCAAATGGCGCAAGAACAGCTTGTTTGTTTTGTAACACATACTTACTCGACTTTGATTTTAAAACATTACTCATCCCCATTGTAACCCAATGAATAGTCGCTCCAAGCTCTAATGCTTTTTTTTGATATGCGTGCAATTTATCCATACTTCGTTCCGGCTCGAACAAAACACACTTCTTATTGTATTTAGCACAAGTATAAGCTAACGATATTTGAGCAAAGCCAGTTGTAGGAGATGCGTAAACTATCTCTTCGTAAGGACACTCTTTAATGTATTTATCGACAAACCTAGCTTTAGAGCCAAAATCAAACAACCCGTCGTTTACGACTGTAATGTTGTTATATTTTTCAATTACAGGTTTCTCGTTAGGGTCAAACCAATCGTTCACTAATAATGACAACTCATCTTTAGTGAACGATTTATTTTCAGGAGATATGTATGTAAGCATACTATTTAGCAGGAGCTAATTCTACAATCTCAACTTTTGGATAGTAAAGAACGCCAGCTTTTTCTACTGTGAATGTTCCTTTTGTTTTGTGTCTTGATATAACAACACCTGTGATAGTCTTGTTTAATCGTTTGCTATGAAATTGAACTTTAGCTCCAATACTAACAACTGCACCAGATTTTGTTTTAACATCAGGTAATGCAGTTTTTTCTTTTTTAGCTGGCGCTGCTTTTTTCACAACTTCTTTTTTCGATGGCGCTGCTTTTTTAGCCGCAGGAACATCTTTCTTAACAGCAAGTGGCTTTTTAACGGCAGCTGCTTTTTCCGGCTTGTGGTCAGCGATTTCTTTTTTCAAATCAACAATCTTTTTCTCAAGAGATTTTAATAAGATTGGATTGTTTTTTACGTTGTCTTTTACAACTTGACTCTCAGCTAATGCTAAGTTTTTCTTTAATTCTTCGATTGTTTTCATTGGTTCTTCTGTTTTTAAATTGTTTGTACTTTCCTCCGTTTTTGGATTATTTGTACTTTCTTCTGTTTTTGGATTGTTTGTTGTTTCTTCTTTTGTTGTTGTTTCTTCTTTTTTTGGAGCGCTTGTTGTTTCTTCTTTTGACTCTTTAATTTTACTGTTGTTAAATTTACGGTTTAATTCTTTTACTGCATCGTCTATCGATGGAAATCCGTTCGCAGTAATTCCATCCTTTTCAGCAGAATACTTTCTTGTTATTTTAGCGTCATCTTTGTCTGAATCTGCATACGAATCAATTTTAATATTAATCGTTTCGTCTTTGCTGTATTTTTCTTCTACAAGCCCTTTGTGAATTTGTTTTGCCATTTGTTTTTTTATTTGATTAGTGATTTATCTTTTCGTAATACGATTACAGTTTCTGTTGCGTGTTCAATTATTTTAACTCCATCAACCATTTTAGTTCTTGCTTGCATAGGAAATATGTCGTTCTCTATGTGAACAAATCCATTCTCGCAGGCAACGTCTATTGTAGGTTGCACTAAAGGAAATGTTTTCGAGTTAATCTTTACATCTTCAATGTTTATAATGCAGGTAGCGCCATCCTTTAGTACTTTAAATTGCGTGCGAATCATTGGTTTTAAGAAGCCTTCAATCCAAGCATCATAATCACTATATCTGTTACAGGATTGTGTATCTTCTTTCGAGTAAATTTCTTTTTTGAAGTAAGGCGGCGAAGTAAATGAGAAGTCGCAGGTTTCGAGAATATTATCAACATTTAAGTCTTCTATTGGAGAGTTAAATAACGTAACTTCTTTATTATTCTTTAAGTCGTTTGCTAATCGAACATTTGCTGCGTATGTCAATGTATTAGGGTCTGTTCCGAAATAAGCTTTACAATGGCTTGCTAAAAAGCCTACAAGTCTTCCTCCGTAGCCAGTTGATGAATCAAATACAACTCCGTATTTTGGTGCATATTTGTTATAAAGCATTCTAGCAAATCCTGGTCTGAAATTTGAACACGCCTGAGTGCCGTTAACTAAAGACATAAATCCTAAATATCCATATTCAAATGTTTCACTCGACGCATATTGTTTACTCAACACTTTTTTTAATCTGTCATCGTTGTTAAATGAATCAAAAGGACTATTCATATTTATTGCAGACGAATGAAAACGATGTCTGTTATATGTGTCTGCTATTCTATACCCTACACGAGTGTTTAAGCAATCTTTTTGAGATAAGTTCGTTAACTTATTTAATTCCATTTTACATTTGAATAGTGGAAGGTGAGGATAAGGGAAACCTCTCTCTCTAAAATCGTGAAATGCTGTTTCGAGAATTTCTTCCGGAGAAAATAATTCTTGCTTTACGCCATCTTGCACGATATATGTCTCTCCAAATAAATCTTCGTTTAAGTGTTCTGCCATACTATTTACTGTTTAAAAAATTAGCAACTTCGTCTAAGTTTGATAAAAAAGTTGCGCCGTTAGATTCAACAATACCACAAACTTGTTTTAAACTCTTCAATTGATGTTCTGTGAACTTTTCTTTTCCGTCTTTCTCAAGAACACAAAGAATTGTTTTCTTAGGTCTTTTATTACTGTCATCAACAACTTCCGCTATTGAAAAAACGCCTGTCATTTTCGGCGTGATTACATACAAACAAAAATCACAAGATTTTCTTTGTTTAACTTCCTGTTTCATACACTCAGGAGTCCAGTCTTTTACGACAGGATTAAAGAAGTCAATTTTTAATTTAGCAATCAACTTGTCTCTCCACGTTGATTCATTACAGGTACCACCCAAAAACACTCGTTTCATAATTTATTTTTTTTAACTTATTTTACATTGTTAACTCAGAATATAAAAACAACTGAGGATTTTTTGATTTGCCATTGTACATCATAGCTAAAGGATGATACGGCGTCTTATTATTGTTTACGCCAAAGCATTTTGCGTTTGGATAATTAGGTAACACATCTTTAATTCTTTCTCCGGCTTGTTTGAAACTTCCCCAACAAACTATAACATCGTCGCAAATTGACTCAACTTCTTTTAATTTATTTTCATTGTCACCTAGTGCATCTACGCAAGTTAGTAAGTCTTCTGGACTTGATGAAATGAATGCGAATAAATTTGTCATATAAAACCCGCCATACCCTAATTTTGAAAGCATCATTCGTAAATAATTTATTGTAGGGTCGTTCTTGTTTGAATTTGCGGTTGAAGGATTTAATCCTATACACATAGCTTTAGGCAATTCATCGTTCCACACTCTCCATAATTTATAGCGATACTTGCCACAATTAGAGAACTCAGCGCCATTATTGTTATTATCAAATAAATCAGTCATTAGTGATTTTTACAATTTTGTTTGTGAATTATTCCGTATGTATTATAAAGTAAATATTCGCAACCCTCAACTTCAACAACTTGTATACCTTCATTATAATTCCTTGCCGATGATACTTCCATTTCTTTTGTTGTTGTTTCTGTACCTAAAACCGATTCCAATTTAGCAACAATAGAGTCTGCGCCTCTTCGAGCCTTCTCATTTCTCTCACGAACTTCTTCTAAGCTAGGTCCACAAGATAATAGCGTTGATATTGATATTGAAATTAATATTTTTTTCATACTTAGTCGTTTAAAAAAAATGGAACTTCTCTGTTTTTCCATTTGTGTAGATGAGATTTATGTTTTTTATAATATAATCGATAGCACTCTACCGCATCATCACTTATTCTGCAATCATCTGGCATTGCTAGTGCGTGCTTTGTTATTCCGATTGATTCAATAAAAGGCAAATCGATATAACACGATTCAATTACTTTTTCGCAAGCGTGCTGCTTACCATATCTAAAAGTATATTCTTTACATAACGATAATCCTAATTCACACAACCACATATAATTATCAATCGACTCAAGTAACCACTTTACGCAAGGATGATTTTGATAACAAGGTTTATATTTAGCTTCGCCGCCAGTCATCCAAATAACAGTACAAAGCATTTGAGCAGTTTCTACTGGCATTTTTACAATATGACTGTTTGTATGAAAGACGCTAATCTTATCGATGTCGTTATCTAGGACGAAAATATTCATTGAAAATCTATGTTATACAAATGTACGACATTCTTTTTTAATAAAAAAATAAATTGTTTAAAAATATTGTAACCTATTGAAAATCAGTTATTGAATTTAAACATTAGGTTTTTGAATTATTGTTCAGATTTAGGCTCTTCCTTATTTAAGTCGTCCTTTAGCTTCGACATTCTATCGTAAATTGGAACTGCGATTTCTATTAAATCGTCTGATAACTTACCGACTTTTGATGTACAAAGTCCTGCGTCTATTGCAGCAACTAATATATCTTTTGCGTAACTAAATGCTAACCCGATAATGTCGGATTGTTTTGTTTGATATACTTTTTTTGTCATCGATTCATTTATTGGTTCAACTTGCTTAACTATCGTTAACTTTAATTTATCATTCATCGTGTAAGTAAGTTCTTTACCTACCGCAACTTCTGTTGGCATTTTTCTGATGTGATAATAATTTCCTTCCTCGTTATTCTCAAATACTACTTTGTGAATGTAGAGCGTTGCGTTTTGAGGAGTAACCCACTCTTTCGTGAATTCGCAACTTTTTACTTTACTTGTCTTTTCCATACTTATTTATTTTTATTTTATTACTTTTTTAAATGTTACGTTTTCGTCAGTCAGCATTTTTTCAACTAATTTACAATTTTCAGAGCCAACGAAAGATATACAATCAACATTATAATCTACAAAGTCATCGCCTAACTTAAATGCTATTTTATCCATTATCTCATAAGTTCTGTTTCTTATATCGTTATAAATAGATTTATGCACTTGATTTCCAACAATAACTAGCTTTTTACCTGTTTTTTTTGTCCCGATATATCCATCCAACGTCTTACTATTTCCACGAACACTTAATGCCATGCAATAAAGCTGTTTTAAAGCGTCGTTTTTATTTTTAAGCTCTAAACCCTTATTGTATGTATTTTCGCTTATATAGCCGCTTATAAATGCTATTCTCCAGTATGCGTGATTGATGTCGTATGAGTATTTTTTCTTTTTTGAATCTTTTAGAGTTTTATTTGCCCAATAAGGTCTACATTGTTCTATAAATGTTGGATTTTTATTCTCACTAATCCATTTATCGAAATCTTTTTTAACCATTCCGAATAAAAACAATCCTTTTTGAAAATCACCTTGCTGTGAAAACGACATAGACTCTCCGCTATAATAAACGTAAGTCGTATTTTCAAGCTTTTTAAAAAAATATTCTTGATTGTACGTTGATAACTTATTTAAAATCAATTTTGAATCGCTACCGCTGTAATTGAATTTCATTTCTTCGCTCTTGAGTATCATATCCTATTTTATTCCTAAAAGTTTATTTATTTCTTTTTTCGTGTACCCTAGTTTCACTAAATCAGATACCATTTGAATTGTTTCTTTTTTCGCTTTAATTTCTTCTTGTATCGTTTTCTGTTTTTGTTTCTCTATTTCTATTAATTCCTTTGCGCTATACTTTACGTCTTTTTTTATTTCTGCTCCTTTTGTGTTAGAAGTAGCCTTTAATTTTTTTTTCTTTTTTCGTGTTTTTATGTTAAAAGAATATTCTTCTTTTGTTATAGCTTTAGGCGGAATACTTCCTGATACGTCTTTAGCATATTCTCCATCGATATAAAGAACCCAATCAATATAGTAGTCGTTTGGGTCATTAGATTCATACTTTACTTTACCTTTTTTTACTTGTCTAATAAACCCACTAAATTGCGGATGCTCACTTGATGGTTTCTCAAAATAATCTTTTCTTATTTCTTCAACTATGTCTCTAACTCCTGAGCTTCCGTAGTCGTAATCTTTAGTATTAAAATTAACCGTTCCGTATTCGGCAGCACTAATAACAATATTTATTCCTTTTGGCATATCGTTTGTTATTATACCATCAATCATGTAATATGCTCTTGGTAATAATTGAGTAAACGATACGTTTAATGGATTGCTATAAAAATCAACGACTTCCTTTGTTAGAAATAAATCAAGGTCTTTTGAATCCCAAGACGTGCCGTAGCTATGTAATAAAAAACTTTTAGTTAAGTCGTTCAACTCAACTCCGTTGTATTTTCCGCCTTGTTTTTTATTTTCCTTTGAGATGTAGCTACGAGCGTCGTTCCACGCCTTTAAAGCCGAATTCAGCTTTCGCTTTTTATTGGTTTTTTTAACAGCCACAACCTACTTCTCAATAAATTATTGAAGAATATCGCTCAAGATACCAAAACCAAATAAAAAACTACTGCTAATGAAAAAGTAGATTGATTTTCGGATGCGGGTGTTAAAATATTTTTTAGTGTTATAATTTATAAAAAGGTCTTTTTTCATTTTATTCGATTTTTTTCGGTTAATATAATTTTTAATCTTGAGCTGTTACAAAATTAAACTATTTTTCAAAGCGAAGTCAAAACACCGAGGTATTTAGTTATTCACACGACTTGTTAATAAAAAGTTAAAATTGTTAAAAGTCTTGGAATTGTCGGTTTTTTTAATTAGACGTGCTTCTTACTAACGCTCTACTAACTAAGTAAGATAAATAAAATAAATAAATAAGATAAATAAATAATTTATT